AAATATTAAACAAATTTAAAAAATATTTAGATACAATTTATTTAAATATATCTGAATTTAAACCAAATACAAATTATGATAATATTATTGAAACTTTGAAAAATTATATGAATATTATTTATAATTATTATGATAAAATCGAAATATCCGAATTGGAAAATAATATTAATATTAATTATCAATTCATTGATGTTATGACAATTGCCATTATAATTTTATATTCATATATTTTTTTCAATAATAAGAGTAAAATAATAAAAAATAAGAAAGATACGACATTTACATTTATTATGCATAAAATCCTTATAAAATATTATGCTGCTATTAGTTCACCTATAAATAAAAAAACATTTTATAAATTTAAAATTATTATTTATAATAATAAACCTAATCAAAAATCATATATTATCGATTTTATAAATAAAATAAGCAAATTTAATAAAATTAAACCATCGGATAAAAGATATTTTACAATACCACAATATACAGGCATATGTTGGTTTATTGCGTTTATTGTTGGCATTTGCTATAGTGATAAAAATAAAGAATTATTAATTAAAAAATTTAATTCCAATAAAAATAATTATAAAAAAGATGAACCAATAGCTAATTTATCAGCTAAGCAAATATTTACAACATTAATTTATCGTATTATTAAAGAAATTACTGAAAATGGAAAAAGATATGACGAAATTGATGGAAAAACTATAAATGAACTTAATATATATTTGAAAGAAACTCCAATAAAATTTTTGATAAAACTAATGAATGAATATTATTATAATCCAAATAAAGATGATTATTCAAAAGAATATATTTTTATTAAAGATTATATTAATGAAATGCAATTTAATTTAACAAAAAAATATTTTATTAATAAAATAAAAATTATTAATAATAAAATTAAAGAAAAAGGAATTAATAAGAATGATATTAGAAAAGATATTATCAAGTTAAAAGAAATATATCCATATGATTATTATTATTTTTATCATTTATTTGATAATTATAAAAAATTATTTAATTCATATATATTAGACAATTTTCTAATTGTTCTTAGACTACGTAATATGAAACCAATATCTATTAATAAATTTAAAAAAATAACAGGTATCAATTATAAACCATTAACTATTGATAATTATAAAAAATTAGGCGATTTTGGTTTAGCTACATATGATAATATATTTTTAAAGGCATTATATAAATTTTTAAACATCAATTGTTTATACTTAATCAAAACTAAAAATAAGTTTTATACTTGTGAAAATAATAATACTATTCCTGATATTATTCTAATTAGTATTGATAATGATAATTATATTATAGATAATATAAGCCTAGATGTTAAAGAGATTATTGATAAAATAACATACGAATCAACTGATATTATATATTATAAGGGTCATAAATATGCAATTGATTATATTTTACACGGTTCTGACCAACATAACTCATGGGACAATTCAGGGCATATAATTGTAGCTATAAATTATAATAATGAAGAATATTTGTATGATTCAAGTTATTTTATAAAAAAATATATTCATAAAAATAAAACTCTCAGATATTCATGTCCTTTACTAAAAAAAGAATGGAAAAAAGATTTTGTTTCATCTAAAAAAACAAAATTTTGCATTAAAAAATGTTTTCATACTAATTTAAATCATAAATCCAAAATACATAATGATTATAAACATGTAAATACCGAAAGTATGTGTTATACGTTTAATAATGAAATTACATGCTGCTATGTTAAAGTTATATAAAGGTTTCTTATAAATGTCTTTAAATCTATTTAAATAAAGTAGGAAAGATTTAATTACTATGGTTAATTATGATAATTATTTTAATAAATATTCAAAAGTTTCTAAAAGTAATATTAATGATGTTGTTAAAATATTAAACAAATTTAAAAAATATTTAGATACAATTTATTTAAATATATCTGAATTTAAACCAAATACAAATTATGATAATATTATTGAAACTTTGAAAAATTATATGAATATTATTTATAATTACTATGATAAAATTCAAATTTCTCAATTGGAAAATAATATTAATATTAATTATCATTTCATTGATGTTATGACAATTGCTATTATTATTTTATATTCATATATTTTTTTTAATAATAATAAAAGTAAAATAATAAAAAATAAGAAAGATACGACATTTACATTTATTATGCATAAAATCCTTATAAAATATTATGCTGCTATTAGTTCACCTATAACTATAAAAACACTTTATAAATTTAAAAATATTATTTATAATAATAAACCTAATCAAAAATCATATATTATCGATTTTATTAATAAAATAAGCAAATTTAATAAAATTAAACCATCGGATAAAAGATATTTTACAATACCACAATATACTGGTATATGTTGGCTTATTTCTTTTATTGTTGGCATTTGCTATAGTGATAAAAATAAAGCATTATTAATTAAAAAATTTAATTTCAATAAAAATAATTATAAAAAAGATGAACCAATAGCCAACATATCAGCTAAGCAAATATTTACAACATTAATTTATCGCATTATTAAAGAAATTACAGAAGTTCGTAAAAGATATGATGAAATTGATGAAAAAACTACAAATGAACTTAATATATATTTAAAGGAAACTCCAATAAAATTTTTGATAAAACTAATAAATGAATATTATTATAATCCAAATAAAGATGATTATTCAAAAGAATATATTTTTATTAAAGATTATATAAATGTAATGCAATATTTATTAACAAAAAAATATTTTATTAAAAAAATAAAAATTATTAATCAAAAATTTAAAGAAAAAGGAAGTGATAAGAATGATATTATCAATGATATTATCAAGTTAAAAGAAATATATCCATATGATTATTATTATTTTAATGATTTATTTAATAATTATATAAAATTATATAATTTTTATGTGAAAAATGATAAAACTAAAATAAATTTATTTGATAAAGAAATACCAATATCTATTGATAAATTCAAAAAAATAACTGGTGTTAATTATAAACCATTAACTATTGATAATTTTTTAAAATTAGGTAATGTTGGTTTGCATAGATATAATAATTTATTTTTAAAGGTATTATATAAATTTTTGAATATTGATAGTTTATATTTAATCAAAACTTATAATAAATTTTATACTTATGAAAATAATGATACCATTCCAGATATTATTTTAATTGATATTGATAATGATTATTATATTATAGATAATATAAAAGTAGCTATAAAAGAAATTGTTGATAAAATAACATATGAATCAACTGATATTATATCTTATAAAGGTCAAAAATATGCAATTGATTATATTTTAAATTTCTCTGATGTTGATAATTCTTGGAAAAAAGCAGGTCATGTAAATGTAGTTTTAAATTATAATAATGAAGAATATTTTTATGATTCAAGTTATTCTATAAAAAAATATATCCACAAAAATAAAACTCTCAGATATTCTTGTCCTTTACTAAAAAAAGAATGGAAAAAAGATTTTGCATCTAAAAAAAGTAAATTTTGTATTAAAAAATGTTTTCATACTAATTTAAATGATAAATCCAAATTATTTAATGATTTCAAAAATGCTGCAAATGAAAATATATGTTATTCTTCAAATAATAAAAATATTTGTTGCTATGTTAAAGTTATTTAAAGGTTTCTTATAAATGTCTTTAAATCGTTTTAGATGATTTTATAAGAACTTTTAATTATTTAGATTTAAGTATCAATAAAAATATTTATAAAAATATAAAAAATGAAATTAAAAATATTATTAAAAGCACTTTATTAATTTAAATCAATTTAAAGAATTCTTATTAATCTCTTTAAATCCTTTTATATTTATAGAAGAAAAAACAAAAAGACTTTTATATCTTTTTGCTTTTTATATGTTCTTCTTCCTCTAACAACTAATAACTATCATCAATTAAGTGAATTATTATTGCTGCTAATAGTACGAGAACTGCACATGTGCACGTATTAATATATACCATCGTGCATGAATATGTCCATAAAAGCTTTCGAATTATTTCGTCTCCAATTGACACATTAACACCATTGATATATGTATAAATAGTGCAAATAATCAGGAATATCGAAAAATCTCGAATGAAACTACACATTTCAGTTTGCGACACTATCAAATAATCTTTTGTTTGAAAGGGTAAAAATAATCATAAAATTATAATATCATTTTTTATAGAAATACTTTAATTTTAATACAAATCTAAATTGATTTAAATATATCTTATGAATGTCTTTAAATGACATATTAAGCTTTTTATGATATCTTCTAAATAATAACAGAATTTGCATGTATTAAATTAAATATTGAAAAATTTAATTTAATACAACTTTCATTACCATCAATCAAGAATCAAAATCTTAATAATATTTTTAAAATTACTATTAAGATTTTGTAGTAAGTTGTCTTTCTGTACGTGCTTTAATTAATCCAGGTGGAATTTCTCTTTTAGTTGGTAAAATTCTTAAAGATTGACTTCTAGTTACTATAGGTTTTTGCTTTCCTATTGCAACTTCATTTACTTTATTATATTTTTCTATAAGTGTAGCTTTCATAGCGGAATCAGCGATTATTGCATCTACATCTACGTCTTTCATATTTTCCGATGTATCAATAATTAAATTTGTATAATTATTGCAATCATCATTTATTTTAAAAGTATAGTCTTGTCTCATCTTTATTATATTACTGATACTTTTAGTTTCTTCATCTAATGTACCATCAATTTTTCTAGATAAAACAACTTCATATTCTCTTTCTTTAGCTATTATATCTTTAAGTTCGCTGTTTTCTAATAAAGCTTTTATTTTATTTTGTATGCGTTCTTGAAAAGAACTTGCATTTAAATTTTCATTTAAATATATATTTAAATACATTACATCTGAAAATACAAATATTATATTATTATGTAATTTATCGTTGAAAAAAGAATTTTCTAATAATAATTCAATATTAATATCAACTTTATTTATATAGGCAAGTAAGTTTGCTTCATAACCACTTGTAGCGCAAGTACCTCCTCTTTTACCTTTTTTGTCACCTCCTTCTCTTTTTCTATCTCTTCCTTCTTGTTCTTTAAGTGAAGAAATTACAGTAAATTCATCAAGTTTAACACGTAAATCTTCTACACTTTTACTTAAATCAACATTTATTATATCAACTTTTGATATATCTATAATGTTCGAAGATATATCAAATAATGGTTTAATCCAAATACCATCACATTTTTCCGGTATTTTATCTTGATATGTTGAGCGAGGATTTAATCTTTTATATAATTTATTTATATTATCTAAATTTTGAAATACACGGTCATGAATTATTGTTTTTAAGGTATTAAAATTTGTTATAATTTCAATTATGATTTGAATATTCTCTCCAAAACTTATTTTATACTCTTCTAACATTTTTTTTAATCTATCTATCTCATCAGTTATTGTCTCATAATAATTAAGGCTGTTTAAATTGTCTATATAAGTATTTCTTTCAAATATAGCTTCTTCTATCTTTACTACTGTGTTGCGGTAATATTTCATTGCATCTGCTAATAATAATTTTAAAACTGATAATAATTGTACTCCCAATTTGAGACAATCAGTAAATTGTTGTTTATCTTTAATAGTTACATCTTCATCACCTGGTTTATTTAATAAATATAGTAATATTAAATAATAATTAATATTATAATTAATAATATTTTTTTGCTCTGTTAAAGTAAATTTAAAAAAATTTGAATTTTCATTTTCATTACTCTTTATATCTTGATTATAATTTAAAATATTAAAAAAATCATTATAAATTCCAACTATTTTTTGATTTGCTAATAATGTTAAACATTCTATATATGTCCAACCTCCAAATGGTGCAATAATTATTGCACCATCTGTTAATTGTGATAATGCGATTGAATCTTCTCCCCAATGTTCACCATATATCAATTTAGCATCAGAATATTCATGAGCATCATGCAGACCCTCTGCACACATAATTGTTAAAATAGGTCTATTATATCTTTTAGAAATTTCATAACCTGACCGTGTTACGCCATATTTATTATCTTTAAAACCTTTATAACCTCCTGATATAAATGCATATGATGGACTTGCAAATAATAAATTGGACATTATATAATCAGTTACTACTGCTGTTCTTACTTGAATAATTGGGTCTGCAAATCTTGCTTTACCTAAAATACTTATATATTTTAATTGATATTCTATTAATTTTTTGTCATTAAATGTATAACATTTTCTATAAAAATTATAAAATTTAATATATTTTTTTAAAAAATCTTTTAATTCTGCATCATAATTTTCATTAATATATTGATTATTTAAAGACGTATTAAAATTATTAAAATTAGTTAAATCTTCTAATTCATTCGTTTTTGATTTATTAGGAAATAAATGAGTTGTATATCTTAAAGTTAATTCATGTGTATCTCTTATAATTAATTTTAAAGAATAAACTATATCATTATTTTCATCATCCGTAATTGCAATATCGTTTTCAAATATCATTATTTGAATTATTGTTGGATCTATTGTAATAAAATGTCGCTCATTTTCAAAATCAAATAATTTATAGTTAAAAAATAAATTATATATCTCAGATTGAAAATTTATACCATCTTTTTTGTAATTATTAACTATTTCAGTTATATCATCAAAAATAGTTTTTCCGTCATGTATTTTTTCGCTTATTTTAGCTAAAAAAATTCGAATCTTTAATGTTTCACTATTAGCTCCTAATTTAGTTATTATTTTATTAAATAAATCTGATAGATTAGATGCATCTGTATTTAACGGTGTATTAATAAATTTAGGAATTAAAGTTCCTCCTTTTTTTAATAGTTTTTTTGATGATTTGTTTTTTATTGGCATATTCTATATTTAATAAATATTATATTAAAAAATAATTTTTTATTAATGTCCTTAAATTAAAAATAATATCAGATGATACTATACAAGAACAACTTTAATTACTAGAATTAGATAAAAAATGAAGCTATATAATAGATATATATAATAATGTCTTCTCCAAGTGATAGACGTGTAAAACAATTATCATCATTGCAACCATATATGACAAAAAAAATAAATAAATCAGAGTTTAATGAAAAATTTTATATTTCAATAATACCAATGGAAACAGTATTATATCAAGGAACTGATTTTGATTTTAACAAATTAAAAACAAATTTTAAATCAAAAGCATTATCTCATAGTTCAGAGTTATCAGAAATAAAGGAAATAAAAATAAATGATGAAATAGTTAAAAAAGAATATTATAAATATTATGATTCAAGACATAAAGGAAGTTATTTTTTATCATCTCGAAAAACGGCTGATATATATGGATTAGATAAAGATTATACAACAATTATTTATTCGTCATTACCTAATTTAAGTGATATTTATAATCCTACAAATCAAGTTAAATATATATATCCATTATATTATATTCCAAAAATAGGTTTTACAATTGAATATGAAACAAATAAAAATTTATATTTATTGGATATTGGCAATTTAGATAATATTCAAATGTTATTTAATCTTATTGATAAATTAAAAATATCATATAAATTAAAAGATGATTTTAAATATTATTTACATATAACATGTTCATATGACTACGATGATAATTATGATTTCGATAATCCTCCTAAAAAAATAAATAGGCATTCTGATAAAGACGGAGATGATATATTAGTTGAATTATTTAAAGCAGTTAATAAATATTTTAGTGATAATAGAATAGCACCAATTGATGGATGGATACATTATAAGACATCTAAATTTCATGATGAAATATTAATAATATCAAATAATTCATTAACATTTAAAAAAATATTTACTCGTAAAATACCTATCGATAATCATGGAATACCAACTTATGATAAATACATGCAACAATACAAAAATAAGAAAACAAAATATGATGTAAAAAGCAAAAAGAATAATATTTTACATAATTATGTTATCCCTAATACCTGAAAAATGATTTAAAGACATTTGCAAGAAACCCTTAAATCATTTTTCAGGTATTAGGAGAAGATTATTGCGAGATAAATTTAATTCGTTTCCATCGATACAAATTATTTTTTCATTATTATTCGGTTTTATATTATTATAAAAATAATATACATCATTTAACATCGAATTATAATATTGTTCTTTTAATTCACATGGAATATATTTAAAAGCTTTCATATTTATTTTAACTGAATATGACATATAATAAAAATTAGATATAATATTTATATAATTATTTAAAACTTTTATAAATAAATGGCTAATATTGATTTATTTTTAACATCTTATTTAATGTTAGTTATTCATTCATTTGCAATCTTCATATTTCAACCTCCTTTTATAATATTTATTACATATATAATTGGTCCTATTGTTAGTGTTTGGAATCATGGAACAACGTCAATTATTGCAAAATTTATTGATAGGTCAGTAATGGTTTTTGGATATTTAATAGATTTGACATATATTTATAAAATTAAAAATATATATGTATTAATTTTAATTCATTTAGCAATTATCTGTTATTTCATATCTAAGTTAACTAATATAATATCATTTCATTTATTATCTCATATTATTATAATTATCACACATATTATAATATTATATAACTATTATAATAAATATTTCTATAATAAATCAACAGCTCATAATGTTCGATAATTATCTATCTTATCATTTATAATATTTAATCTTTTATAATTATTTTTAAGCAATTGTTCATATTTATCTGATTTATTATTATAATATTTCTTATAAATAATATTATAAATATTATCATTAATATTATTTTCAATATCTTTTTTATCATTCATTAGTTCGGATAATACTAATCCCGATGACATTATTTTTATATTTAAAGATAATTTTGAAATCTCCTTAAATAAAAAAATGACATTAAAATAAAAAATAATATCAAATAAAATGACTAATATTATCTATTTTAATGAAAATGATTTCATCAATAATATTATGAATGAATATGATGGACGTAATTATATTATTGATTATTTTGATTATTGTACATCTTTATTTAATAAACATTTTAATATTTTAATTAATAATATTGATAATATCCATAATATCAATAATATTATTCTAAATTATTATACACAAAAACAAATTGATAATTCAAAAAAAATTTATAATAATAATGATTATATCAAAAAATTATTAGAACCTAAATTATTTTCTAAATTTCTTGATGCAATTGATGAAGAAACATTACTTTATTTTAGTGATGCCGAAACTGAAATTTATTATTCAGATGAAGAAATCAATTATTATGATGATAATTTTGATGATTAAAAATATTTTTTTGTCTTATTTTTACTAATTTTGAAATAAAAATGATAATAATCTTTTACTTTTACTATTATGCTATTTGATATGACATCTCTTAATCTAAATAAAGAGAAGTTTGTTGCCGATTGCATCGCCGAATATAAAGCTGCTGATGAATATGATATTACCATTGTTTTCGATGAATACTTTGATAAAATCATTGATGTCCCCGAAGTAGCAGGAAGTCTTTCACCAACTGAATTATCAGACCTTCATAATGAACTGTATTTGATGGTTGAAAAAGAGCTGGTGGTTGATTATGAAAGCGAAGCGGAAACCGATGATGAGAACTCTTGAATTTATCATCATTATAAAAAGCAAAATTAATTTTTTGTTTTTTGTTTTTAATATAAAATTTGTATTGATTTATAAGAAACTATATATAAAAATGAAATAAAAGTATTTATATTTATCTATGTTTTCTCAAGAAGTTTTCATTTTGAATTGTGTTTATACTCTTCGCACTAAAAATTATATAAATTATGAAGATATCATCAATGATATCCGATTGTTTGTTGATAAAAATCTATCAAACGATTTGAAATCTTCATTGTTTATGCAAAAGCTATGTGGCAAAATATTATATGAATATCTTGAATCAAATAACTACTTCTTTGATGAGGAAGTTGAAGAGGAAGATGATATTTTATATAGAGCTGCTGATATTTGGCTTGCGGCGGATACTAAACCAATGCTTATAGGCTAGATATCATCAGTTGATTTTATATAGAACAAAAAACATTTATTTTTGTTCTTTTCCTTTTATCATAATAATCATAATAATAATAAGAAAAGAACAAAAATTTGCATTTTTGCTCTTATAAAGTCTCGAAAATCAGTTCATGTAAGAAGGGTGGTCCATCTGGTAATAACTTTCCATTTCTTCGCCGTCAATTGCTTTATTGACTTTGAAGTAAAGAATGTCATATAACGTTCCATGTGTTGCCTTTCCCTCATTGCGATAACTTTCTAAAAGAGACGCTTCTTTCTCCAAATCATGTCCAATCTCTAGCATATAATGGTCAAGAATTATTCTGTCAATTCTGGATGAATAGTCATAGTAAATCTTCTCAAGAGCTGCCGAAATATATTTTGCTTCGTCAAAAGTGTTGGATGCCATCATTGTATATGTCATAATTATTTTTATAAAATCATAGTTTCATTTTTTCTATAAATTCTTAATTATTAATACAAATATTTTAAAATAAAAAATAAGAATTAAATGACCAAAACCAGCAATCAAAGTTATCTTTAATTTCTGGAAACATTTGTCGAAGATACATCCTCAATATATTGTTAAATTTGCGCAACCAATGCATTAAGTTTGCATCATCAAAGTAGGCAAAGAAACGTTATATAATGAACTTCTCTTCTAAAAAACATTTTACTTAGTCAAAAGTAATTTTAAAAGTAATGTTTCATTTTTTCTATAAAATTAAAAAAAATAATACAAATTTACATTTATATTTAACAAGAACAAAAATTATTAGTTTTTGCCCTTATAGAAAATAAACATTCATTCCTCCTCATCAGTATCTTCCTCACTATCATAACAATCGTCCAATTCATATTCAAATTTGTTAAGTAAATATGAATATAATGATTCGTCGTAAATGTGTGCGTCAGGTCCTGAGTTATTTCGAAGTGTTTGTAAAATTGATTTCTCCTTTTCAGTATTGAATCCAATTTCATTTATGTAATTTTCCGTAAAAATCGTGGTGGTATTGAGCGAATAGTCCTCGCGGCAAATTCTCAAGATAGTAGAGATAAATGTCGCTTCGTCAAAAGTGGATGCCATCGTTGAATATGTCATAATAAATAATTACTATTTACTTATCATTTTTTATGTATTTACTTAAATATTAATACATTTTTAATTAATAATCATCTTTATTTAAATATTATATTTCAATATCTGTATCTGCATCACTTAAATATGCATTTTCTCTTTCAATATCCACTTTACATTGTAATATATCAAATAAAGATGGAATATGATTAATAAATATAATATCTTCATTAAAAGACATTTGTATCATAACACGGTCATTAAAATCTATATCTATTATGAAAGTTTTTTCATATTTAGAATAAATCTCTTTTTCCTTTTTAGAACCAAATATAATTTCATTTGAATATTTATCATATAATGCTTTCTCATAATCATTACCATTAACATTATCATCATAAACAATTGATTTAATAAATTCATTTTCATCAAACAAAGAAACCATCTTCATCTTATTATTTTATTTATTTCAAAATCATTTTTTATAAAAAATGATGATTAATATCATTATTATCATTATCATGGTTTCTTCATTTGATGAGAATGAATTGATTGAATTATTATTATATGAATTCAAAACAAATAATGAAAATTATGAAAAAATATTAGAAACTGAAATAAATATAATTGTATCATCAAATAATACTATTGGTGAAAATCAAGAGATAATCATTCATTATGCAGGAGACGTTTATGATGCTATTAAATTATTTAATCAAAATATAAAAAATATTAATTTTAATGATTATAATAATAAAGAACTTTTCTATAAAGATTTAGCATATGCATCATTATATTCATTTCTATCATCTACCATTAATGATTTAATAATGATTTAAGGACAATATCAAACTTTCTTTAAATATCTTTTTAATATTTAATAATATCATTTAAAGAATGTCAACAATAATTTTTGATGAATTAAAATTTATTAATAATTTTGTTAAAGAATATAATAGTTATGATGGAATAATATATTTTAATTTATTTCTTGAAGATTTTATTGAAATTTATACAGATGATAATACTATTCACCAAAATATGAATATTATTAATCATTATACAAATAATTCGATAGAAAATGCTATTGAATTATTTAAATATTATTATAATTCTAAATTTGATTTTATTGGGTCTAAATTAAATTATGCAGAATTGGCATCAATTGTTCTATATCATAATTTTTTTGATAAATTATTAACTATTATTATTGATAATTATAATAGTTCTGATGATACTGATTTAGATGATTAATATAAAAATGACAAAAAATTAATTTTGTCATATAATTTAATCATTCTCAATCCTTTAAAATAAGGGTGTCAATGATTTCATCCAAACAATCCATGCAATCTTTAACAACATGTTCAGAGAATGTGCCATCTCCAAATAAATGTTCATAGTAAACGCATTTATATTCAATATCGAACTTATCATACAATTCAGAAGAAATATTCGCCTTAATGTCATCTTTCAAAGAACACAATCTACGATAAAATACCGTTAAACATTCATCTTCTTCAAAATTAACACGAAGTTCTTTAATTGCCTCAATAAGTTCTTTACTCGTTTTAAGAATGGTATCTTCCATTAGATGGTATAAATATTAATATCAAAAATTAATATCATTTTTTATATTATATTACTATTATATTTGAACAATTATATTTATTATTCTTTCTAAAATTACAATACAATCATTAACAACAATATCAGCATCTTCTTCATCACCGCCATAAATAATCTCATAATAAATACATCGATGTTCTATTTTATATTCTCTATATAAATTTTCAGAAATATATAAATGTATATCATCATCAATTTGACATAATTGATTATAAAATGTTTCTATATCTCTATTATTATAGTAATTTGAAATTATGAAATTAATATTATTAATGACGCATTGCTTTTTATCATCCATAATAAAAAAATATATAATAATTTATCAGTTTTTTATAAATCCAAAAAAATAATTTTTTCAGATATATATCAAAGAAGTTAGAAGTTATCTTTTATTATGTTCTTCCTCATAATCATTAATACTTCTTTTTCGTTTCCTTGTGTCTCCTTCTGTCTTTTGCGAAATGTTGAATAATATTTCGTCAAAATCATATATTTCATCCATATATATATATTTTGGCATTGATATTTGACTAATATCAATGTAATGATTGAATGGAATTCCGTTCATTATTATAATTATAACAAAAAAATATAAAGTTTCAGTTTTATTTATTTTTGCTTTATAAATATAACAAATGTTTATTTTATATATTTGATAACTTTGCGAAGTGCAATGCAACATTTATTTTTGCTTATGATATCTAGTTCTCCATCACCATACATATATACATCCAATATATTATATAATTCAGTAATATAATTTTGATATATAACATCATTTGTATATAATCTAATCTTATCATTATGAATTCTTAAAACTCTATAGAAAGAAATTAAGTCATATTTTTCATTTAAATTATAAATATTCAATAAATTATTTTTTAATGCTTGCTTAGAAATAGTCAAAGACATTATTTATATATCTAATTATTTATAAGTTAAATTATCATTTTTTTATTTATTTTTTATTTATTATATAATGAATTATACTTCCATAAATGAAGCATACGAATTAAATGAAAATGTAGATACTGATTATAATATTATTGATGATGATTTAAATATTTATAATACTATTGATGCTAATAATACTAATAATAATGATATAAAGGATTGGAATAATACAATAGATGCAAAAAAATTATTAAAAGATTATAAAAATCTTAATAAATTATTAAATGAAAATAAATTATTAAGTATTAATTTAGATAAACAGAAAGAAGACATAATTAATTATAAATGTAATATTTATAATAAACATCAGAATGCAATGATACAATTGTGCAGAGAAACATCCGAAAATATAGAAACTAATGAAATGTCAGAACATATAATAAAATATATTGAATTATTTAAAATATATGCGGATAAATGGATAAAAGATTATTATACAATTAAAAAAAATAAATTAATTGAAGATATTGAAAAACAAGAAATAAAATTACTTGCTTATAGAAATCTTTTTATTAATACCACTAAAGAAATTATACCATTAGAAAAAACAAGTAAAAATATTTGTCCGATTTGTTTCGAGAATGAAATTAATATGTGTGCAATTCCATGCGGTCATACATGTTGTAATGAATGTTTAATGCAAAGTCTGAAATATCATAATTCACGTTTAACTAAATGCTTAAGTTGTAGAAATACTTTAAAAGAATATATAAAACTATTTATTCAATTATAATAGAAATATGGATATAAAAGAAATCAAAGAAATTATTAAAGAATTAAATAATATTTGTGAAGATATAGATGAATTACATTATTTGATAATATGTAATAAATTATTTAAATTAAATTCTAATATTAAATCACGCATAAATCACGATTTATATGTAAATTATAATAAAGAAATAGAAAATTTATTTTTTGAATCTTTCATTAATGAAAATTCCAATCAACAATTAAATATTATAATGAATGATATTATTTATTATATTAGTATTATTATTACTATGCTAAATAAAATTATTCTAAATTATCCGTAATATCATATCATTATAAACAGTATCATATGCATTTGATGTCATATTTTTATCATATTTTGCATTTGTAATATCAGTCTTAAATACATTTTCTACATTAGTATTTCTTCTCAATATTAAATTATATAATACTAATACTATAAAAATATAAATAATATATAAATAAACGGTTACATAAACATCAAAATAACTAACATTCATATCATGTCTCATTGAATATATTGGCATTACTTTAAATATTATTAAAACAAATAAATATTTAATTAAATCATCTCTAGTTAATCCATGCATTAATAAATATATAAATAATATTGAATTTTGAATTAATGATAATACTAATGCAAAAAATGGATTAGGAGAATGAATTACACGAAAAATATATAATAAATACCAGAAATAAATAATAAAATTAAATGCTAACTCATTTATTATTAATATACCAATTTTTGATAATGTAAAATTTTTAAGGTTTAATATTTCCTTATCTTTAAAATTAATTGATAAATCAATGCTATTATTCATTCTTATTTTTAAGTTTTATTTTTATAATTACAAAAAAGAAAAAAATTAATTTTTCTTTATATCAAAACCTTAAAATCTCAATTTGGATGCAACTTACTATAAAAAACCTTATATAATGTTATTGCAGCGAGTTCAATATATGCTTGTTTTTTCCCCTTTGATAAACAATCTTTGTGATATTCAAGTTTCCATGTTTTCTCATAAACTTTAATGGCATTTTCAGCTGTTCCATAATAATAATTTACAACATTCTTATTATGTATCAATGATTTTTTGGATGAAAAATTTTCAGTGAATGTATATAAAAACAATTCAAAATCTTCTTCGTTATTATATTTCTCATGAAACATTCTCTCGAAATTATCCTCATCAAATGTAAAAGTCATTTTTTTAACTTTAAAAACTTTTAAAAAAAATTAATAATCATTTTTATATTATTTTACTATTATAATTAAACATTATTATCATTATTATCATTATCATCATCCATATTAGGTGGATTGAAACCAATTTCAATATTGTCATTTATTTTATTTAAAATTGCAGGGTCAATTTCATCATTATCTTCACCGCCTTTTATTAATACTGGTTGTTGTTCAGGAACTTTTAATAAATTAGAGATAAATAATGGACATAATGAAGATATTGATATTGATGATGTAAAAACATAAAAACTAATAATAGTTACAACTATATATATAATTCCAAATAATAATAAATTATTTTTTGAAAATAATGATTTATTATCATTTGGAATTTCATAACCATTATTATCATAAATAATATTATTTTCATTTTCATTCATTGGTTTCTTATAATCGCATAAATATACAAATATAAAAATTGCTAGCGAAATAAACAATGAAATTATATAATATTCCATATAAACTCTAATTTTAATATAGAATGTTAATTATATATAATTATACGCATTAGATATATATAAATATTAAAATAATTAAATAAATAAATATGAAACTTGAATTAAAAAAATTCGATCCATCTACTATAAAAAGCGATTCAGTTGTCGTTTTAATTGGTAAAAGAAATACTGGAAAATCATATTGTATGAAAGATATCTTAAGTTATCATAAAGATTTGCCGGTTGGTGTTGTTATTAGTCCTACAGAAACAGCAAATAATTTTTTTGAAACATTTATACCTAATATGTTAATTTATGAAGAATATGAACCTGTTATTATTAAAAAATTCTTAGATAGACAAATATCAATTAATAAACAAAAAGCCCTTCAAATTAAAAGATATAATTCATCTGATATCGATAATAGAGCTTTTTTAATTTTAGATGATTGTCTATATGATAAGACATGGCCTACTGATAAAAATATCAGAAGTATTTTTATGAACGGACGACATTATAAAATATTTTTTTTAATTACTATGCAATATTGTATGGGTTTACCTCCAGTTCTTAGAGCTAATATTGATTATGTTTTTATTTTTAAAAATAATATTATTAAAGAAAGAGAAAAAATATATAATCATTATGCAGGAGTTTTTAATGATTTTTCAACTTTTTGTGCCGTGATGGATAGTTGCACCGAAAATTATGAATGTGTTGTTATCGATAATAAAATTCAAAGTAATAAATTAGAAGACCAGGTTAAATGGTATAAAGCAAAAGAAGCAGATTTTAAAATGTGTACGCCTGAATTATGGAATTTATGCGCATTAGAAAAAGAAAGAAAAGCAAATACTCTTGTTTATGAAGACGAAGATGATGAAGAACCATATGATCCAAGTGTCTTTGCTAAAAATCATAATAAAAATAAAATGCAAATAAAAGTTAAAAAAACTTTCTAAATAGATTTACATTCAGTTCTTATCGGATTTATTTTTATAACATTATCATTATCTATCAATGATGATAATATTGAACTATCTAATCTATTATTAAATGCATTTTCTGCCGTTTTTTGTTTTGTTATACTTGATATATCAACTGGTGCAGGTAATCCATCATATGCTATTCCCATATTGCCTATTCTTGCACTCTCTTCCAAATCTATTTGACGTTTATTCACAACCATATTTACATCTTCCTTAGGAACACCTACAAATTTACCACCTGCATTAGGTGTTCTTCCTGCTTTTATCATTATCATTTCTCGCGTTCCATCAATCTCAGCATTATAATCAGCCTCTCTATCTGTTTGATTAAATATTGTTTTACTTCCTGCAATTCCATAATTATCAGTTAATGAATTTTGTCTTTGAGTATTTTTAGCCTTTTCATCTTTTATTAAATATCCTCCAAATAAACCATTTAATACTCCTCCTAAAAATCCATATCCAGAACTTCCCGAACTTACTGTCGTCTCCTTAACTGTTTTTCTAGCAACTAACGACGGGTCATATACATATGTACTATAATATGAAGTTTTATTAATATTTCTTACTGTATCTCTACATGGTAATGTTTCCTTTAATGTTGTTCTTGCCCTACTACTATTAACATATCCTGTTTGTTTTCCCTCCATAAATCCACCATTACTTTCATGAATCATCGTCTCTTTTCCTGTCGTTTTTGCAGTATCATATAAAGCTGAGTAAGTTTCATCATATCCACTCAAATTACCATTATTACCTTCATGAATGGTTGTCTCTTTTGTTGTCGTTTTTGCTGCATCATATAAAGCCGAATAAGTTTCATCATATCCACTCAAATTACCATTATTACCTTCATGAATGGTTGTCTCTTTTGTTGTCGTTTTTGCTGCGTCATATAAAGCCGAATATGTCTCATCATATCCACTCAAAGTTCCATTATTACCTTCATGAATGGTTGTTTCCTTAGTTGTAGTTTTTGCGGCGTCATATAAAGCTGAATATGTTTCATCATATCCAGATAAAACGCCATTATTACCTTCATGAATTGTTGTTTCCTTAGTTGTAGTTTTTGCTCCGTCATATAAAGCTGAATAAGTTTCATCATATCCAGTTAAAACGCCATTATTTCCTTCATGAATTGTTGTTTCTTTAGTTGTAGTTTTTGCGGCATCATATAAAGCTGAATAAGTTTCATCATATCCGGTTAAAACGCCATTATTACCTTCATGAATTGTTGTCTCTTTAACAGTTGTTTTCATAACATGTGTAATAGGGTCATATACAGTAGATTTTTCAGGAGATTGAGGGGTTGCATTTCCATTTAATCGAGGATTATCAACAAAATATTCTTTCAAAGTTATTTTTATTGCATCTGTTACGGGTGATATCATTGCTTTAACAACGCTTGAAAAATTAGCAACGGGTGTTTCTTTTTGCGTTAAATTTCTTTCATTATCATAAATAATAATTGTATTTTTTCCATAATCATCTGTTTTATTTTCAACTTGATTTTTTAATGGACCATAATAATTAATATGACTATCAGTTCTTGTTGATGTATCTTTAAGATTTTCTTCGGGTCTTTCTGATTCCTTTTTTAATACTGATTGACCTTTAAACCAATTATCCTCAGTTTGCACAAATGCTTTTTCAGTGCGATTTTTACTCATAGGTGTAATCATTCCACGTTGCTCAGTATTATTTTTAGGTTTCATAGGTAATGTATAAGTTGATGACCTTTGATTTGAAGCAGGTCGCAATTCTTCTTTACTTTTAGGAGTAACATATCTAGCAGTATCAGCTTGTTGAAATCCGCCTGAACCTTCACTTGTGAAACCTTTATTTAAACCAGGACCAACACGAATAGTTTGAATAGGTGATATATTATTTTGAATTTGAGTTAAATTTGTTCTTGATGCTAAAAATTTTGTTTTATCAATAAAATTTTTATTATATTCGGGCATAGAAGGGAAAAAATCATTTCTAGAAATTTCAGTTTTTCGTGTATCTTTAGTATCTGAACTATAACCCATATTTTTACTTAATCCGAATTGTTCCATATTTTGCGTAACTCCTTTTTTTATAAAAGGTTGCATATTTCCATGTTTAAAATCATTAATATTAATATCATTTCCTGATAAACTTTTAATAACACTTGTATTCATATCATCACTATTAATATAATGTGGAATAACACCAGTTTGAAATGGCATTTGCGCTTTTTTATAAAAATCATCACTTAAATTTTGTTCATAAGCTTTTACCTCACTATAAAATTTAGAATTATAAATATTATCCATTGATGGTGTATCATTGTTTCTCATTTCTCTATATCAATAATGCATATTTATTTATTTAGCTAATCAGCATATATAAAACCATTATTTGAACCTTTCATATATTCATCATCACTATCACCATCCTCCATATCAACTTTATATTCTTCTTCTCCTTCATTTTCTTCAAAATTATCCATTTTTTCTTTATTAATTTCAGGTTCTAATTCATTATCTAAAATTTCTTCATTATATTTCAAACCATATTTTTTTAATTCTTTTTCTATTTCCTTATCTTCACGGGTTTTTTTATTCATTCTTGCTAAAATATCAAATTTATTTTTTTCACGAATTTGATTAATAAAATCAATTTGTTCCTCTAAATCTAACATATGACAATTTTTAATATTATTGATAACACTTATTATAATTTCTTTTAATAATTCTTGATATACATCTTTATCCATTTCAATTGATGGTATAAATTTTTTATTTATAAAACTTTCAATTGATGATGGTAAAGTCATAATGCGAATTACAGCAATACGTTTAATACTATAAATATCTCTAATATTATCATCAGTAATTATAGAACTTAATTTATTTAATTCATTAACTGTAGTATTAATAATAGAAATAAAAGGTAATGCGTCATTTTTAAGATATTTATATAAAATTTTAGAAATAATTAATGATATTTGTTTATAATTATCAAAATCATAATTATGAAATAATTGTTTCAATTCTTTATTATTAAAATAATTAATAAATTTTTCTTTATAATTCTCAGTTGTTTTAAATACTGATGATAATAAACTTTTTATTAAATCTTCCGTAAATATTGTGGTATCCTTTAAATCCCTTAAATCCATTAGCCATTTTTTTAAATCGATAGAAATGATATCATATTTAATAGGATTATTAATTTCAATAAATTGTTGTTCTTTATTAATTTCTTTAATTTTTTTAATGAAAAATCTTTTATATCGCGGCATATTAAATACACGTTTTCCGGTTAATTTTTCTTTTGCCTTTTTTAAATCTTGTCTGTCTGTTTTAAAATATAAATCAGCACTAAAATTTTCATCTATTTTTTCTAAACAACAACCTTGCAAATATTTATGAATTTTTACAAATTTTATTGATGGCATATAAATTAATGCATCTATATAAGCTTTTAAAAAATTATCACCTTTATATTCTTTTCTTTTTAATAAATCATATAAAGTATCATAATATTTTCGTCCAATATTAATTTTATCTTTTTTAGCATTTATTTTAGTTATTAATAATAATTCTTTTTCATAATTAGTTGCTATATTTGTCATTATAATTTTTTTATAATCCTCATCCAATGGAACTAAATTCGCATATTCATCTTTATATAAATCTCCATATACTTCTCTAAATATGCAACTTAAATAAATCATAACTCCTTTTTTAGAATTCATATCATAAGGAACGCCATATTCATCCCATAAATGCTCACATTCCGGAAATAAATTTTCTTGATTAAAAAATAAAGTTTCATGAACTATATCTTTTTGAATAGTGATACTCCATAAAGCAATTATATCATATATGACATTTTTAAAATTATTAAAATATTCATTCATTGCATTTATCATTTTATCTTTGGCATTTATCAAAATATATTTTATTGATTTTTTTAAATAAATATTTAATTCATCTTCCTCAATATCAGGAAAATATTTATATATTATTGTTATTTTTGGCTCTATTGTTCTATATTTACCAAATATATATGAAACAATCATATCATAATTTATAGGTAAAGCACTTAATTTTTGCATTCTAAATAAATATGGTAATACCATCTTTAATAATTCTGAAAATCCAACTTCCGCATTATAAAATTGATTATTATAATATTTATTAAATTGTGTCTCATCTAAATTAATTTCTTCCTTCTCATCATCATATTCATAATTATCTTCTTTTTCATTTGATTGACCAATTTTTGCAGGAACTCCTTCATAATGTGTTTCATCTGCTCCAATATGAATTTCATGTTCATCGTCAGCACATGAAAAATTTATTTTATAAATATCGACAAATGAATATTTTAATAATTCAAATCTTAATTCCAATTCATCTAACTGATTTATTATATTTTTCTTATTTAATTTATTAAATAATTCTAATTTTGATATAGCCTCATCCAATATTATATTTTTCCTTAAATCCCTTAAATTAGTAATAACTGAGTCATAATTTTTATCATTTAGATTAGTTACTATTGAAAATAAGTCTCGAGTTATATCTAATTTTTTAACAACTGAACGTTCTTTTTGAAATATTTTTAATTGTTTATTAATAACATCAGTTGATTTTATAGTAATATCAATTAATATTTTAAGTTCTTTAAGAATATTAAAAAAAGTAAATCTAGGATTATTTAATTCAATTGATTTTATTTGAATTGATTTATAAGTTATCTTTTCAATTTTTTCATTTTGATTTAATTTATCCAGATGGTCCTTAATTATTTTAAAATCATCTTGAGATATATTATCCAAATTATAATTATATTTTTGCAATAAATTATTTATACTTGAATAATTATAATTATCTTTATCAATTTTATCAATTGGAATTTTGATTTTATACGATTTTATCAAATCCTCAAAATTCTCATTTTCAGATTTTGTTATTAATATTTCAGATTTAATTGGTTTATACAAATGAGACATTATTTTATCATTCAAATAATCCTCTAAAATTGCTATAGGACTATAAAAATATACACCAATTATTGGTATATTCGTTTCATCGTCCTTAAATACAATAAAATTATTATCTTCTGATAATTCAATTACCGTCTTTTGTTGCGCCTTAAATCGAATTTTATCATTATCGGCGTCATAATTTAAAGGAAACCATAATTTATTTTTAGAGGCTAATGCAAGATTAGCATCATTAATTTTATCATATTTTTTAAGGTCTGATATAAATTCTTCAATATTTAAATCTTCATAATTTCCTCTATTTGCATCAGCAATAACAACAAAATTATTAACATTTGTTTTTTTATTAACAATTTCATAAAATAATTTTAAAAAACATTCTGCTTTAGGTTTAGTTTTAACAAAATTAAATAATTCATTATAAATCTCCTCTCTAGAAAAAGCAATAAAATTTGGATTATTTTTTATTATTTCATCAATACTAACTAATTCAAAATAATCTATTTCAGGTATATCTTCATCTAAATAAATTATATCTGCATTGTCGTTTTCGGACATTTCTATTATTATTTAAAGATATTTAATATTATTATTAAATAATGAAATTTAATTATTTATTATTCATTCTAACCTCATCATATTTATCTTTTTTATCATGTTTTACATTACATATAAATAATCATTATTCAACTATTGCAGGTAAAATTTGTAATTTAAATTCAATTTTAAATGAAGGATTTTATAATAATGATAATATTAATTATTTTTTTAATACATATGATATAAAATTTTATAATAATAACAAAAGTATATTATTAGAATTAAATGATAGAAATAATATTAAATATTTATTAAAAGATAAATATAATTATTTTATTAAATTTGATATTTTCAAATATAAATATAATATTATTGTTAAAGCAAATCCAATTAGTTATAATTATACGAAATTAGATATTGATATTAGACAAAATAGAAATAGTAAATATAATACTACACATTTAAATTTTAATCATTATAGAAGAATTGATAATATTATTTATAAATATATTTACAATAATATTATTCTCAAAAATAAAGAGGAAATGTCAATTGAATTATTCCGTTTCTTTAATAACTATTAACGGATTGTTTGCATGATAATAGATATGTTGGTTCACCGAATGGATAACCTGGTGAATAATTTTTATTATTTTTATTTAAATTTTGCCAATGATTTAAATCTCCATTATCCACAACATCATTATTTAGTAATGGATAAAATATATTTTGGTCTTGCGGTATTTCTAATAATGGAACATGATTATCTTTTGCTACCATGCGATAATTAATTCCAATTCTGTCAAATCTTTCAATAGCTGTTGCCTGTGGATTCCAAAATAAAGGGTCATATCGATTAATTCCGGTTTCCTTTAATGTGCACGGAGGATTAGATAAGCGACATGACTCAGTCGGAATTGCACATTTACGAGTATCACCATTATATTTTGTTTTACATCCGGTAGATACATAACTATTAGGAGCATAACCATCTTTATTACATTTTGAATTCTTATAATTTAATCCTGATAATTCAGTTGAATCATCCACTGCTTTTTTCATACTACATGTATTTTGTCCATAATTTTGATATCTTAAAAAAGGGTCATCTGGTATTATTACACCACAGTCATTACAATCATTATATGGTGAATTTAATTGATATATACCTGGTAATATTGAACGTGCTAATTCTTCTTGATAACTTCCAGAATCATATTTTAATCTTGTATCATTTGGAATATTCATTATTTCTATTATTAACAATTATTTATTTTTAATGGTGGTGGCAGTGGTATTGAACGATACATTATTGATTGACAAGAAGGTAAATGTTTCATTTGTGAGTCAATCGGCTCTGTCTTATCATTTGTTATTATTCCATTATCGCTTGGAGTATATAAATTATCAGGACATTTTGAAATTATTCGGGTTTGCCCTCGTAATTCACTGTCTAAATCTACTAAATTACCCTTGATATGTGATACTGCTGTTCCACCAACTAAACCTAATTGATGCATACATTTATTTCCATTTTCATATCTATATGGAGATAATATATATCCTAATGTATCAACGCTTGATTTTAAATCAACTTTATATGAACAATTATCATATTTAGTTCTATTAAAACTCATTACTTATTCTATTATATTATAATAATATAATATAATATAATATTAATAGATTAATTATTTTTATTAAAATTTAATCTATTAATATATGAACGTGTATCTTCACCGCCATTTGTCCATATCGGAACTATATGTTCAGGATTTTGAATATCCTTTAAACAATCAACTAATGGTATTGGTTGATTTATTTGTTTTTCCATTATTGTTTTTTTACAAGAATATGATTTATTTCCACCATTTCCATAAAAACCGGAATCAGAACCTGATAATATATCCAATTCTGAATTTATATCACCTAACGACCCCCTCATTGTAGGACCTGCTTCAAATAATCGTGTAAATAATTGTAATTTACATCGGTCTCTTGTTAAACTTTCCTTATTATTTATTAAACGACTATGATTATCAATAAGGCACGCATCGGATAATCCATATCCTGGACGACCTCTCAAATTAACATGGTCATATATAAATTCAGGTAAACGAACATTCGGGTCAATGCAATCAACTAATTGTGTTGAATATGTATGATAATCATTTATTTTTTTATTACCATAATTTTTTGATTCTTCCCAACATGCATCCGAACATATATTATTTTGTTTATCAAAATATGTTGCCATTATCTAATTATAAACTTATATTATATTATTATAACACTGAATACCATTATTTTCTTTACATGTTTTATCTTTATAATATAACCATTTTTCATATGATTGTCTATCATTTGGTATAGTTGTTGATGGAACTGTATAAAATTGTCTTTCTGAAAATTTACGTTCATAAAAATCATTAATATCTTTATAAACATTCTTTTTAAAATATGTATTTATATTATCATTTATTATTTCATTATTAAATGGACATGCTTTAATATTATTATTATTATTAGAATAATCAACGATTGACGGATTCATAAATGGATTTTCAACTGATGGTTTAACACATATTTTATTATCATAGAAACCTAAATTACGATTACTTAATGTTTCATGTGTATCAATCTTAACTTTCTCATCATATAAATAAATATAAAATAAAAAAATTAATAATACAATTCCCAATAATATAAATATTATATTTTTAAAAATTAATGCAAATATTAAACTTAAAAATATTATTAAATTAGATATTGCTAATAGTTTATCTTTAAAACTCATATTAATCAATGGTATAATATTTATCATCATTATATTCTATAAAATATGTTGAAAAGAAAAATAAATTAATTATTTAGTTATTTAGTTTTTGTTTAAGTTGTTGTTTTTTAAGAAGGTTTCTTAATCCCTGATTATTCACACCTGTTTTATGTTTATTTCCTTTACCTCCTCCTCCACCAACTCCACCACCACCATTCATCATAGCCATCATATTCATCATAGCTGACATATCAAATCCACTTGAACTATTTGAATTATCATCCGGATTTGCACCTCCTCCAAATAATCCTGGTAATAATGATGCAAATTTCATCGCATCTTTCATTATTGCTTCTTGTGATAATTCACCACTTGATATTTTATTTGACATTTTCTGACTTACATTTGTAAATAATTCACCAAATCCACTATCCGGTTTAGAAATAGCCTTAAAAATGTCTCCCTCGTTTGCAATTGTTTCCTTAATCTTTGTTAAATCAACATCATCAATTATTTCTTTAGCAATCTTTCCAATTGTAGTATCTTTAAGACTATCCATACCGCTAAAACTTGAATTTGATTTAAAATTATCAATCTTTAGTTCATTTAGGCGAGATAATACTTTTTTAATATCAGCATTTTCAATATTAACTTCAGTTTCTGTCTCTTTCTCATCTGATACCGATTGAAGATTTTTAAGAATTAAAGTAATTTGTTCCTCTGATAATTCATTTGTATATATATATAAAACACTAAGATAATGATGAGATATAAAATTATTTCTTAATAGTTTAATAATATCCTTAATACTTATGTTTTTATAAATTTCAACTGATGTTTTTGTATCATCTTTAAACCATTCATCACATGTTTCCTTCTCAAGAGCTACATATGAAGCCCAAAATTCACTTGAACATTTTTCCTTAAAATAATCAATATATTCAGCCGAAGTCTTATCATACGTTTGATAATTATCCTTTATTGTTTTTAAAACTCGTTTAGCAGTCTCACTTTTTGTCCTATGTTTCTTTGCTACATTTTTAAGTTTCTTTAATAGGTCTATATAATACTGATTAAATATATAAGTAGATGTAAGCGTATTCATTATATGTTTTATTTTAATTAAATATCCTTAAATATATTTTCCCTTTGTTTTTGTAATTCGTCAATTGAAGGTAATTTTTTTGATGATTTCTCTGATTCCAATTGTGCAGTATTATTAGTATTATTAGTATTATTAGTATTATTAGTATCATCGGATATAATTCCCCATTTATATAATTTATCGTCATTAATATTCATTGAATTTATATTATCATCCGTGATATTGCTAAAATTATCAGATGATATAGCACCTAAAGTAAATGACATTGGTTCATCGATATTTTCTTGTTTATTTAAAGGAATAGGAGAATTTATTGATGATGATACTTCTTGTTTTTCCCTAGTATTACTATTTGCAAATAAATAACCTCTATTTGGTAATAATAAGTAGTCAAATACAGCTTTTCCATATATAATTTCTTTTGATGGCATAAACATTAAAGCAGGAACAGCTTTTATTTTATGACTAATTTTATTTACAATTGCATCAATAACAACTAATTTTATTGTTTTTTTGGTATCGTGTCTTTTTATTGTATCTAATAAAACCGCACAATGTTGGCATGTATCACTATAAAATAATATCATTTATTAAAATAATAATAAATTAATATAATAAAAATTGACATAAAATTAATATCATTTATTTTAAATAAGTAATAAAAAATGTTTAAGAATTATAATTATGAATCTAAATCAGGCAAACATTCGTTTGATATTGATAATATAGATTTATCTATAGCTAATAGTATTAGACGTATTATTTTAACTGAAATACCTGTTGTTGGATTTTATGGCGAAGATGAACCTTCTATTGATATTATTGCAAATACAGGACCTCTTCATAATGAATTTATGAAACATAGAATTGGATTAATTCCCATAAATGTATCGGAAGAAATTACAGATACTTATATTGATAATGATTATAAATTTGAATTAAATGTTATAAATGATACATCATCAACTATTAATATTACAACTGCTGATTTTACCGGAACTTATAAAGATGTTGAATTAACAGTTAATGAATTAAAAATTTTATTTCCATCTAATCCAATTACAAAAAATAATATATTAATTACGAGACTAAGAGCAGGAGAAGAATTAAATTTAATTGCAAGAGCAGTTAAAAAAACAGCTAAAGCAAATGCATCATTTTCTGCTGTTTCATTATCAAACTTTTATTTTATTGAAGACAAAAAAGAATCAGATAAACAAGATAATATTCTTGATAAACATCGTTCATATGTTAAAAATATTTATGGTGACCCGACTTTATTGAAATTTGAAATTGAAACAGTAAATAATTTATCATATTTATATTTATTCTCTACCGCTATTATTATACTTATCAATAAATTAAAATTATTAATCACTAATATTGAAGCTAATGAAATAATGATTGAACCTATTCCAAATAATCCATTTTCAGTAAATTTTCATATCGAAAATGAAGATGATAGTTTAGGAAATGTTATTCAATCTCTATTACATAATAAATATATCAGACAAACTAATAAACATAAAGGAATTAATTGTTCATATGTCGGATATATATGTCCTCATCCCCTAAAACAATTAATGATTGTCCGATTAACTCTTGATGAACAAACAGATACCGAAAAATTTAAACAATTCTTAATTGATAATTGTTATGATATTATCAGAGAATTAGAAAGTATTAACACTGAATGGATTAAATTCAATGAAAAACAAAAAGGAAAGTAAAGAAATTAAAACATAATTACAGGTGTTTTATAAAAACATAAAAATTTTGCACAATCACCACTGAAAAATTGTAATACAATACCATTGATATTTGATAATGATGTTAGTGTAAATGTTCTAATTGTTTTAGGAGTTTTATTTTCAGTATCTTCTTTGTTTTTATCACTCTCAATTGGTTCATCACTAATTTTATAAATATTAAACGGACTTCTACCATCCTTTACCATATCAAAAATAACTTTTGTTTTTTTTTCAATTTCTTCCGTTACTTCAACTTCCACAGTATATTCAAAATAATTCATAATAATAATAATATATATTATAATTCTTTAAGTAATTTATTATATAAATTATATTCTATTGCGGAATGAACTAATTTCTCATTTGTATCATATATAAAACTATTCATATCATATTTATATTTAAATTCAGGTTCAAATTCATGATAATTATCTTTATTTTTATCAAATGTATCATATTTATCAGTTATATTACATTCATTAATAACACCGATGACTTTTGCCATAATTACATTATTATAAATTCCATTTGTGATTACTAATATTTTTATATGTCTTGCTAATGGTTTATTTTTTCTATATATTACTAATTCAATATCTAATAATAGAGTATTTGGATTATTAATATCATATTTATATCTTTTTAAACAATGATTTATAATCTTAAATTTATCATCATTATCATTTGGCAAATCAAAATATTCATTTGTTATTATTACATTAAAATACATCATAAATTTATTAAAATAATTATCTAATAAATGTTTGTTAAAATTTGGTTTACTCCATTTATTAGACCATTCAATCCCCTCAATTGTCTTAATTATTTTTTCATTATTAATATTAAAAATATTATTAAATTTATCATCCAATTCGTCATTTCCAAAATCATAATAATTATTTTTATTATTGTTCACTATGATATCATATGGCATTACAGAATAAATATTATTTCTTTCCCATGAATATATATTTGTATTTGTATATTGTTTCGTTGCAAATGTTTCAATATTTATATTAATAATATAATAAAAAATAAATAATATTATAAAAATTATTAAAATTTTGTCTAACATCTATAATATAAATTATATTTAATTTATAGAGAGTATATTCATGATATTTATAATAATATTATTATATATTTTAATATTATTGTTAATTTTCCTTATAAAACCTTCAACTATGTTTGATATTCATGGCAATATAAAAACATATAATTCCAAATCATTATTAACATTAGATATTGTATATCCTATTATCGCATTATTATGTTATTATTCATTTCTTGTTATAAAAATAATATTAATTTCTTAATTAAATAATGGATTATATTAAAGATTGGATATTAACACCTCGTAATAAATTATCATATGACTCTTGTTTGTTTATAACCGGTAATTCCGGAATTGGTAAAACATATAGAATAAATAAATTATGTTCTGAACTTAATCTATTCATCATTAATATTAATAGTTATAATTGCTGCACGTCAAAACAATTAACTGACTTATTATTTAAAGCTTTTGTTTCATCATTAATTCAACAATTAACAAATAATACACAAAATAAAATTATTATTATTGATGAATTTGAGACATTATTATCATTTGACAGCACTATGAATATACATTTATTAAATTTTTTAACAACATGTCATAAACATATTCCTATTATTTGTATAGTTTCAAATAATATTAAATTAGGTGAGATAAAAAAACAATGTATTTTATATGAATTACCATTATTAAATAATAATGAAATATATGATATTTTAATTAAATATAAACCGGATATTAATTTAGCTGATGTTATAAATACTGCAGTTCAATATAATTATAATATTAAAACATGTATTCAAGTAATCACAAATACATATTATAATAATAATGATAAAATATTAGATATTACGGAATTATATGCTAATAATTTTAATAGAGATAATTTTAAAAGAATTATTAATAAAGACCAATGGTTAATTCCGCTTAAATTTCATGAAAATTTAATTATTGAATTAAATAATAGAAATGGTTTAAAAAATGTTAAAAATTTATTTTATAAAACTTTTATATCAAACTTTTGCTATTTTGATATTATCATGAATAAAAATAATGAAATTGCAATTGATTATTTTATCAGTGTTATTCATACATTATTTTTATTTAAACATAAAAATAATAAAATGCATTCATTAACAAATTTTACAAAATTATTAAGTTATTTATCATTACAAAAAAAAAATAATAAAAAAATATATAAATTATTAATTCCAAATAATCATTTTAATGGTAATTATCATTTAAGTATTATTAATAGAAAATTTATTTATTAATAATAGATAGTTAAATATAAATAATGAGTGGAAGTAGTTCATCCTATTTTACAAGCAATCCAATTTTTGATACATTAAGAAAAGATGGAATTGTTAATAGTGCATCAAATAGTATCACTCGTTTATATGAAAATGCTTTTAATAATAATAGTTTATTTATTGGATTAGTTATTGTCATTATAGTTGCCATAATAATTGCATATGTTTTATATACATATTTAGGCAGTAAATTATTTTCTAAAATTAAAAGTGTTGTTAGTGATACTAAAGTTCCCGTTGTAGGAACTAAATTATCAAAATTTACCGCTGATTTAGCAAAAAATGCAAATGGTAGTCGCAAAAGTTATTCATTCTGGGTTTATATAAATGATATGACTAAATATAAAGGTCAATATCAAACAATTGCCGCTGTTTCAGCTGATGGAGATAATGAATATAAACTTGCTTCTTGTTCTCCATACATATTTTTAGATAAAACTAATAATACTATGTATATTCGTTTTTCAAAACTTGAAGATGATAGTTTTAGAGAAATTACTAATATTTCATCAATAAAAGATTTACATAGGTATTTAAAATCTGGTATAGTAATTGACTATGTACCATTACAAAGATGGGTTCATATTGCAATTGTTTGTAATTCAAATGCATTTAAAACTACATTATTTGCTTATGTAGATGGAGATTTGGTAAAATCAATTTCTGATAGTGAACCATTTACTCTTAAAGGTTATGAAAATCATTATCATAATGAAGCAAATAAAACATGTGAAGGAGGAACTATTACCGATGATAATAATAAAACAGTTATTTGTCGTGGCAGTGAAAAATCTGAATTAAATAATTTAAATTTAAATACTACTGGATATTTATATGTTGGCAATAATAGAGATTATAAATATGGCGTTGGTCCTGGTTTTTCAGGTTTATTATCATCATTTACTAGTTATAATTATGAATTAAATCAACAAGATATTTATGGAATTTATAATAATGGTCCTGTAACAGGATTTTTAGCTAAATTAGGATTAGGTTCATATGGTATTCGTAATCCTGTATATAAATTATAATATATATTTAAATTAGATATGATAAATACAATTATTCAAATTATATTATCTATATTTTTAATTTCTATAATGGCATTTATCGGTTATTCAGTTTATAATAATGAATTTCTCAGTAATATAGTTTTAACAAATACAAATAGAAAAATAACTAAGATATTTACAGGTATTCTAGATTATTCTAAACAAAAAGATATAGATTTTGAAACATATGATAAAAATGATTATTCATATTTAGATATTAATCCATCAATAAATCAAAATGGTGGCGCTGAATATTCATATAATTTCTGGCTATTTTTTACATTTGATAGTTCTAATGACACAATTATATATGATGCTACTGATATTCATAAAAAATTAGAATCTACTTATAGAAATCCTAATAATACTGTTCATAATTCTACTAAATATATAATTTTATTTTATAAAGGTGAAAAACAATCAGTTTTAATATCAAATAACTATGGATATGAATGTGATTCTAAAGAACATGTTATTGAGCCTACAATATTAGTTAAAAATCCATTAATAAAAATTCGCAATGATGCTAAAGAAATTGTAGTTGAATTTAATAATATTAATTATCCGGAAACTTATAATGCAAATAATAATATAAAAATAGATTGTAATAATACTGATGATTTAAATTATAAAAGAAATGCTAATAAATTTGGAATTAAGGATATTGACGTAGCTAATTATAAAGATAAATTTAATATGGTTACAGTTGTATTTAAGGAACAATCTAAAAATGATAATTTATTTAATTCAAATAAATCAAATTGCAAAGTTTATTTTAACGGTGAATTAAAAGCTGATAAATTAGCAAATACTAATTCAATGATTGATGATGAAATAAACAGTTTTAAATCTAGAGTTATGAAAAGTAATTTAAGTAGATTACATATAAATCCTAGCGATAATCAAGAGATATCTGAAATAACATTGTCTGATAGAATTACTAAAGTACCTGCATTACAAATGGCTGACTTAACTTATTATAATTATGCTCTTAATAATACAGAAGTTAAACAATTATATAATAGTGGATTTAATAAATATAATGCAACATTTAAAGAAATAAAGGTTATAAATAAAGATATTATTAAAGGTTCTAATTCTGATAGATATAAAATTAATCCTATATAAAAAAACAAAAATATTATTAAATATTAATAATGGGCGGTGGTCTTTTACAATTATCAATAAATGCAGGTAGCATAAGTAATGAAGTATTTTATAATCCTCAAATTAGTTTTTTTAATTATGTATATAAAAAACATACTAATTTTGCAATTGAAACAAATACATATGAATTTGCTAATAAACCAGAAAATATTACTAATATGCATATTGCTGGTCCTTATAATGTAAAATTAAATGCAAGCTCGGATATTGATTTATTAAAATCAATTTGTTTTGCATTTAAATTACCTAATGTATATTCTGATAATAAATTTAAATTCAAATGGGTTGAAAATGTTGGTTCTCTTATTATTAAAAATGCATCAATTCATATTGGTAATGTTGAAATTGATAAAATAACAGGTCAATGGTTAATAGTATGGAATGAATTATCAATGCCGGTTAAAGATAGTTATAATACAATGACTGGTAATATTGCAGAATTAACAAATCCAAGAAAGACAGAAACAATATATAGAATTAGAAATAATATATTATCTGAATATGATTATCCAGCAAGTAATAAAAAAAATAGTGATAATCCATCAATAAAAGAAAGATTTATTTTAGTTCCTTTGCCATTTTGGTTTAGCAAAAATCCTAATTTAGCATTTCCAATAATAAAAGTATTTACATCATATGATGTTTATTTAAAATTTGAATTTGAAAATATAGAAAATTTATATACAATTTATTCTGATATTTATAATATGAATATTAGTCCATCTTATTATAATGAGTTAAATAATCTTAATCAGGACTCTAAAATTACAATTAAAGATTTTATTATAGATAATAATTTTACTGCTCATGTTGATGTTACATTTATTATTTTAGGTGTAGATGAAAGAAACTTACTTATTTCTAATCAAAAAGAATATTTAATTGAAACTGTATCTGATAATAAATCTGAATTTACTGCATTTGGTGATAATTCAACTGTTGTAATTGATGTTAAATCACAATTATTAGTAAAAGAAATAATATGGACTTTAAATAGAGCTGATAGTATTAAAAATTTTAATGATATATTAAATTATTCATATTCTATACCAAGAAATAATGAAAAAAGTATAATGAAAACTGCTAGTATAATGTGGAATGAAACTTATACAAGAGTAGCTGAAAAAGATTCATATTATTATAATAATTCACAACCATATGAATATCATACTAGTATTCCAAGACAAGGTATTTATAGTTATAGTTTTTCTTTATTTCCTGAAAAATGGTTTCCATCTGGTTGTTATAATGAAGGTTCTGCTCAGTCAAAACTAAAATTAACATTAAATAATTATACTCCAACTGTTTTAGATAAACTTCATTATGATAAATTTAAAAAAAATTATAAAATATCAGATACTAATAATGATATTATAATAACTGTATATACAGTAAAATATAATAAATTAAAATTTAATATTTCTGGTGGATTTGGTTTAAATTATAATAATTAAAAATTAATTATTTTTATATAGAAGAATGGATATAATATTATTTATTATTATTATAGTAGTTATAGTATTTATTTATTATTTAATCAATACTATAAAAGATTTGCAAATTGAAATTAAAACAATGTCAAATAATTGTTTTATTAAAAATGATAAAAATACGGACGATGATAAAAAATCTGATAAACTTGCAAATAAACCATCTGAAACAATTGATGTTAAAATTAAAAATGATGTTGTTTCATTATTAGATTATTTAAAGATGTATTTTATTTAAGAATAATTTGTAATTATAATTAATATGCCTCGTAAAAAAACTATACAGGATGCAACAGTTATTAAAAAAACAACAAAAAAAAATATAATTGATTCTATGATTAAAACAACTGATAATGAAAATACAGATATTATAATTCAATTACCAATATCTCAATCAAAAATAAACACAATTATTAATAATGATAATCAAGATAATAAAATACTTGTTCCAACACCATATGAATCTAATTCTTATTTTATGAATGATGCTGAAAATATTTCATATGATACTAATACTGAATATCAAACAACATATTCAAATAATAATAATAATTCACATTGTTTTTGGTGTTGTCATAATATTGATAATATCGTTTATGGTATGCCTTATAATTATGATATAGTTAATGATAGTTATTTTGTATTTGGGTCTTTTTGTTCATTACAATGTGCAAATGCTTATAATTTTTCAGTACATGGAAGCAGTGATAAAGTATGGGAAATTAATAGTTGGATACAAATGTTGGGGAAAAGATACGGATTTACAAATACTATTAGACCAGCGCCATGTAAATATTTATTAAAAATGTTTGGTGGAAATTTAACTATTGATGAATTTAGAGAAGCACACATTAAATCCGATAAAACATATATTTTAAATATACCACCAATGATTTCTATTAATAGCAGTTCTGAAATATTAAATACTTCTTATTTAGCTAAAATGTCCGAGAATAAAAAAAAGAAAATTTGAAAAAAAATGATATAAAAAAATGATTTAAATGTTTAAATCATTTATATATTTGATAATGGAAGACCAAATTTATTTTACTGATTATAAAGTAAGCACAATAACATGTAATGCTGATTTAGGTATTTATGTAAATTTAGATATTTTATATGAAAATTTTGAATTAAATGATAAATTTATATGGATTTATTATCCAAAAATAACAGATAGAGCAAATACAAGAGGTATATATCCAAAGAAAAAAAGAGCATCTAAAAAAGATAGTGTTAAAAAGAATTTATTTGATAATCAAGTTACAACAATTTTTAAAATGAGTGATATTTATTATCCAAATTTAAAAATTTTTAAAAATGGTAATATTCAAATTACTGGCATTAAAGAAGAAATAATTGTTAAAGATATCATTGAATTAATTATTAATCAAATTAAAAAGATTTATGAAACTATCCCTGATATTATTGTTAATGATAATATTGATATTATCGGATTTAATAAATTTGTTATCAGAATGATTAATACTGATTTTAAATCTTATTTAAATGATACATTAGAAACTAAATTTTTAATTAGACGTAAAATTTTACATAAAATTTTAATTAGTGAAACATATAATAATAAATGTAGTTTTGAACCAGGTAGATATCACGGTGTTAAATTAGAATATTTCTGGAATTCCAATAAAGAAAAATTAGATGGTATTTGCATATGTCCTAAACATTGTTTCGGCAAAGGAACAGGACATGGTGAAAATAATTGCAAAAAAATAACAATAGCTATATTTGAAAGTGGTAGTGTTTTAATTACAGGCGGAATATCATTTGAACAAATTAATGAAGCTTATAAATATATTACAAATATTTTAAATATTCATAAAAATGAAATACAAAAATCTGATTTAAATTTATTATTATTATAATATTAAATCTATTTTTTCTATTATATTGTCAAATCCATGGATAGTTTCAAGATTATAATACATCGTATATTCTTCATTCTGATATATTATTTTTATTTTTATTAATTTGTCATTTTTCTTAAATGAACGATTGCAAATTAATATATCATCATTATTATCATAATAATCATCATAAATATCTAATATTTCAAAATTATTTATATTTCTTTTTTTTATAATATAACAATCAATATATTCAATATTTTTATAATTAAATAATTCAAATAATTCTAATTGTATTTCATTTTCATCGGTAAACGTATTATCATTATAAATTAACTTAATTACATCGTCCCCTTCTTCAATTAATTTTAATTTATGATTTATACCCTGTATATTTATAACATAATTATGAATATCTCCATCATTTGTATAATCAATATTTAATGATACAATTTTACAATTATTTTTTATAAATAATTGAATGTCTGAAAATTCCATTTGTTTTTATTATGACTATTTTAATTTTTTAAAATATTATGTCATTTTTTTATATAAAAAATTAATATCTATTTTTAAATAATATGAATAGATCCATATATTTTGCATTACTTACAATAGGTAATAATATCATTTACAACTATTATTTAGTTTGTTATATGATTTTTCCTAGTTATTTTAAAAATACTATAATTAATATTAAAAAAACAAATGATGTTTATTATAACAAAATGATGTTATTATCTTTTACAGATGATATCTATAATAAATATCAAATTGATTTAATTGATATTCATAAAAATATAATGAAATGTTTGAATTATACTAAAAATAAAACTAATGATGATGATAATATTAGTTATATGAGCGATATGAGCGATATGAGCGATATTAGCGATATTAGTGATTTTTGGGATGAATGACAATGATTATTTTGATTTGGTTATTTTATGTGAATTATAATGTTCTAAAATAGTATCACATAAACCAAATTTTTTACAATCGGTTGAACTAATAATTGAAAATTTATTATTAATATCATTAATTTGTTTATCAGTCATTTTTGTTTTTTCTTTTAATATTTTAGAAATAAATCCAAATATTAATTTAGTATTTTTTATATTATCATTTAATAATAAACTTGTTTTATTATAATAATTTAATATATTACAAACAATATATGAATAATCAAATATAAAAATATGGTCACAATATAACATTGGTATTAAATCATCAATACTTATTGGATTATCAATAATAGCATATGTAGGCACTTTTAAATTTACAATTCGAGGTATCATATTTAAAGTTTCAAAAATATTATTTTGTAAATTATCACTATCTGTTGTACTACATTTATTTTTTCTAGCATATATTATAACCGGTGTTAAATTATCCTCAAATAATATTTTATCCAATTTAGCAATTGCACTAGAACATGATATAATGATGCTATTACTATCATTAATTAATTCTTCTATAGTTAATTTTGTCTTAATATCTTTAGGTTTGTCTTTTTTATTAATTTTAATTATTCTATCTACAATACCTTTTTCTAAACAATAATCACATTCTAAAAATATATCATGTTGAATAATATCCATTAATTCATCTTTTTTAAATTTGGTTCTTTCTAAATACATTTCAATTATTTTTTCAAAATATGAATCATATAAATCTATCATATTTTTTAATTCTCTTTGTTTTTCTCTTATAAATAATCCACTTACTGAATATTCATGTATTAAACAAAATGCATATTCTGTCGTTAATCTATAATGACTATTTATTGCTAAAAATGTTGCTGCTGAACAACTGTAATTATCAATTATAGTTGCAATAGGTAATGAACTTATTGAAAATATACTCATTAATCTCATTCCCGCTGTTACTTCACCTCCATATGAAGAAATATGTATTAATATTGGTTTTGGTTTAATTACTGCACCCGATGGCAATATTACATTTTTATGAGCATCTTTTATATCTTCAATTAATTTATCAACCGATTTATCATTAACATCATCATTAAAATATATATGAGTTAATTTATTACTGAAAAAATCTTCATCAGACATTTTTTGAAATACGCTAATATCAATTTTATCAATATTAGTTTTATTATTCATTATCTATATTTTATGATTATTTAAAATTATTATTTCATATTTATATATATATAATCATATGTTTTACTAATATAAGTTTTGTTTTTATTATCATCATTTATATAAGTACTAATCATTGCTTTATAATATTCATATATATTTACATTTAGAATACTCATCATAACTATATAAATTAATATTAAATAAACACTGAAGATTACATCTTCTATTTTAAATCTTAATGGAAATTTTATTATTAATAAAATTGGAATAATTTTAATAATAATATTAATAATAAGATATTTGAAAAAATTATAATATGATATTTTATATATTATGAAATAAATTAACTGTATAAATGGAAATATACATGCTATTAATAATAAAAATAATGGATTATATTTTGTAAATCCTAAATAATATAATATAAACCATAATAATATCCAAAATGAAAATACTTTAATCATGTATTTAAAGATATATCTATATATATGATTTTTAATAAATGTTATATATATCACATGATACTGATATTAAAAATGAATTAAATATTAATGATTTATTATCGTTTTATGCAAATAACGATGAAATTGAATTAACATCTGATATTATTACTATTATTAAAAATATGGTTAAAATTGATGATAAATGTATGATAATAATGCCTTATGATATTCAATTATATAATAAGGAAAATAAAGATTATATTTATAATAGGGAAATTTTATTAAAAACTTGTGATGTTAAGGATGTTATATATTTACCTCTTGGTATTTGTAATATAAATATAAAATTATGTATTTTAAATTTCATTAAAAAAAGAGATGAAACGTTTATTTATAATAATAAAAAAATAACAACTATTCATCAAACACAAAATATTAATTTTCATGAATATAATTCTTTTACAAATGATAAACATTTATTAATAACTGTTCCAATAAATAAAATAAAAAATAATAATTATTCATTTAATTATATTGATTATATTCAAGATACATCAATATTTACAAATGATACTTTAATTTATAAAACAATTGATGAAATTGCTTTAATCGAATATGGAAATAAAAATAATAATAATGATAATAATAATAATAATAATGATAATGATGAAAAATATAAAATTTATGGATATAAAAATAAAAGAAATGATATGAAGAGCAATAATTATAATAGAGAAGGCTTTAATATTATTATAACTAAATATGAAGTAGCATTAACAACTGAGAAAATATTTTTAAATAATTATGGGATATCATTAAAACCAAAATCGGATATAATATTACATAAATATTTAGGTTATTATTTATTTTATAATTATAAAGATATTAATTTAAAAACCATAAAATCTTTAGAAATTGAAATTCCATCTTTAGAAATTCAAGAAGAAATTATTAAATATTTTGATAATATCCATAATACAATTTCTATTTTGGAAAAAGAAATATTTGATTTGCGAAAAAAAGATTTAAAGATTTAATTGATTATTAATATTATAAAATAAAGAACCCTCGATATGTCAAAAGAAGATAATGTAGGCATTGGCATTGACCTTGGAACAACTACCAGTTGTGTTGCAGTTTGGATTGGTGATAGAGTTGAAGTTCTTCCTGACCATCAAACCGGCTCACGTATTATTCCTTCATATGTAACATTTACTGATGATGAGAAATTAGTAGGTGATGCATCAAAGAATGTTTCAACAATGTATCCAAAAACTACTATTCATGATATTAAACGTCTAATTGGACGTAAATATGATGATGCTTATGTTCAAGCTGATAAAAAACTTTGGGCGTTTGATGTTGAATCTGACTCAAATAATAAACCGGTTGTAGTTGTTGATTATAAAAATGAGAAAAAAAAACTTTATGCAGAAGAAATCTCAGCTATGGTTCTTACAAGACTGAAAGAAACTGCTGAAGCTTATCTTGGTCATCCTGTTAAAAAAGCAGTTGTTACTGTTCCTGCTTATTTTAATGATAGTCAAAGACAAGCAACAAAAGATGCTTGCACAATTAGTGGCATGGAATGTCTAAGAATTATTAATGAACCTACGGCTGCTGCAATTGCTTATGGTCTTGATAAAATTTCTGAAAATAATAAAGAAAAAACCATTCTTATTTTCGATGAAGGCGGTGGCACTCATGACCTTTCAATTCTAAGCATCGATGGTGGTATTTTTGAAGTTAAGGCGACTGCTGGTGATACTCATTTAGGAGGTTCTGATATTGATAATATTATTGTTGATTATCTATGTGCTGATATTAAGAGAAAACATAATAAAGATGTTAAAGAAAATCCTAAAGCCCTCAAACGTCTTAATATTGCTGCTGAAAAAGCTAAGAAAAATCTTTCAACAACTACAACAGTACCAATTGAAATTGATTCATTGATTGATGGTATTGATTATACAACAACTATTAGTCGTGCTAAATTTGAACAACTAGCTGAAGGTTTCTTTAATAAATCACTTGAACCTCTTAATAGAGTTCTTCAAGATGCTAAAATCTCTAAAAGTGATGTTGATGAAATTGTTCTTGTTGGTGGAACAACTCGTATTCCAAAAATTCAAGAACTTCTAAGTAATTATTTTAATGGAAAACAACTTAATAAATCTCTAAATCCTGATGAAGCCGTTGCAATCGGTGCTGCAATTCAATGTGCTATTCTAACAGGTCAAGGAAGTTCAAGAACAAATGATTTACTTCTTCTAGATGTTGCCCCTCTTTCTCTTGGAATTGAAACAAGTGGGGGAGTTATGACTAAGATTATTGAAAGAAATACAACAATTCCAACTAAAAAATCACAGACTTTTTCAACTTATTCTGATAATCAACCAGGAGTTGATATTAAGATTTATGAAGGTGAAAGAGGTTTTGTAAAAGATAATAATCTTCTTGGTTCATTTAATCTAAGTGGAATTCCACCAATGCCTCGAGGACAACCTAAAATTGTAATTGATTTATCAATTGATGTTAATGGCATTCTTGAAGTTAGTGCAAAAGAAGAAAGCACAGGAAAAACCAATAATATTAAAATTACAAATGATAAAGGACGACTATCAAAAGAACAAATTGAGGAAATGGTTAAAAATGCTGAGAAATATAAAGATGAAGATGAACAAAATAGACAACTTATCGAAGCTAAAAATGAACTTGAGAATTATCTTTATAATACAAAAAATAGTCTTGCAACAAAAGCAGAAGGAGCACCTGAAAGTTTTGATGAAATCAAGGCTGAAATTGATCCAATTGTTGAAGAAGGTCTTAAATGGTTCGAAGAAAATCCAAAACTTACAATTGAAGATTATAAGAATAAACAAAAAGAATATGAAGATAAAATTAAACCTCTAATTACTAAACTTTATGGAGCAGTTCCACCAATGGGACCGGGTGGAGTAATGCCTGAAGGTATGACATCAGGAATGGGACCACCTCCATTTGCAACTTCACCACCTGAAGGGGATAAATCAGATATTAATGATTTAGATTAAAATAATTGAAGTTATTTTTTTTAGCAATAATAATTATTTCATTATTATTTCTTAAACGTTCTGATAAATATTCAATAACATCACCATCTTTATTAACGGCTTTTAAAGCTAATTCAAAATTATCTTTTAATTCTTTTTTTGCATAATAGATAGATGCAGGATATATATCTATCATTTTATCTATGAAATCTATATCAGATTTTAATTCATTTGATGCATATTTAATTAATGTTTCATCTTTTTTACAAATTGATAATATTAATTCTTTATTATTTTTATAATTATAATTTAAATATTTAATTATAATTGGCATTTTCTCTAAAAATTTAATTGTTATTTCATCAGTTAATAATAATTTCTTAATATTGATAATATTAATATAGTTTGGTTTAATTATTTTAACAATTTTATCAATTTTATCTATATCATTAATAAATCTATTTTTAAATAATTGAATACTTTTATAATTTATATTGTTATCAAAATATTTATCAATTAAATATAAATCATATATATGTTTAATGACATCCATATTATTAAATTTTTTCATCAATATCATTAATATAAAATTATTATCCATCTTCGATTATTATTATATATCAAATCTTTAATTTAAATTATCCATAATAATACAATTAACACTTACTCCTGATTGAGTTGTTACAACTGATAAATAATTATAATTATTTGTTCTTAATAAGAATACATAATTTGATGGTATTTTATCCAAATTAAAATTTTCAGGTGTTCCTGTTGCACATATATTTATCCCTGCAGGTCCATCTCCTGCTGCTGTTTTATTTGACATATAAACATTATAATTAAAAACTCTAGGTAAATTATTTGATAATAAATTAAAATAACCACTTGCAATAAAACAATTTATATTAAAAATTCGATATGAAGAAGTTCCATCTGATAAAGTTGAGTTCTGAGTATATTTAGTTAAATCAATATCATATTTATAATAAGTTGTTCCATTTAATGTTATAGGTGTTGAACAAGTTATTTGAAATCCATTCTTTTTTTGTATATTTGGTAAAACATTTGATGATAAATATTTATCATTTATTAATAATGGCTGAACTTGTTTACCATATATTTTAAGTTCTGAAAAATGTAAAAATGCTTGTCCAGATGTTGCAACTATTTTATTTATAACCCATCCAATATATTGATATGGAGTATCAATTACAGGAGTTAAAGTTTTTTCATAATATCCATTTGTTGTATAATCAGATGATACTAATCTTGTCATTTGTGAACCTTCTGTAATTTCAGTATAAGTTATACCATCAACTGAACCATAACATTTCCATTCACCAGGACTTCTTTTTTCTGTTCCATATATAAAAGTTGCATAAAATCTGAAACTTGTTAAAATAATACTTACAGGCAATTTAATTATTATCCAATCTCCATAATAACCATTTATATTTTTACCATTTGATATTATATATGTGCCATTACTTGTATCATAATTATTATTTTTCCATGCTGCTGTTAATGCTTCATCAGTATTATTAAATAATAATCCTTTATTATGTGTATTAACGCCATCAAATGATGATGAAGAATATATTTCATATGTTCCACTACCATATGTTATTCCTGTTGTATCTAATTGCATAACTTGATAATATACGGATTGAGATAAATATGTTGTAATTGTTTCAACTGATGCAGAATTATAAAGTTTTGGTGGATAAACTTGAGCAGATGAATAAGTATATGTATAATTATATAATTGATTTGATGATACATATGTATTTGCCAAATTATTAATTGATAATTGTCTATCTGTGATTTTATCATATATTGTTGATATATTTTTTCCACTTTCCTGTAATGATGATGCATTTAAAGAACCATTAACAGTTGCACCTGTATTATTAACCGTAAGATATGCTGTCTCATTAATATAAAATTTATGAGATGCACCAGGTGGTGTTCTATACCATAATTCAGATGCATTAATTCCAAATGAATATGGATGTGCACTAGCAGTTCCAGGATATAATATAATTCTATCACCATTTCCACCAAATATTCCTTGTGCCGGTGCTGCTACTTGAGTATTATTACAAATTAGTTTATTTGTTGTATTAATATTACTACTACACGAAACAATACCATTATCAATTGCAAAAACTTCTGATACTGTATCACTACCTGGAACATATGAAAGTACATTTCTAATACAAAATCGTGCATCATTTCCATCATCGTGAAAATCTAATGCTAATTTATATTCTCCAGTGCCAATTTGTCTTAAATAACACCAATCAGAACCTCCGTCTGCACTTTTAAAATTAATATATGTATTTGCTTTATTTCCAGTGTCAACTAATGTTGCTTGATTAAAAGCTGTTGAACCTGTAATTGCAATTCCTCCACCACAATCAATATTACCTGTACATGTAACATTGCCATTATCAACAGTAAAGACTTCTGTAATTGTATCCGGAGTATTTGTTGATGTAATACTTCTAATGCAAAATCTCGCATCAATATTATCATGAAAATCAAATGCTAATTTATAATTGTCGGATGTTCCTATCTGTCTTAAATAACAAAAATCATCAACAGAAGTTGAAGGTGCGAAAGAAATGTATGTGCTTTGCATATTTTCTAAATTAATATTACATGTATCATGAATAGCTGTTGAACCCGTAATTGCAATTCCTCCACCACAATTAATATTTGATGATGTTGTTAATATCGATGAAACAGTTAAATTACCTGTTATTGTTTTATTACCACTTGTTAATTCTACCGCTCTTTCTGCTGTTAAACCTTGCCATGAAGTCCAATTACCTACTTGTTTTCTTCTAACTGATAATTTAGGGAAATCTTCATATCTTCCAATTGCAAATTGCATTCCAAAAGATTTAGTACCACTAAAAGAAGAATAATCAGAACCTAAACCAATATACCAACTATAATATTGAGTATCAGTTCCTGGTCCATTCGTTGAACCAACAATAAATGTATAACCAAATTTATCAATATTATCAAAATTATTAAATGACAAATGACTTACTCCATTATTATTAAATAAATAGTTATTAATATTAGTTCCCCCAATTTGTAGTATTCCATTAATATTAACATTTGAAATAGCACCCCATCCCATATCACGACCTATAGTAATTCTATTTGTAGTATTTCCTTCATAATACATTAATGAAGCTACACGTTCCCCTGCATCATGAACTGCTATTTCTGTATTATTTAGACATTCCATCAATAATCCTGCTACATTAGTAGTAGTCCATTGACTAACACCACCACCATAATTAACATCAATTCCACCAATAGTTAAACTTCCTGGTTGCATTTTATTATTAATAACTGCATAACGAGTACCTGTATAAATATTTACTAAACCATTAATAATTGTATTACCATTATCGACTGTGAAAACTTCATTAATAACATCTGTATTAGATGTTGATGTAATACTTCTTATGCAAAATCTTGCATCAATGTCATCATGAAAATCTAATGCTAATTTATAATTTTCGGAAGTTCCTATTTGTCTTAAATAACACCAATCATTGCCACTACCAGCACTTTTAAAATTAATATATGTATTTGTTTGATTTGAAGATTCAACTAATGATTGTTGATTAAAAGCTGTTGAACCTGTAATTGCAATTCCTCCACCACAATCAATATTTGATGATGTTGTCATTGTTGTTGAACTTAATGTAAGTATATTAGTCTCGTTAACATAAAAAAGATGTTCTCCAATTGCAGTTGTTGCATAATATTGTATATCACCTGCAAATGGAGATGATGTTCTTGTATTTCCTGAAAGTATTATACGAGTATTAGTGACGCCTTCAGTATCAATTGTGCCTATTAATGAATAATCAGATGCCCCATTTGAAATTCTTAATCTACCACCTGCACCAACTTGTAATATTTGTGATGGATTTGTTGTTCCAATTCCTACATATCCATTTTCATTTATAAGCATTACTATATTTTCATCATTACGACTACTTGAAGATGTTATTGTTGAATATGTGTCAAATGCTATATTACCTGCTTTTAATCTAATTCTATCAGGTCCATTTGCTGCTCCTGTTACATCATTTCCTTTAAATAATAATAATTCAGTTTTTTCAGAACTATTATAAACTCGACTTTCTATTACACTATCATCATCAACCGTTGAATTTATTAATGATTTTATTGATATACCATCATTTTTATAATTATTTATAATTGTATTTAAATCAACCATTTCAGCATCTGTTAATGCTTCACTCCAAATCATAACACAACTTAACGCCCAATCACTTTTTTCATTAGTAATTACACTATTAATATTTAATCTAAAATTATTACCTCCTGATCCTCCTGTTTTTGTTGTTTTTCCTATTCCATCTACTAATATATTTCCTGGTGCTGCTCCACTATTTTTACCAATCATACATAACCAATCATCTATGTTTCCTTCTGAAGAAGATTCATCTGTTATCCATGCATGATAATATGCTTTACCTCTTTTAGCACTACCACTAATTCCCTGCCAATGACCATGAAGCCAATAATACGAAGGTGGCGCAGAACCATCTAATATTCTTTGTTTATTAGGACCTGTATATCTTGTTAAACTTAATATTGTAAAAGTTGATGGAATTGAACCAATAGGGAATAGAACAGTAGAACCTGTTGTTCCTGATATAAATGTTATTGGTCCTGTTGCTCCATTACCTGATGTTGTTGTTTTTATTACTTCTATTCCTGATAATGTTGCATCTTTTCCATTACTTATATAATTAGGTAATACGTTTGGTGATGAAGCATTATAATCTTCTGCAAAATACATAGCCCATGGAACTTTTCTTGAAAATATAGAATAAATAGAAGAATTAGGACTAAAAAATATACTTGCAGTTAAATTTTGATTATTTATATATAATTGTTGCGTTGTTATATTAGCACTTACATTTAAATTTCCAGATAATGTTCCACCTGATAATTTTAAATAATTATTATTAATATCTGTTATTATAACATTGGAAACATTGGATGCATAATTACTTGTGTTTGTTATTATAACATTGGAAATATTGGAAGCATAATTACTTGTATTTCTTATTATGACATTAGAAACATTGGATGCATAATTACTTGTATTATTAATATTTGTATTTAACGAATTTATTATTACATTGGAAACATTTGATGCATAATTACTTGTATTTGTTCCTGTACCTAATGTAAAATTTGAATTGTTTATTATTATTACATTTGAAATATTGGATGCATAATTACTTGTATTTGTTCCTGTACCTAATGTAAAATTTGAATTGTTTGTAATAATAATATTTGAAATATTGGATGCATAATTACTTGTGTTTGTTCCTGTTCCTGATGTAAAATTTGAACTGTTTGTAATAATAACATTTGAAATATTGGATGCATAATTACTTGTGTTTGTTCCTGTTCCTGATGTAAAATTAGAACTGTTTATTATTATGACATTAGAAATATTGGATGCGTAATTTGAAGAATTAGTTCCTAAAGCAATTGCTGCTAATTCAGATTGAAAATTATATAATTCTTTTCCAAATAATTGAAGTTCAGCAAAACATAAATATTCATTTGAAATAGTTTTATTAAATGTAAAACCAATATATTGATATGACGTTTTAAATGTTTCATTTAAAGATTTTTCATAAATTTTGTTTGCATTATAACTAGTTGATGTTAAAGCATTTGCAACTATATCATTAAAAGCTTCTGTTATTTCTGTAAAATTAATACCATCATTACTTCCATAGCAGCGCCATAAAGAAGGAGCTTGTGATACATATGATGTTCTATGAACAAATCTAAATTTTGTTAATATAATAGCTTTAGGTAATTTAATTATAATCCAATCACCATTATAATCATTTTTAATATAATTTACAGGTGTAAATGTATAATAACCTGATGACAAATTATAACTATTATCCCAATGACCACCTGTTTCTTCTGTTGCAAAATTGAATAAATCTCTTTTTCTTAATTGTGTTTGAATACCACTGGTATATATACTTGAAGAATATATAATATAATCACCACTTCCATATGAAATACTATCTGTATTTAAATAAATTGTTTGAGTATATACATTTTTACCTAAAAATGTTGTTGTTGTTTCATTAGTGCTATTATTATATGCTTTTGGTGGATATGGTCTTTCTGATGTGTATAAAAATAGCTCTTTAATATTATTTATATTGCTTAATAAAACATTAGATACATTGGAAGCATAATTACTTGTATTTGTGATAATAACATTAGAAATGTTAGAAGCATAATTACTTGTATTTCTTATAATGACATTAGATACATTAGACGCATAATTGCTTGTGTTTGTAATAATAACATTAGAAATGTTAGAAGCATAATTACTTGTATTTCTTATAATGACATTAGATACATTAGACGCATAATTACTTGTATTTGTTATTATGACATTAGAAACATTCGAAGCATAATTACTTGTGTTTGTTATTATGACATTAGAAACATTCGAAGCATAATTACTTGTGTTTGTAATAATAACATTGGAGACATTAGATGCATAATTACTTGTGTTTGTAATAATAACATTGGAGACATTAGATGCATAATTACTTGTGTTTGTTATTATTACATTAGAGACATTGGATGCATAATTACTTGTATTTCTTATTATGACATTCGAGATGTTTGAAGCATAATTACTTGTGTTTGTTATAATAACATTGGAGACATTAGAAGCATAATTACTTGTATTTGTTATAATAACATTAGAAACATTAGATGCATAATTACTTGTGTTTGTTATAATAACATTGGAGACATTAGAAGCATAATTACTTGTATTTGTTATAATAACATTAGAAACATTAGATGCATAATTACTTGTATTTCTTATTATGACATTTGAGATGTTAGAAGCATAATTACTTGTATTTCTTATTATAACATTTGAAACATTGGATGCATAATTACTTGTGTTGGTTATTATGACATTAGAAACATTAGATGCATAATTACTTGTGTTTGTGATAATAACATTAGAAACATTAGATGCATAATTACTTGTGTTTGTGATAATAACATTGGAAACGTTTGAAGAATAATTACTTGTATTAATATTACTTGTGATTATTTCTGATGTTTTTGAGTATAATGGTAATATAGTATTTAGTAATATATTTGATGATATATATGTTGGGTCATTTCCCGTTGTGGAATAATATAATAAATTTTTGTTAAATAAACTTGTTAAATATAATGCTGATTGTGTTGTATCTCTTCCAAATATTTGTAATTCAACAAACATTAAACATGTTTCAGATGCATCACCGCCAATAATTTTATTAAATACAAATCCAATATATAAATATGGTTGAGTGAAAGTTTCTGGAATTATTTTTTCATAATAACCTTTTTTATAATCATCAGCAGTTAATGGACTAATATCATTACAAGCAAGAGAAATAATATTAAATATTTCACCATTTGTTGAACCATAACAACGCCATGATGATGGATTTCTTGATATGGATGTTAAATAAGGATAAATATTTATTTTAGATAAAATAATTTCACTTGGAAATTTAATAATTATCCAATCTCCTAGATAATTGGTTTCATTAATATAATAAGATGTTAAAGAACTTTTAAAAGAACCATTTGTTAAATAATTATCATTATTCCAACCTCCTGAATTATTATCATTAATTATATAATTAAATAAATAATTTTTATTTTTACCAGAAGTAGAACTTGAAGAATATATTATATAATCTCCTGCACCATATTCACCATTATTTAATGTTATTGTTTCGGTTATAACATCAGTTTTTCCAAATATTGATGGTGTTGTTGTTGTTGTAGAAATATCATATATTCTTGGAGGATATTGTTTTTCTATTTTTCCATATAATTGATTTGATGTAACATAATTACTAAAATCAATTAATATTCCATTGCTTGATATTGATGTCGCATTTAATGACCCATTAACATTTAATTTATATATTGATGTATCTGTTGTTCCAATTCCTAAATTACCTGTTCCTGTTAATCTCATTAATTCGGTTGATGTTGATGAAGTTAATCCAACTCTAAATTGAAAAACATCAGAAATATTATAAGTATTTAAAATCAAACCATTATTTGCTCCAATTCCTACAAATTGATGATTATTAGGAGTTGCATTATCATATAATGATATTACTTTATTTGCTAGTATATTATTAAATCTTAAACCACCCGTCATAATATTTCCACCTGATAATTTTAAAAAATTATTATCAATATTTCTTATAATAACATTAGAAACATTGGATGCATAATTACTTGTATTTGTTATTATGACATTCGAAACATTCGAAGCATAATTACTTGTGTTTGTGATAATGACATTTGAAACGTTAGATGCATAATTACTTGTGTTTGTTATTATAATATTTGAAACATTCGAAGCATAATTACTTGTGTTTGTTATTATAATATTTGAAACATTCGAAGCATAATTACTTGTATTTGTTATAATAACATTGGAAACATTAGATGCATAATTACTTGTGTTTCTTATTATGACATTGGAAACATTTGAAGCATAATTACTTGTATTTGTTATAATGATATTAGAAACATTGGAAGCATAATTACTTGTGTTTGTTATTATGACATTGGAAACATTGGAAGCATAATTACTTGTATTTGTTATTATGACATTAGAAATATTCGAAGCATAATTACTTGTATTTGTTATTATGACATTAGAAATATTTGATGCATAATTACTTGTGTTTCTAATAATGACATTAGAAATATTAGATGCATAATTACTTGTGTTTGTTATTATGACATTGGAAACATTGGAAGCATAATTACTTGTGTTTGTTATTATGACATTAGAGACATTAGATGCATAATTACTGGTATTATTAATATTTGTATTTAATGAATTTAATAATACGTTTGAAACATTGGAAGCATAATTACTTGTATTTGTTATTATGACATTAGAAACATTGGAAGCATAATTACTTGTATTTGTTATTATGACATTAGAAATATTCGAAGCATAATTACTTGTATTTGTTATTATGACATTAGAAATATTTGATGCATAATTACTTGTGTTTCTAATAATGACATTTGAAATATTAGATGCATAATTACTTGTGTTTGTTATTATGACATTGGAAACATTAGATGCATAATTACTTGTATTATTAATATTTGTATTTAATGAATTTAATAATACGTTTGAAACATTGGAAGCATAATTACTTGTGTTTGTTATTATGACATTGGAAACATTGGAAGCATAATTACTTGTATTTGTTATTATGACATTAGAAACATTCGAAGCATAATTACTTGTATTTGTGATAATAACATTAGAGACATTAGATGCATAATTACTTGTGTTTCTAATAATGACATTAGAAATATTAGATGCATAATTACTTGTGTTTGTTATTATGACATTAGAAATATTCGAAGCATAATTACTTGTATTTGTTATAATAACATTGGAAACATTAGATGCATAATTACTTGTGTTTCTTATTATGACATTGGAAACATTTGAAGCATAATTACTTGTATTTGTGATAATAACATTAGAAACATTGGAAGCATAATTACTTGTATTTGTGATAATAACATTAGAAACATTCGAAGCATAATTACTTGAGTTTGTAATACTTGTAATTATTTCTGATGTTAATGAATATTGTGGTAATATTGAATTAAATAATGCATTAGATGATATATATGTTGGAATAGTTAGTGTAATTTCTTCCTTTCCAAATATTTCTAATTCTTTGAAAAGTAAAGCTGTAAAATTACCTGCTAAACTATTTATACACCATCCAATATAATAATATTTTGTATCAAATGTATTATCTAATATTTTTGTATAAAATCCACTATTATATGTTATTTTAGTTGATTGAGAACCTTGAGTAATTTCATTAAATGTATCACCATTAACAGAACCATAACATTTCCATGTTCCGGGTGCAGCTACAGAAAATGTACTTGAATTATAAAATATAAATTTAGTTAAAATAATAGGAACGGGTAATTTAATTATAAACCAATCGCCTAAATAATCAGATTTTATATAATTATTATTATTACATTCGCCGGTGGCAGTATAATTATCAGAGTTCCAAAATATTGAAGAATTATCTGCTTTTTCAAAATCAAATATTTTTTCTTTTCTACCACTTGTTGTATAAGAAGAACTATATAGTATATAATTACCATTCCCATATAAAAGTCCTGAATTTACTGTTAAAGTTTCTTTCAAAGAATTTATAGGATTAATATTTTTAATATCTGTAAAAGTTATAATTTCAGAAACTGAACTATTATATTTTAATGGTGGATATTGCCTTTCACTAGATAAATAATAAGTAGTTGTATAAATATTATTATTAATAGAACTAATTAATACATTCGAAATATTTGATGCATAATTAGAATTGTTAGTAATAATAATATTAGAAATATTTGATGCATAATTAGAATTGTTAGTAATAATAATATTAGAAATATTTGATGCATAATTGGAATTGTTAGTAATAATAATATTAGAAATATTAGATGCATAATTGGAAGAATTAGATAAATTTATATTTATTAAGTCTCTTAAAGTATTAGATGTGCCTAATGTAAAATTGGAATTATTAGATAAATTTATATTTATTAAGTCTCTTAAAGTATTAGATGTGCCTAATGTAAAATTGGAATTATTGGATAAATTTGTATTTATTAAGTCTCTTAAAGTATTAGATGTGCCTAATGTAAAATTGGAATTATTAGTAATAATAATATTAGAAATATTAGATGCATAATTGGAAGAATTAAATAAATTTATATTTATTAAGTTTCTTAAAATATTGGATGTACCTAATGTAAAATTGGAATTGTTAGAAATAATAACGTTAGAAATATTAGAAGCATAATTGCTAGTATTTATATTAATAATATTTAATTCAGATTTTAATGCATAAGAATTAAAATCTATTAATATAGCATTACTATATAATGAAATTAAATTTATAGATCCATTTACATTTAACTGATATATATCTGGATTTGTTATTCCAATACCTACATTTCCTGAAATATAAGTTATGTTATTTTTTGGAGCAATAACAACGTTACCTGAAGGAATTAATATTAAATTATCTTGAGAAGTATCATATGTAATATCAGGTTCTGTACCAATTACTAATGCATTTAATGTTGTATAATCAGGTAAATTAGGAGGATTTGGTATATCGAGATTTATATTGAAATAATCATATATACCACCATAAATATTATCTACATATTTTATATAAGCATAATCATTTGTTAATTTATATTCATATAATGCTATTTTTGCATTATATGATTTAAATACAATTGATGATATACCATTCGGATTATTATGCGATAATGTTAATGAACCACCATCTGAAGTTGCATCTGTTCCTATTTCTTCAAATATATTTATTTTATTTAAATTAGTATTTCCTGTTATTTTAGCATTACCATTAATATCTAAAGAATATAATGGATTTGTTGTTCCTATTCCAACATTTATTTTTTTATATATTTCAATTCTCCCTGAATATAATTCATTTACATCCGCTTGTTCTAAAATTTTATTATAAATTCTAAAATCTGTCATTTTCATTATTATTTTCGGTGTTGCTGATGATAATGCACGTCCAATATAATATAATCTATTTGTTTTTGTTGGAATATTTGTTATTAGTCTTGTAATTGCAACATCAGTTAATTTATTACCATTAATATAAATTTTCCAAACTCCATCAATTGATATAGTCCATATTATATGTGTCCAATTATATATAAAATTATTTCCAATTGATGTTGTATATGATACATCATTAATTTTAAAATTTAATTCAAAAATTAATGATGATGGAGATGTTATACTAATCATTATATTATTTGATTCTAATGTTTCTCCAAAATTAAATATAATTGAACCATCAACACATGTTATAACTTTTACCCAAAATGAAAAAGATATACCTGTAATTATATTTACTGAATATAAATCAATTGTATTATTTGGAATTACAACATATGAATTATTAATAACAATTCCATTTTTATTAATATTACTAATTTCATGATATCTCATTGGTGCAACTTTTGCAGCTGATAGAGTTAAAACACCAATATCCAATGAACCATAATTTATACTTCTATAAATCTCATCATTAAATATATAAAATATTATTGGTTTTAAATAATTAAGCCAATGGCTTTTAGTACTATCATTATATATTAATAATATATTATCATTAAAATTTAAACAATAATTATATACTTTAAAATAAAATATAGCAATTCCAGAACTAAAAGTATCATTACCACTTATTTTTCTTCCAATATAATTATTCATATTTAAATAATCATTTATTCCTTCAGGAATTTTTTTGTTAATTACATTTGCAAGTATTATCATATTAATCATTATATTCCAATTTCCATCTTTATCAATCGACCAAGATACATTTATAGGATCATCATCAAAATTTTGATATGTATATGTATATTGTGTTATTATATTATTATCAGTTATTGTAAATGTTAGAATAGGTTCTCTATTTATACTTTCATTTGTTATAACAGATATATTATTAGATATATTATTAGTTTCATTTCCAAATTCAAAAACAGTTCTAATATTTGTATTAGAATTTTGTAGATATCCAAAATTAAAAGTTATTCCAGATGTTTGATATATTGAATAAAACTTAATATTTGGCAATTTATACCATTTGTTAGTATTTGTAAAACTAGCTGAACCTCTAATTGGTGGTTCATTACCTAATAATGTGATTGTATCGTTAGTTCCTAATAATATCAATGAACCATTTAATAATGAACCATCATCAAATAGATATTTTTTATTAAAATAGTTATCATATTCTGTGCTATCATAATTTAAAGGGTCATATTGATATGTTTCAAATTTATACCATATTAATGGTTGTATAGTTGTATTTGTTATAGTATCTTTTAATAATGGATATGAATAATTAATTATTTCAGGTGTAGTATTAATTTTATATGATAATGGTTCAAATGTTATATCATATGTTCCTGAATCTATAAATATTTCATCTGTATAATTAAAAACTACATAACATCTTGATAAATCTATTGCATTAGTTGTTGATGTAATATTATATAATTTTGTTGAATTATTGAATATATTTATAGATGAAACAAAATTATTAAAATTTTTTAATAAAACATTAGAAACATTGGAAGCATAATTACTTGTATTGTTAATATTTGCATTTAATGAATTTATAATAACATTGGAAACATTAGAAGCATAATTACTTGTATTTGTTACTATGACATTAGAAACATTGGATGCATAATTACTTGTATTAATAATACTTGGTGTTAATATTTCACTAAATATATTTGATGAAATATAATATGGTATTTGTGCTTCCTTTCCAAAAATTTGTAATTCTGATATTAATAATCCTGTATTTCCTGATACTGATAATAATTTTCCAAATACAAATCCTATATACTGATATTGAATTGTTAATAATGAATTAAATGACTTTTCATAAAATCCATTTGTATATGATGTTAATCTTGTCATTTGTGATGCTTCTGTTATTTCGGTAAAAGTAATACCATCATTACTACCATAAACCTTCCATTCAGAAGGTGCTTTTGGTGGATAAGAGCTACTATCACTTCTTTGATAAATTCTATATCTTGTTAGCATTATTGGTTGAGGTAATTTGATTATTACCCAATCACCTTTATAAAAATTATCTATTGTACTTTCTCCAGCATAATTTCCTGTGTCTGATATATATTGGTTTTCAGCCCAACGAGGATATCCACTGTCATTTGTTGAATAATTAAATAATTTTGATTTTAGATTAGCTGTACCTAAAGTTGATGATGAATAAACTTCATAATTTCCTGAACCATATGATATAGATGTTGTATTTAAATTTAATGTTTCACGATTAACTAATTGTCCTAATAATGTAATTGTATTTTCTGATGTTCCTATTAATGCTTTTGGTGGATAACGTCTTTCTTGTGTATAAAAAATTATATCACTTGAATATAAATTACTTATATTTGTATTTAATGAATTTATTATGACATTAGAAACATTAGAAGCATAATTACTTGTGTTTGCAATAATAACATTAGAGATGTTAGAAGCATAATTACTTGTGTTTGTTATAATGACATTAGAAACATTGGATGCATAATTACTTGTGTTTGTTATAATAACATTGGAAATATTGGAAGCATAATTACTTGTGTTTGTGATAATCACATTAGAAATATTGGATGCATAATTACTTGTGTTTGTGATTATAACATTGGAAACGTTAGATGCATAATTACTTGTGTTTGTTATAATGATATTAGAAACATTCGAAGCATAATTACTTGTATTTGTAATAATAACATTCGAAACATTAGAAGCATAATTACTAGTATTTACAATTATAACATTTGAAACATTCGAAGCATAATTACTTGTGTTTGTTATTATGACATTAGAAACATTCGAAGCATAATTACTCGTGTTTGTTATAATGACATTTGAAACATTCGAAGCATAATTACTTGTGTTTGTTATTATTACATTAGAGACATTGGATGCATAATTACTCGTGTTTGTTATAATAACATTGGAAATATTCGAAGCATAATTACTTGTGTTTGTTATTATGACATTAGAAACATTGGATGCATAATTGCTTGTGTTTGTGATAATAATATTTGAAACATTCGAAGCATAATTACTTGCATTATTAATATTTGTATTCAATGAATTTAATAATACATTTGAAACATTGGATGCATAATTACTTGTATTTCTTATTATAACATTTGAAACATTGGATGCATAATTACTTGTATTTCTTATTATAACATTTGAAACATTGGATGCATAATTACTTGTGTTTGTTATAATAACATTGGAAATATTGGAAGCATAATTACTTGTGTTTGTGATAATAACATTTGAAACATTGGATGCATAATTACTTGTATTTCTTATTATAACATTTGAAACATTGGATGCATAATTACTTGTGTTTGTGATAATAACATTGGAAACATTTGATGCATAATTGCTAGTATTTGTTATTATGACATTAGAAACATTGGATGCATAATTGCTTGTGTTTGTTATAATAACATTTGAAATATTAGAAGCATAATTACTTGTGTTTACAATTATAACATTAGAGATGTTAGATGCATAATTACTTGTGTTTGTTATAATAACATTAGAAATATTGGATGCATAATTACTTGTGTTTGTTATTATTACATTAGAGACATTAGAAGCATAATTACTTGCATTATTAATATTTGTATTCAATGAATTTAATAATACATTTGAAACATTGGATACATAATTACTTGTATTTGTGATAATGACATTTGAGATGTTGAATGCATAATTGCTAGTATTTGTTATTATGACATTAGAAACATTGGATGCATAATTACTTGCATTATTAATATTTGTATTCAATGAATTTAATAATACATTTGAAACATTGGATGCATAATTACTTGTGTTTGTTATAATAACATTGGAAATATTAGAAGCATAATTACTTGTGTTTGTTATAATAACATTGGAAACATTCGAAGCATAATTACTTGTGTTTGTGATAATAACATTTGAAACATTGGATGCATAATTACTTGTGTTTGTGATAATAACATTTGAAACATTGGATGCATAATTACTTGTATTTGTTATTATGACATTAGAAACATTGGATGCATAATTACTTGTATTTGTTATAATGACATTTGAGATGTTAGATGCATAATTACTTGTATTTGTTATTATGACATTAGAAACATTGGATGCATAATTACTTGCATTATTAATATTTGTATTCAATGAATTTAATAATACATTGGAAATATTGGAAGCATAATTACTTGTGTTTGTGATAATAACATTAGAAATATTAGATGCATAATTGCTTGTGTTTGTTATTATGACATTTGAAACATTCGAAGCATAATTACTGGTGTTTGTTATAATAACATTGGAAACATTGGATGCATAATTACTTGTATTTGTTATTATAACATTGGAGATATTAGATGCATAATTACTTGTGATTATATTATTAGAAGGAATAAAAGTATTAATTAATACATTTGACGATATATATATATTTGATAAAAAAATATTATTTTCTTTAATATTTCCATATGATATCAAATCATTACTAATAAATAAATTTGAATTAATATAAACTTGTCCATTAACATATAATTTATAATTATTATCTGTTGAACCAATTCCAATATTTCCCAAAAAAATATTTGGATTTTTTGATAATTGCATAATACTATTAGAAAAAGTTGAAACATTGCTAACATTTAAATAATTAGTTAAAATATTAGAATTTGAAATAAAATTATTAGTTTTTAGAGTTCCTGAAAAAGTGGCTTCTTCCAATATTGAACCTCCAGAAATTTTTAAATAATTAGGGTCATTTCCTGTAGTTGAATATGATGGTAATATATTATTTAAAAGAGTATTTGATGATATATAAGTTGGATTAATATTTTTTATTTCTTTTCCATATAATTTAAGTTCATTTAAAATTAAATTAATTCTTCCTGAATTAACACCTATAATTTTATTAAATGTAAAACCAATATAATCATATAAAATATTGAAATTTGAAAGTATTTTTGTATATGATTTATTAGTATAATTAGGTATATCTAAAGGTATATTATCATTTGATGCATCAATTATTTCAGTAAAATAAACACCATCAAATGACCCATAACATCTCCATAAAGATGGTGCATTAGTTATATTTTCAGAAGTAAATATAAATTTAGTTAAAATAATTGGTTTAGGTAATTTAATAATTATCCAGTCACCTAAATAATTATCTTTAATATAATTTGTATTTGCATAATAACCATTTGATAAATAATTATTGTTTTTCCAACTACATAAATCATAAATATTATCTGTAAATAAATTTATTTTTCTTTTATCTTGGTCATCAGAAATACTTGATGAATAAATAATATATGTTCCACTTCCATAATTTATATTATCAGTATTTAATGTAATAGTATCATAATAAACAGATTTATTTAAAAAAGTAGTAATAATTGTAGAATTTGCATCATTAAAATTTTTAGGAGGATAAAGACCTTCATTTGTATAATAAAAATCATATAATAAATTGCTTGTAATATAATTATTAAAATTTAATATTATACCATTAGATGAAATTGCTAAAGCATTTAATTTTCCGATAATATTAGCATCACCAACATTAGTAAAAAACCCGGAATTATTTATATTAATAGAATCAATATTAGATGTTATATTTGAAGATGAAATAACAGTTCCTCCAACAAATAATTTTTTATTTTTATCAGTATTTAAACCAATATTAATATCACCTGCAGTAAATAAATCACCTTTAAAATTTATATTTTCTACTCCCGATTGGGTTAAACTATTTTTGATTAATATATTACTTGTTGTAATATTAGAATTGACAATTAAATAATCGGAGTCAATATTATTTTTTAAATCAGCTGCATTAATAAAAATATTATTAATATCAGTTCCATTTATATTTAAGGAAGCAGCATTAAATGCACCATTAACTGTTAATGCATAATTGCCTTGCGTTGTAATATCAGATACTGTTACAGCAGGGTCTCCCTGCCATGTAATATCTTCTATAAAATCCATATGTCCTTTATATTATTTAAAATAAAAAATCTGAAATAATACAGCTAACATTTAAATCATTTTTTCTGGATAAAATTGAAATATGATTATAACTTGTTGTTTTTAATAAAAATATATCTCCTGCAGTTATTTTATTTAAATAATAATTACTTGGAAATCCAATTGCGCAAATATTTATAATTCCTGAGTTAACTATATAACTTGTGTAAATATCATATTGTAAAATGGTTGGTGGCTTATTTGCAACGTTATTATTAAATATGGCAGATGTTGAAAAAAATTTTATTCCAAAAATGCGATATGGATTTGCATCAATTGAATCAATTTTAGTTTTAACATATGTTGGTAAATATATATCATGTTTATAATAAGTTTCATTATTTAATATAATAACATTACTGCAAATACATCTAAATCCATATTTTTTTTGAATATTTGGCTGATTACTAGCTAATTCATTTCTTAAAACATCAATACTTATATAATTACCAACATCAGTAATTGATAGATATTTATCTTTTAAATTACTACCACCTTCTTTAATATTTCCTTCACATATAATATCATTTGATGAATAAATTGAACCATTAACATTTAATTTATATAAATTATTAATATTTGTTCCAATACTAAGATTTGAATCAATAATTAAATTACTTGAAATATTACCTCCTTTAATAGATAAATATTTATCAGTTAAATTAGTTCCTCCTTCTTTTATATTTCCATTACATATAATATCATTTGATGAATAAATTGTTCCACTAACATTTAATTTATATAAATTATTTGCAATAGTTCCAATTCCTACATTTGATGAAATCGTTAAATTACTTGAAATATACCCACCATTAATTGATAAATATCTATCACTTAAATTTCTTCCATCTTCTTTTATATTTCCAAGACATAAAATATTATTGGATATATAAACATCTCCCATAATTGTTAATTTATAAATATTATTGGCTATAATACCAATTCCTAAATTTGATAAAATAGATACATTATTTAAAATACTACCACCATTGATTGGAAAATAATTATTTGAAGCATTAGAAATAGTTAAATATTTATCACTTAGATTTGACCCATTTTCAATAATATTACCTAAACAACTAATATTATTTGATGAATAAATTGACCCATTAACATTTAATTTATATAATTGAGATGCGGTTGTTCCAATTCCAAGATTATTATTAATTATTCCTCCACTAATTAAAAAATAATTATTTAATGCATTTTCTATTGTTAAATATTTATCACTTAGATTTGACCCATTTTCAATAATATTACCTAAACAACTAATATTATTTGATGAATAAATTGACCCATTAACATTTAATTTATATAATGATGTTGGATTAGTTCCAATTCCAATATTATTTATAGCATATATAGAATGAGATGATAATAAATTAACATTACTAATATTTGAACTATTTAAATTATTTGTAATAATATTTGAAGTTATTATTTGATTTAAAGAAGTTAAATTCGATGTTATTATTTGATTTAAGGAAGTTAAATTTGAGGTAGTTAAATTAGATGTAAATAAATTTTTAGAAAAAGTTGTATCTCCTGAAATTGTTCCTCCTGTATTTTTAAAATAATTTGTATCTTCGCCAGTTTTTGAATATAATAATAAAGTTGAATTAAAATTATTAATTAAAATATAATCTGATAAACGACTTAATGGTGTATATAATGATAATGATGCATTTGTAGCAAATGATGAAAAATCAATGGGTGAATTATTGATATATAATGAAGTTGTATTTAAAGAACCATTAATAAATAATAGATGTTCTGAAAAAGTAGTTGAACCAATACTAACTTTACCAGAAGTAATTAATGTATTTGTTTGTATATTTGAATAATTAATAATATTTGAGGTTATTATATTAGATGTAAATAAATTTTTAGAAAAAGTTGTATCTCCTGAAATTGTTCCTCCTGTATTTTTAAAATAATTTGTATCTTCGCCAGTTTTTGAATAAGATGATAAAGTTGAATTAAAATTATTAATTGATATATAATCTGATAAACGACTTAATGGTGTATATAATGATAATGATGCATTTGTAGCAAATGATGAAAAATCAATGGGTGAATTATTGATATATAATGAAGTTGTATTTAAAGAACCATTAATAAATAATAGATGTTCTGAAAAAGTAGTTGAACCAATACTAACTTTACCAGAAGTAATTAATGTATTTGTTTGGATATTTGAGGTTGTTAAATTTGATGTTGTTATTTGATTTAAGGAAGTTAAATTTGAAGTAGTTAAATTTGAAGTAGTTAAATTTGAGGTTATTATTTGATTTAAGGAAGTTAAATTTGAGGTAGTTAAATTAGATGTTATTAAATTTTTAGAAAAAGTGGTATCGCCTGAAATTGTTCCACCTGTAATTTTAAGATAATTTGCATCTTCGCCTGTTTTTGAATATAATAATAAAATTGAATTAAAATCATTATTTGAAATATAATCTGATAAATGACTTAATGGTGTATATAATGATAATGATGTGTTTAATGATGTTGTTGTTATAAATGATGCAAAATCAATGATATTATTATTAATATATAATGAAGTTGTATTTAAAGAACCATTAATATTTAGTTTATATAAATCTGAATTAGTTGTTCCAATTCCAATTGAGCCTAAAATAGAACCACCATTAATTGATAAGTAAGAATTTGAAGCATTTATAATAGTTAAATATTTATCAATAAGATTAGAACCTCCTTCGATAATATTATTGAGACAACTAATATTATTTGAAGAATAGATTGAACCATTAACATTTAATCTATAATCAGTAATATTTGTAGAACCAATTGCTAGATTTTGAGATATTATTAAATTATTATTTATAGTTCCGCCAGTATTTTTTGATAGATATTCACTATTTGCATTTACAATTTTTAAATATTTATTTGAGATATCAATACCATTTTCAATAAAACTTATTGAATTTATTGAGGTAGTATTTATTTTTCCATCAATATTTAATTTATATATATCTGAATTAGTTGTTCCAATTCCAATAGAACCTGAAATAATTCCACCACTTTTTGATAAATAAGTATTTGATGCATTTGTTATAGTTAAATATTTATCACTAATATTAATACTATTTTCTTGTAAATTAGTGCAATTAATAATAGCCGAAGAAAATATATTTCCATTTACTGATAATTTTGAAATTAATGGTGCGTTTAATGCATAACCAATTCCAATATTTCCATTTAAATTATTATAACAATTTGCAATATTAGCATTTATTGATATATTCCAATTATTAAGATTTATCAAATCAGGTCTATTTGTAATATTATTATAATTAATATTTGTTAATAAAGAACCATTTCCTTGATAAGCAGTAGCTGTTATAGTATTTGCAACATTTAAATTTTTAGCTGTTATTGTATTACCACTATTAATATTATTTACAATATTAATATTACTAGCAACTATATTACCACCAACATTTAATTTTAATTGAGTATCACTATTTATATTTGGCAAAGCTGTACCAATCCCAACAGTTCCGCTAAAATAATAAATATTAGGCGTTGATGGTTCTTTAATCCAAATATCAGTTTTTGAATTGATATATTGTGTAATAGTAGTATTTAAACTTTCATATATATACTGTGGTATTGTTGATTGGATGTTTGCTAATGCTACCGCGTTAAAGCTTAAATTGCTATTAGCATCTATTTCAAGAGGTAATATTGCATTCAATTTTCCTTGAATATTAGTATTAATGCTATCATTTTTTACATAATTAGTTAAAATATTATTTAAAACATTAGATGATATATATAATGGAGTTAATGCTTCTTTACCATATATTTCAAGTTTAAAAATTTTAAGATTAATTAATATCCTAAATGTTTCTATTGAATAAATTAATTTATCAAAAACAAATCCAATAAGGTTATATTTCGTATCATTAAAAAAAAATCTCTCATAATAAGAATATATATCATTGACTTTAATATAATCTGTAGTTCGTAATTGTGGACTTTCATTTGATGCATATCTTAATATTATCCAATTTGCTCCATCATCATTTGAAGCATAACATCTCCATGAAGAAGGTGCGTTATAAATTTGAGTATTTAAAATATAAAATCTAAATTTAGAAAATATAAAATTAAAATTCGTAAATTTTATGATAATAAAATCACCATAAAATCTTTCAAAAGTACCATTTCCTGAATTATATATTATTGAATTTCTATCTTGTATATCAATATTAGCAGTTGTTTTGTTATACATAGTATTTTTATAATTATTTACACCCCATGAAGGATTTAGAGCTGTATTAGGATTATCATTATAATAAAATAAATTAAGTAATCTATTATTTCTATTAGTAGATGCAATACTTGAATAATATATATTATATGCGCGTGTTATTATTGAATTGTCATAATTTGTAACTGTTTCAGAAAAACTTTCATTTAAAGCATAGATATATTCATTTTGAGCTTTAATATCTCCTGTAAAATCACTATCTAAATATGTTTGTAATGTTGGAGTATTATTTGCAGAAGGATATCTTTTTTCATTTGAAAATATATTTGAATTAAATGATAACAATGATGTAACAAAATTCTCCGTTTTATTTATTGCATCATTAATATCTGATTCAACAGAATTTTTTGTTGAATATATATTATTAGCATCAGTTATAGATAAATATGATTGTAATTTATTATCAATAATAGTATTGACACTTGTATTATTTAATATTTTAATTCCATTTTCATAAATTTCACTTGCATTTAAATATCCTATAATATTTAATTTATATATATCTGCTGTTTCTTGTATTTCAGTTCCTATTGTAATATTTCCTGATGATTTAATATTTATAATATTATCTTCATCAGTATTTACATTAATTGATATTTGTTTTTTCCATATGGATGAATTATAAGTTCCCATACAAAAATTACTATCCATAAAACCTATTTTAAAACTATTTTCATTATTTATGTTTGTAATTATCATTGATGTATTATCAAATAAACCTGTTTTATGTAATATATGTAATTCTGCCTTTGGATTATCTGTATTAATACCAATTATATCTGAATGAAGTGAAATTGAATCTAAAGTATTGGTACTTATTGCATTTTGACACGTAATATTATTTCTAGTATTTAAATCATAAGTTGATATTGTTTCATTATTATTAATATTTAAACTATTAATATTATTTATTGTTATTTGTTCATCAACCGTAATATTATGAGCTGATATTAAATTTGCTTTAATATCAGTAGCTATTATATTTGTTGATAATAAATCTTTTGTTAAAATGTTTTCTTCATTATTAATAGTTTTAGAATTTAATATTTCTGCTGTAATAGAAATAGTTGACTTAATAGTTTCTGATTCAATATTTTTTGAATATATATTATTTTCAGCTATTATATTGTTTGATGAATATATCAATAAATTTGCATAAATATTTGCTAAAGATTTAAAATCATTTGTAATATTAATATTTCTTGATGTTATATTATATAATGTTTTAATATCATCTGATATAATATTTTTAGCATTTATTATATTACCATTAATATTTTTGATACTAATAATATTATTAGAACAAATAATATCAGTAGTATCAAAAAAATTAGTATAAATTGAATTAGATGATAATATACTTAATGTATTAATATTACGCGTTGCATTAATATTATTTGCATTAATATTTGCAGATGATAATAATTGTGTATTAATATCATTTGCTGTAATATTAAATAATACATTTAGATTATTTAATATATTTAAATTAGATGTAGTTAAAATATTAAATGAACCATCATTTGCATAAATATCAGTTGCATATAAATCAGATAATATTTTTACATTACCATTTATATATAATTTAGAATTAGTATCATCATTTATAGGGTCAGTTCCAATACCAATTAAACCATTTCTATCTATTTTAATATTATTTGCGATATTAAAAATATTATTGTCATCAATATTTAAATTATAATTTAGAGTATTTTTATTAAATCTTAATGATTTTTTAATTAATAAATTTGAATTAATATTAATATCTCCAGAACCATTAATAATTAATGATTCACCAGGTGCATCGGGATTAATATAAAATTGTTTTGACCAAATATTATTTGTTGTTAAATTACCAAATGCAAAATTATAATTATCATCATAACCTAATTTAAAATTTTTATTTCTAGTATCTGTTTTAGATATTACAATTGTTCCATCAATATTATCAGATGTAGAACCAATATGTAATAATCCTAATGGTCTAGATGTTCCAATACCTACTTTTGAATTAATTGGTGAATAAATATTATTATTTATATTTGTCCAACCTGATTTAGATAAATCAATATCAATTGTATTATCATTATTATGTATTAAAGGAAGTCTAAAAATCAATTTATTTAAAGTTATATTATTATAATCTAGTTCAGTTATATTTCCTCCTTTTCCTCTTAAAATTGTATTTTCTGTTAAATTTTGATTTTCTTCAACAAACTTTTGGTCTGCTATTTTATTTTCTTCTTTTAACCATGAAATAATATCTTTTTCAATGCCACCTGCGTTAATATAAATATTTGATGTTAATTTTGTATCTCCATTAACATTAAGATTAGAACCTATATTAACAGTGCTAGTATTATCAATATTTATAGAATTATTTTTCGCATCTTTATTAATTTTAAATTGCTGTGCATTATTAGTTCCAAATATGAATGTATTATTATCATAATAAAATTTAAATAAATTATTATTATTATTATCAATAATAATTGATGCATTATTATTTTTAATATGTAATGTCGCTGAAGGGTCTGTTATTCCAATTCCTATTCGTGTATTATTATTTGTATATAAAATATCTGTATTACTTGTCCATCCGCCATCAGAAAAATTTACTGAAATATTGCTATTACTTGATATGTGAATGCCTAAATTTGGAATTAATTTTAATTGAATATTTGAAGTAATATATTTTCTATCATAATATAAATTACTATTAAAACGAACAATATTACATGATAAATTATTAATATCCAATCCTGTATTTTCAATTATTACTTCTGGACCTATAAATATTAATTTATTATTAACAATATTATTATAATCAATATCTGTAATATTTTCACCCTTACCTCTTAAAATAGTATCTTTTGTAAATGAATTAATACCTCCACCACCTAATCTTATTTTAGCACTTTGACGCATAAAATATTATCTATTAAATATTAAAAATATAAATATTTAATATAAAAAAATCATATAGAAAAAAAATAAAGAAATTAGTTATTTAATATTAAAGATTTTGTATCAAATACATTAATCAATTCATTATAATATGAATTATCATCATATAGACTATGTAATTTATTATAATAACTATAAAATAGCTTAAAAAAGTATTTAAGGATTATTTTATTATCTTTAAATCTATATTCCTTAAATATATAAAATAGAGATGATAATCTGAAGATATTAGCAAGTTTTATATTTAATTTTTTATTTATTTTTATAATCTTTAAATTTATGAAATATAGATGATAATTTTGCATTGACAAAATATTTAATAAATTCTTCATTAATAATAAATGGTATATATTCTTGACGATAAAATGCAAATATGTCAATTGGAAATATTTTTTCATCATTATAATTAAATTTTACAGGATTAACAAAACTAAAATTATTAATATTATATAAAATTTTTTTATTATTATTACATTTATATATTTCAGTATAATTATCATTTGCTAAACAGTTTTTTATAAAAATATCTATTACATAAGCAAATATTATATTTAAAATCTTTGCAATAATTCTGCGATATCTTATATAATTCATTTTGATTTAAGGAACTATTTTTAATAAGTTCGTCAAATTTAATGCCAGAACATTTATGAAAGGTAATAAAATATTTATAAACTTTTGATTGTATTTTATTATAAATAATAATATCATCATTTGATAAAGAAATAAAATTATAAAAAATGATTATGTTTTATATAAAAAACTTAAAAAATAATTTAAAAAATGAATAATAAGGAATATGAAAAAGTATTAAATCAATATATTGATATTTTAATGTATGATATTCATATTAAAACTTATGAATTAAAAAAAAATAAAACTAATCCCGAACATTCAGATATTTTATTTCAAAATTATTATAAAGAAAAAATTATTGAATTTAAAAAAAATATTAATATTGCAAAGAAAATTTATTATAAATAATATTTATGATGTTGAACCAAATCCTCCATCATTTCTTAATGTTGATGAAAGATTATCATCTGTAATTTCAATCAGCGTTGAAAAGATTTGTTTGCGAACAATTAATTGACAACATTTGAATGGAAATACAATATCAGGTGCATCATCTGCAATTTTTGTTAATGCAATCATTAAATTACCTCTATAATGATTATCAATAATACCAATATTATTTGCTAAAATATATCCAAATTTGCTAATTGAACTTCTTGGAACAATTTCAGTATAATATCCCTCATCAATTTCAATTTTAATACCGGTATCATATAAAGTTGTTTTTGAATTAAAATCTTTAATTTTTTTAATGATTGTTAAATCATAGCCGGCATCTTCTTCAAAAGCTTTAGATGGAATAATAGCATCTTTATCAGTTTTATAAACTTTAATTAATGGTTTTACATAATTATTTGAAACTTTATTTTTATAATATGAATTTAATAAAGTAATATTATTATTTGAATAATAAATAATATTTAAAAATTTATTTTTGTTATATTTATTAATAAAATTGATTACTTCTTCTCCATTATCATTTTTAATAATTTCATATTTAATATCCTTCAAAATAAAATTTTTAATATCATCAAAAATATTTTTAACATTATCATGTGAAAATATTAAACCTTCATAATTAATTTCATATAAACCACGAATAAATCCTTTTTTGCATTCATCACTAAAATTATTAAAATTTTGAATTGCTGTTTCAATCGATTTCAAAATTTTATCATCATTAATATAAATAATATTAGTATCAATATTACAACAAACATTTGATAAAATAGCTTTAATATCTGTTCTATAATTCAATCCCATTACATAATTATTATTTTTACAAACTAAACCAAGAATATATGCTTTTTCATCTGTATCAATAGTATTAAAATAAGTTGTATTTATATCTCCCATTTTTTATTAATAATTATATTCAAATTATTTTTATATAAAATTAATCTAAAGGACTATCAGTAATCATCATACCACAATATTTAACTGGTGATTTTCTATAATCATATTTTATATAAACACCAATATTAATTGCCTCAATTAATAATTCTTTAAAAAATTCCCAGAATGGTTCATCATGTCCAATAGTTTCATTTCCTATATGACTTAATTCATGAATGCATACAAAAGTAAGAACATTAATATCAACTATTTTTCCATCAGTTCTAAGACATAATATTATTTCTTCGCCTTTATTAACAGTATAACTTGTATAACTTGGATTATCAATACCTTCTTTTAAAACATCGGGATTAAAATTTTTCTTTAATCTCATAACTTTAGGATTTGATGGAAATGTTTTATACATATGATTAACCAATAATATTAATTTTTCCCGCACTTGTGCAATTAAATCTGCTGCTTCTGTTGAATCATCTTTTATTTGAACATCATAATTGCGATTATCAATTTTTGAAACAATAGTTTCAATATTACTATAATAATGATATTGATAAATTAGATATATAAATACGATTGATAAAATAAGAATAGTAAAGCCTGTATTATTAAATTCCATTCTATAAATAACCTAATAAAAAATGAAATTATTAATATAAAAATAATATCAATAATAATAATCAATGAATAGTATATTAATCGACGATTTGACATCAACGGATAAAGATATAACTTATCAAATTACAGATTGGTTTATACCTGAAAATGATAAAATTCAATATGATTTTTCATCATCTGAAAAAACTAGAGAATATACAATTAATATTTATGGTAAAAATAAAGAAGGTATCAGTATTTGCACAAATGTAATTGGATTTAAACCATTCTTTTATTTGAAACCTCCTGAAACATGGGAAGAATTGAGTAATTCGGAATTTAAATTAAAAGTTCAACAATTACAATTAAAATTATTAGATGAATATTATGATTATAAATTTAAAGGTAAACCTACAAGAAAAAAAATTATTTCTAAGATGTATGAAGAACATTTATGCAAACTTGAAATTGAACGCAAAAAAGATTTCTGGGGATTTACAAATAATAAAGAATTTAGATATATTAAAATTGTTGTTAAATCATTAGGATTATTCAATTCTCTTAAATATTATTTTCAAGATTTAAAAGATGGTTTTACATTATGTGAAAGTAATATTGAACCATTTTTAAAATTTATTCATATTCAAAAGATAAAACCATGTGGATGGATTAATGTCAGAAATTATACATTAGAAAATGTTGCCGATACTCGATGTGATTATAATATTACTGCTAATTGGGATGATATCATTCCTATTGAAAATAATACTATAGCACCATTTGTTATTGCTTCATTTGATATTGAATGTTCAAGTTCTCATGGTGATTTTCCTCTTGCTATTAAAAATTATAAAAAATTAGCTCAGGATTTATGTATGCTTTCTAAAGCAAATTTAGATGATAAAAATTTAATTTCTAATATTATTAAAGCTTTTTCAGATGATGTTATTATTACAAATACATATATGATAAATAGATTATATTCAAAAACAAAATTAACGGATAAACATAAATTAAAACTCCATGAACATGAAGAAGATATCAGATTTATATTAAATAAAATGAAATCATTGACAATTGTTAATGACGATGAAGATGAAGAAATTGAAGAGGATGAAGAACCAGAAAAGAAAAATAATATTTCAGTTAAAGAAGCAAATGAAATTGAGGAAGCTTTAAATAAGAAATTATCGGATATTTTACCGGAATTAGAGGGTGATAAGATTATTCAGATTGGAACAACAGTTCATATTTATGGCAGTGATGATATTATTTATAAAAATATTATTTCTCTTGATACATGTGATGATATTGAAGATGCGACCGTTATATCATGTAAAACTGAGAAAGAATTAATATTAAAATGGAAGCGTGAATTGATGAAAATTAATCCTGATATAATTATCGGATATAATATTTGGGGTTTCGATATGGAGTATATTTGGAATAGAGCAAAAGAAGAAAATATAGTTAAAGAATTTGCAATGGGATTGGGTAAAACAATAACAAGAGAAATAACATTAATTGAGCAAAAATTATCATCATCCGCATTGGGTGATAATAGTTTAAAATTATTTGATATGGATGGAATTGTTACAATTGATTTATTTAAAGTTATGCAAAGAGACCATAAATTGGATAGTTATAAATTAGATAATGTAGCATCCATATTTATTGGTTCAAAAAAAGATGATTTAAAGCCAAAAGAAATATTTGAAAAATTTAAGGGAAATTCTAATGATAGATGTGTAATTGCTAAATATTGTATTCAAGATTGTTTATTAGTTAATAAATTATTACATAAATTGAAAATTATTGAAAATAATAGTGGCATGGGTAATGTTTGTTTAGTTCCTTTAAATTATTTATTTAAGAGAGGTCAAGGGATTAAGATTTATTCTTTGATTACAAATGAATGTATGAAACGTAATTTCGTAATTCCAGTTAAAAAATATGTTATTAATGATATTGATATTGATGGTTATGAAGGAGCAATTGTTCTTGAACCAAAAGAAGGTATTTATTTGGATGAACCTATTGTTGTATTTGATTACGGGTCTTTATATCCATCATCAATGATATCGAGAAATTTATCACATGATACATATGTATTAAATGAGAAATATTTAACGATTGATGACCCTAATGTAGAATTTGTAAAAGTTAATTATGATTTGTATGAAGGATTGGGGGATAAAAAACGCAAGGTTGGAGTTAAAGAATGCACATTTGCAAAATATAAGGATGGTAGAAAAGGAATTATTCCTGATATCTTATCATTATTATTGGAAGAAAGAAAAACAACAAAAAATAAAATAGAACATTCAACGATTATAAAGAAAGACGGAAGTTCTATTATTGGAATAATTCATGAAAATAATGATGATGAAGTTAATATTACAACTCCTGATAAAATTAAACATAAAATTAGAAAAATAGATATTGAAATTATTAAAGATACTTATAATAAATTTGAAAAAGATGTATTTGATGCATTGCAAGCTGCTTATAAAGTCACTGCAAACTCTTTATATGGTCAAATTGGTGCGAGAACATCGCCTATTTATTTAAAAGAAATTGCGGCATGTACAACGGCAACAGGACGAGAAATGATAATGTTGGCAAAAGAATATGTTGAAACAAATTATAATGCTGATGTTATTTATGGTGATAGTGTTATGCCATATACACCAATTACTTATAAAATTGATAATAATATTTATGTGAATACATTTGAAAATATTGAGGGTAAATGGATTAATTATAGAGAATTTAAATCAAATGATAAAGACCGATATAATAAAGAGCAATATTTACCAAACGATATGTATGTATGGACTGATATGGGATGGGCTAAAATCAAACGTTTCATCAGACATAAAACCATTAAAAAGATTTATAGAATTATAACAAAAACAGGTATTGTTGATGTTACCGAGGACCATTCATTATTGGATAATAAAAGAGAAATCATTAAACCGTCTAAATGTAAGGTTGGACAAGAATTATTACATTCTAAACCTGATATTAAGGATTTAAATTTTAAAGATTTTAATGATAATATTGATTATTATTTAAATAAAATTGCTGATAATGATGATTATATTGAAACAACTGAACAAATTGAGGCGCAAAAATATGTTATTATATTACAATCATTATATTATAATATTTCAATAGAATACAATAATAATATTTATAAAATTAATTATAAAAATAATGAAAATGATAATAATGATATTAAAAAAATAGAAGTTTTATTTGATACATATGATGGATATGTTTATGATATTGAAACGGAACATGGAGTATTTCATGGTGGTATTGGAAATTTAATTTTAAAAAATACTGATTCAATTTTCTGTAAGTTTCCATTAAAGGATACTGAAGGGGAATTGATATTTGGTAAAAATTCTTTACCGGTTGCAATTAAAATTGGTAAAGATGTTGAAAAGAATATTGCGAGTATTATGCCATATCCACAAAAACTAAATTATGAAAAATGTTTATATCCGTTTATATTATTTAGTAAGAAACGATATGTTGGTAATTTGTATGAAATGGACGTTGAAAAATTTAAGCAAAAATCAATGGGAATTGTATTAAAAAGACGTGATAATGCAAATATAGTTAAAAAAATATATGGAGGTATTATTAATATTATTTTAAATAGTCAGGATTTAGACAAATCAATTAGATTTTTACGTGAAGAATTATCAGATTTAGTTAATGGTAAAGCAGATTTTAATGATTTAATTTTATCAAAAACTTTAAAATCTTCTTATAAAGACCCAACAAAAATTGCGCATAAAGTTTTAGCAGATAGAATTGGTATCAGAGATGCAGGAAATAAACCTGCATGCAATGATAGAATAGCTTATATTTATATTAAAAATCCTGGTGCAAAACTTCAGGGAGATAAAATAGAAACACCTGAATATATAAAAGAAAATGCATTAGAACCTGATTATTTACATTATATTACAAATCAAATAATGAAACCTGTATTACAATTATATGCATTATGTTTAACTGAATTAGATGATTATAAGGAAAATCATGATTATTGGGATATTATTGATGCACAATTACAATTAAAACCATTATATCAAGACCCGATTAAACGTAAAAGACGTTTAGACAATTTAAAATTAATTAAAGTTCAAGAAATATTATTTGATGAATATATTAATAAACTTAAAGAACCAAAAGAACCTAAAAAAACTCGTGCAGCAGCAACTAAAAAGAAAGAAGTAGCTAAGAAAGAAGCTAAAAGTGAAATTCAAGAAGAAGTTGAAGGAGAAGTTAAAGGAGAAGTTGGAATAGCTATAAAAATGACTGGAGATATTAAAATAGTACATAGTAAAGCTAAAGAGGCAATAACTTATTCAATAAAGATTATAAATGAAGGTAAGATAATATATAATGAGGAAAACAAGGAAGGAATTAAGGATTTAACGAAAGAAAAAATATTAAATGATTTATTGATAAAACTTTATAAGAAATATAAGAAAGAAAATGCAGATTTTAAATTAGATATTAAAATAAATTATAAAGATTATATTAAAAAATTTAAATTATTATTAAATAAATATTTGAGTTATATTGAAAAAACAAAAGATTATAATCCATTGGCAAATGATATCAGTATGATTAAAAGTCATAAAGAATTATCGGATAATGCGGATATCTTAGAAATTAAAGATAATATTAATCTATTATTAGATTAAAAAGATATATATAAAATAAAATGGGAGCATCTGAAACAAAAATCGTATATCAAGAAGACATTAAAAATGCATTTCCAGCAGGTGAAATAAACTTAGATGATGCATGTCAAGTTATTAAATGCACACCTACGCCTAAAAATACAATTGAAGATTTTACCAATTATAATAAAAAAAATAATTATTGGTTCTTATTATTATTTTTGCTTTTATTCATTTTTCTCATTCATATTACATAATAAATTGATATAAGGATAATTTATTATTAATAAAACATGGGAGTGTAGTTCAACGGTTAGAGCACTGCTCTTATGAAGCAGAGACCAGGGTTCAACTCCCTGCACTCCTATTTTTTTATTTTTAAGTTAATTATAACATTGAAGGTTATAATTATCTAAATATTTTTTATAAACTTCTACGGTTGCATAACTATTATTTCCCGGACGATTTTGAATACCTGGAATATGATTTTTAGCATAAAAGAATTTAGTATATTCTAATGCATCGGGTTCAACTCTGCCAATATCATAATTTTTAACAACTGATTTATTTGAAATATCACATGAATATAAACCTTTCATTTTTTCTATATTTTATATAAAGAAATAAAATATAAAGGATAAATAAAATGGAAAGAGATAAAAAGGATTTTGAAAAAGATGGTTTAGATAATGATGAAATTATCATTATCATTAAAGAAATAAGACAAAAAATAGAGGTTAATTTAACCGTTGATATTTCAGAAAAATTAAAAACCGAATATCCATTTTTCGTAGAACGTTATCCTGTATTATTTGATATTGCAACTAGAACAAGTGAACCTTTCAATTGGGAATATCTTAATTATTTCTTATCTATGAGAACAAAAATTATTAATGATGAATTAACATCAGATAAAGCATCGGTTATTATTGGTCAAGAATGGTTTAATAAACATACAAATATTAAAGAACCTCTTGAACCTCCTGTTCGATTTATAAGAAAAAATAAAGAAAATAATTTAAATAAAAAGAGAAAAGTTTAATAATCTTCTAAAAAGTCATATTCATTATCATCATCAATGTCATTATCTGAATTATAATCATAATCATCATAATAATCATCATAATAATTATTTTCTAATAAAATCTCTTTTTCTCTTTGTTTTTCTTCTTCTTCCATATCAAGTTTTAATTGATAAAGTTTATCTAATTCATCATAATCAATTTCTGGTTTTGGTTTAGGATTTATAAACATATATCTGTAATGGTCTTCAACATCTTCATCTCTTTTTTCAGGGTTTTCTTCTTCTTTTTTTTCATTTTCTTCGTTCAAAGATAAAGATTTTGATTTTGATAAATATTTATCATCATATGAACGCATATAATATTCAATTAATTTATATTTTTTTTGTTTTTCATTATTAGTATAACAATTAATTAATAAATTCATTCTATGATTTAAAATATTATTTTTCAAATCTTTGCGTGTCATTATAAAAGTAGAATGGCAATTTAAATAATCTGATAAATTATTATTATATAGAAAATATGTAAAATTAGTAATCATACTTTATTATTATTATTTATTTATTATTATGATTAATATTTATATATTTATCATTTTTTATTTTATATTTATAGATAACTTATGAAAACTAAAAAATCAATTAATCTTTTAGATAGATATCTAAAATATCAAAATATTAATTCTATTATTAATGATAAAATAAAAAATGCTAAAAATAAATGTTTATATCCAATTAAAAATGGTGCATATACATTAAATAATGTAATTTTATTATATAAACGATTAGGAATTGAATCAGCAGATGGAAGTGTTTATTTATCACAAATAAAAGATACAAAAAATATATATAAGTTTGCTACAAAAATACAATTATTGACAAGTAAGAGTTATAAAGAACTTAAATATTTAGATTTGTTAACAAGGGTATCAATAAAAACTAAGAATATTCATTTACCTTTAATGTATAATAATTTAGAATGTAGTTATTTTAATAAAGAAGATAAATTATTGCCTGTAAATCTTAGAGATGAAAAATATAAATATATTAATTCATATTTTTCAACTTTTGTTGAATTAGCAAATGGTGATTTAGGAACTTATATTAATCATAATATTAACAAAAGCACATTTACAATTAAAGATTATAATAATGCTCTTTCTCAATGTTTTATTGGTATCTTAACTTGTCATAGAAATTATATCATGCACAAAGATGCACATTTATATAATTTCTTGTATCATATTATACAAAAAAATAATCTATCATGTTTTAAATATGTATTTAAAGATTTAGTTTTTTATATTGAAAACATTGGTTTAAATTGGGTAATATGGGATTTTGGACGAAGTGATGATATAACTTTTTTTAAAAATAATAATTATATTGATGATTATTTAGATTTATTAGAAACATTAATTGATGATAATAATGTAATAATATCTACTAAATATAAATCATATTTATTTGAAATATATAATGGAATTAAATCATTTAATAGAGATTATGACTTAATTAAATATTTATTAGAAAAAAAATTATTATTTTCGGATAAACAAATAGGAACAATAATTACAACAATAATATTATAAAGAATTAATTTTAATAATAATATTATTAATGATTTCTTGAATTTTATCAATATCTACATCTTTACTATGTTTATAATTAATAAAACAATTATTATTTTTAATAATTAATGTTATTCTATTATTAATTTTATATTCGATAACATTAATAATATATTTTTGATTAATATCATTTGTGCATGCGAATGTGTGAGTTGGCAATTTAATTTCATTGAATAATAAAATATAAAAACTTATTTTATCATTAATAATTGTTGTATCCTCTAAACGTCTTGTATAGACATATTGACTATCATTTGATAAATCATAAACATAATTGCAATTATTGCGACAATAATATGCAATATCACATTGTTTTGTCTTTTTAAAATTACTTTTAATTTTTTTAATTAAATCATCATTAATAAAAATATTTATTTTATTTTCATCTGATGTTATCGATTTTTGCATTAAATAAAAATCAATAACATTTGTATTTTCTGTGATTAAATCTTTGATATTAATCATTTTTAATTATTTTATATATAATTTTATAATCATTTTTTATTTTTATACATAAATAAAAATTGAAATATAAATATAGAAACTTAAAATATATGATTGATTATAAATCATTAACAAAAAAAGAAATAACTGATTTATTAATTAAATCTGATATTCAATATTATAATTTAGGCGATCCTATTTTTACTGATGATGAATATGACGAAATTAAAGAATATCTAAAATCCATTGATAAAAAGAATGAATATTTTAAAAGAATTGGTGCAGATGTTGCAATTGATAATAAAGTTAAATTACCATTCTTTCTTGGTTCTCAAGATAAAATTAAAGATGATGATAAAGTTTTACAAAAATGGCTTAAAAAATATAATACTCCATCATCTTATGTAATCAGTGAAAAATTAGATGGTATTTCTTGTTTGATTATTATAAACAATAATAATATTAGAATATATACCCGTGGTAATGGTATTTATGGACAAGATATAACACAAATAAAAGATATTATTAAAGGTATTCCAAAATTTAATGATAAACACAAAATTGCAATTAGAGGTGAGTTAATTATTAGTAAAACTAATTGGGCTAAAATTTCAGATAAAGGAGCAAACGCCCGTAATGTAGTTGCAGGAACTATTAATTCTAAAGTAATTGATAAAGATATTGCAAAATATATTGAATTTATTTCATATGATGTTTTAAATCCTAGAACAAATATTCAAAAAGCTTTAGAATATGCAGCAAGTTTAAAATTTAAAGTTGTTAAATATATTACAACTGATGAATTATCTATTTCAAATTTATATGAATTATTTAAAAATTGGAAAGAAACATGTAATTATGATATTGATGGCTTAGTTATTACTCATAATGATATTTATAAAATTAAATCAGGTGAAAATCCAAAATATTCATTTGCTTTCAAATCCTTAAAAATGCAAGAAGAAGTTGATGTTATTGTTTCTGATATTGAATGGAATATTAGCAAAGATAAATATATCAAACCAATCGTTAAATTTAATGAAATACAATTAAATGGAGTTAAAATTAAACAGGCAACCGGATTTAATGCCGATTATATCGTTAAAAATATTATTGGGATTGGCTCTAAAATTACTATTATCAGGTCAGGTGATGTAATCCCTTATATCAAAAATGTTTTAAAACCGGCAACGAATGGGAAACCATTATTACCGATTGTTCCTTATATATGGAAGGGGAAAGATATAATATTAGATACGGTCGCTAAAAATAGGGAACAGGATATTAAAATTTACAGTTATTTTATGAAAACTTTAAATATTAAAGGTATTGGAGAAGGTATTATAACAAAATTATATGATAATTCATTTGATACATTACAGAAAATTATTAATATAACAAAAGATGAACTTGTGAATATTGAAGGTTTTAAAGATAAAAGCGCTAATAACTTAATTGAATCATTAAAATCCATAAAAACTAAAAAATGTTTAGAAATAATGCATGCTTCAAATCTTTTAGGACGAGGTTTAGGTGAGAAAAAATTAAATTTAGTTTTTGAAGTATATCCTTTTATTTGTAGCGACCAAGAAAAAACCCTTAAATTAACTATTGATGATTTAAAAAAAATAAATGGATTAGGAGAAGTTAGTGCAGCTCTTATTATATCAAATTTAAAAACTTTTCTAGAATTTTATAATTCTTTAAATATTAATAATGATGATGATAATGATGAAGATAATAATGATGATAATGATAAGAGGAAAAAAGGAAAGAAAGATGAAAAGATAATAATAAATAATAAATATAAAAATAATATTTATGTATTCACTGGAATTAGAGATAAGAATTTAGAAGCAATTATTATTGCAAGTGGTGGAAAACTTTCAAATATCGTTAATAAAAAGACAACTTATTTAATAGTTAAAAATTATAATGATAATACGGTTAAAGTTAAAACTGCAAGAGATTTGAATATACCAATTATAAGTTATGATGATTTTATTAAATAATAATAAAATTAGAATAATAAATGAGTTGTAGTTCAGATAGCACTAAAAATACAGATATTAAAGCTGCAACTTTTAATACATTAAATAGTTTACATAAATATAGTGGTAATTCTTTGTTTATTCCTACTAATATCAATGACCCTTTTAATGTAAGTTTCATAAATGCTTATGGAGATAATATTAATACTAATTTAGATGAATTAGATGATAATAAGAATAATTTATTTATCCGTGATGAAATTACATCTAATGTATATCAAAATTGTGCAATTCAAGCAAATAATCCTTGGTTTACAACAAGTTCAGATTTTAAAAAATGTGAAATTATAAAAAATATTGAATTAGATAATAAATTAAATTTAAGTGCTGATAAAACAAAAGTTATTCTTAATTTAAAAAGTAAAAATAAATCAAAAACTGCATTTAGCCCTTATTATTTTAATATAAATAAAGCATATTGCGAGAATAAATGGTATGATTGGATTATTACGCCTAATTATTATTTAGGTAATACCTATTATAAAGATACATCAAAATATAGGGATGTTGATGTTTATAAATGTTATAAACCATGTAATGAAGATTATATACCTTATAAAACAGAAAAAGGAGAACATAAATGTATTCCAAAAAAATTATTTGGAAATGGCATTTTTTCAGATAAATATATATTTTCTCCAATAGGATTAATTAATTTAATTGGTAATATTTTAATAAATGTTAATGATAAAGATTTAATATGGTTATTATATAAATCAATTATTGATTATAATTTAGAAAAAAATATTGATACAGAAATTTATACAATAAATAATGATGTAAAAAACCATTTAGAATCTAAGAAATCTAATATTTCTGCTAGTATACTAGCAGAATTTAAAAATTGTATTGCTAATCATATTTTAAACAATTTTTCAAATGAAAAAGAGCAAGATTATAGTTATATAAAAGAATTTACATATAAAAATAGAAAATTTAATGAAAATGAACCAGAGATGTATACATTAAGTGGTTTGGATTCATCTGGTGTTCTTATTCATCCAATATTACATCATACATGGATATTAGCAAATATATTTAAACCAGTTTTAGAAGAAGATATTAATATCATTAATACAATAGATACTGATTTAAAATCTAAAGGTAGTCATCTTTTATTTACAAGATTGAAACAATTATTCAATGATGATGAAAATAAAGCTATACGATTAAAAAATATCTTTTATAAAGCAGTTAATATTTGTTATGATAATAAAACAAATTTTAGCACCAATATTATAAATTTAACAAAAAAATCATTAGAATATTATAAAGATAATAATAAATCAAGTATATATTTACCATTATTAAAAGAATATCATAATCCTAACTTAACATCAGATACAATATATTCAAGTGATTTATATTCAACAGATAATAAACCTTTTTTTAAGGAACATAAATTTTATAAAGATTTTGAATTAAATGATTTATATATAAAATATCCAGACAACTCATCAATATTATTAGGTAATGTAAATAATAATAATGATAATACAAGATTTAAATATTTTTTTTCAGTTGAAGATTTAGAAATTAAGACCTGTGAAAAAGGTTATTTTTTTAATACTAGATTGCAACAATGTGAAAAACAAGCAATTATTATAAAAAAAGAAAACGAAGAAATAAATGACGACATTGATGATAATTTTAGTATACCTAAATTACAAAATATATTTTTTATATTTTTGCAAATAGTATTATTTATTCTTGGAATATATATAATCTATATATTTTATGATATTTTTGGTGAAACTATATTAACTTTATATAATTTCATATATATGAAAATTTCTGAATATCATGTATATTTTAATAAAATGTATGGACCTTCAATTATTCCTCGTAATTATCATAATGAAAAACATGAAGATAATTATAATGCCGACCTTGATTATAAGTTATCTGCACTTCAATATGAAAATTTGAAAAACAATAAATTAAAAATAGATGAATATATATATAGTCATAAATAAAATTAAGTTTTATTTAATACTACATGAAGAGAATGTTTTTCTATGTAAATCATGAATTCCATGTTCTAATATTGCATTACGATGTTTTAATGTCGCATAACCCATATTTTTTAGCAAATCATATTTATTTAATTCTGGATTATCTTTTACAATTGATATTATTTCATTATCATGATAATCTTTTGCAATTATAGATGCTGCAGCAATATTTATATATTTAGTATCACCTTTAGTAATACATGAATAATCAATAATTTCATCATCATCAGGAGAAATAATTGGTTTAAAATAATTACCATCTACAATTATAGATGTAAATTTATATTTTTTATATGCAATAAATAATGCTCTATGCATTGCTTTAATAGCAGCTTGAAGTATATTTATTTCATCAATTTCTTTTGGTGTCGCAATTCCAATACCATAAGTTAATGCTTTTTCTTTAATATAATTGGCTAAAATAGTTCTTTTCTTAAATGATAATTTTTTTGAATCTTTAATTTGAAAAAACAATTCATCATCTAAATCATCAGGCATAATAACCGCAGCAGCTACAACATTACCAAATAATGTTCCTCTTCCTACTTCATCAACGCCAATCGTAAATAAATTACTTTTTAAATAAGTATTATTATTTATTTCTGTCATATTATTTATTTATATTAATAATAAATTCATTTTTTTATTATTATTTATTTAGAATATATAATGCATCTCCCCACCCATGTTGGGTCATTTTAGTTAATACTTTTTTAAAATTATATTTAGATAAAAAATCATCAATTTCATGAATTATTGCACCATTTATATATAATTTGGTTTCACTAACTTCTAAATATATTACCTTTGCATAAATAATAGAATTAATACTACCTTTTAATGCTAATAATTCAGCTCCTTGAATATCAAAATTCCAGAAATCATATTTTGATGCATTTAAATTATTTCTTTGTAAAAAAGTATCAATTGTAATACTATTCATTTTAACTTTATCAACATATACAACTTCTGGATGTTCATATGAATGTGTTCCAAATTCAAATATACTTGATGATTGATGATTATTTGAAATATTAAATGTTAATTCTTCATCGTCTTTATCAGTTATTAGAGCATTATAAACATTTGGAATTCCTCTATTTTTTGCCTCTTCTACTTTAAATGGAAGAGCATCAATCCATATAATATCTTCATTATTTAATCCAAGATTATTATATAATGTTAGTTCTTCGCAATTATGTGCACCAATATGCATGCAACCATTTATAATTATATTATTTAAATCTAAAATATTTTTTATTTCATCTTTTGAAATTATATACATTTAATATTATATAATTTATTATGTTAACTATTTTAACGCATAATAAAAATTGACTTTAAGAATATAAAATAAGTTAAATTATATATATAAATTTTAAAATAATGGATGAATTAATGCATAATTTTAATAAAATTTTAGATGAAAAAAGAGAAGTTGATGTAATTGTATCTGATATTGAGTGGAATATTAGTAAAGATAAATATATAAAACCTATGGTTAAGTTTAATGAAATTAAATTAAATGGTGTTAAAATTAAACAAGCAACTGGATTTAATGCAGATTATATTGTTAAAAATATTATTGGTGTAGGTTCTAAAATTACTATTATTCGTTCAGGAGATGTTATACCTTATATTAAAAATGTTATAAATCCTTCAACTAATGGAAAACCATTAATGCCTTTATTACCCTATAAATGGAAAGGTAAAGACATAATAACCGCAGCAGCTACGACATTACCAAATAGCGTCCCTCTTCCTACCTCATCAACGCCAATCGTAAATAAATTACTTTTTAAATAAGTATTATTAATTGTTTCAGTCATATTATTTATTTATATTAATAATAATTCATTTTTTAAATAATCATAAATAAAAATTGACTTTAAGAATATAAAATAAGTTAAATTATATATATAAATTTTAAAATAATGGATGAATTAATGCATAATTTTAATAAAATTTTAGATGAGAAGAAAGAAGAGATTATTGCTATTGCAACGGCAAAAAAAAAAGATGATAAAAAAATGACAAATGTAGATAAACTTGATATGGACACATCAAAAGCAATATATAGAATAAATGCCGCGACGGAAAAAAAATATAAGGATTCGGCGCAATATAAAAAAAAGGCGAATGAATATTCAGGACAGAGTAGCAATCCTTAATAATTTAAAAGAAAGACCATTAATTAAGCAAAGAACTGAAGAATGGTTTAAATTACGTGAGAATAGATTGACAGCTAGTGATTTACATGATGCAGTTTATCATCCAATTACATTAATTAAAAAAAAAATAAAAAATGTTTCATTTAATTCTTATTCAATTCCTGCTTTAAAATGGGGTTGTATGTTTGAACAAGCAGCAATTAATATTTATTCACATATAAATTCAACAAAAGTTAATGAATTTGGATTATTGGTTAATGATAATATTAATAATTTTGGGGCATCACCTGATGGTATTACTGATGAAGGTATAATGATTGAAATTAAATGCCCATATTCTAGAGAAATCAAGGATAAAGTAATACCTGATAAATATTATTATCAAATGCAGGGACAAATGGCAGTATGTGAATTAGATATTTGTGATTATATTGAATGTAAATTTAAAGCATTTAATAATATTGATGATTATATTGATAATATTAAAGATTTAGATGAAAAAGATAATTATAAGCATGGAATTATTGCTGAATTGAAAGACCATTCTTATATATATTCAACACCTAATCAAAATTATAATGATAATATTGATGAGATGAAAAAAATAGATAATTGTATTTATGTATATTGGTATTTAGAAATTATTAATGTTCAAAGAGTTCATTTTGATAAAGATAAATGGAATAATAAAACGGTTAAAAAAATCGCAGCTTATTGGAAATTATATCAGGAAGAACTTAATAAAAGACCAGTTAATTTATTTATTGAAGATAATGATTAAATAATTTATTTTTTAAATTCAGTTTATAAACAATTGTATAACCTGAATAATCATTTTCAATAAATTTGAAATGTTGTAAATTATGTATTAAGCCATCATAAAATATTACAATTTTAATACTTTCTTCTATTTTTTTAACAATTATAAAAATATTTTTTAATTTATTGAAATTATATGTTAATTTTGTTTTTTGCATATCATTGCTAATCATTTCAATGATATTATTTTTATTATTAGAATTTATTTCTGATATATATATTGATGATTTAATCTCATTTATAAAATGATGTAAATTAACATAATCATCAATTGTTATTAATTTATTGTTGATTGATGAATATTTTGTAAATATTTTATCATCTTTTATAATATCATCATTCTTATATTCATCATCATTTTTATAATTATAATAATTATTTTTATAATCATTATAATTATTAGCATTAGCAATATTATTATCAGATATTAATAATGTATATTTATCAATTATTGTAATAACTGCTAAAATAAATATTAAACATATTATTAATATTAAAAGTATGTTCATTATTATTCTATTCTTTTATTATATTTAAGTTGCTGAAATATATCCTGTAGTTGTTACAGTTTCGGGATTTATTGTAGTCATAGTTTTAACATCTATTAATATAGTAAAACGTTCAATAGTATTTGCTAATATTCCACTTCCTAATTTAAATTTTAATACATTATTATTATAAGTTGGAGTTGTCAAAGCTGTAGCATTTCCTATTATTTCTTGATTAGGTTTAATAATAAAATCATTAATAATTGGTATATTAATAACTTTATCTGATGTAATAGTTTTATTAGATATTAAATTTAATTTTAAAGTTTTATCAGTGTCAGATATAGTATATTTACATACTATCGTATCTGGTGTATATACATTATTATTAATTGATATTGCCGGATTTACATTTGAACCTAGAGAAATATTTTTATTAAATGTATCAAAACTTGCTAATATTCCATTATTACTATCATAAATATTTATACTTTGTATATTACTTGAGTTTGCATTACTTGAAAAAATATTAAAATTATTACCTGAGATTTTCATTTGAATACATGAACGTTTCAAAGGGTCTGTTTCACTATTACAAATATTAAATGAATTATTAGCATCTGTTACAGATGTGAAATTTTTAAAAGCAGTAAATGGGTATACAACATTAATACCATTAATTGTAATATTAGATTTTGTAATATCATCATTAATGATATTATTGCTAGTTACTTGAAACATATTTAATATATTTGAATTTAATGCAATTAAATTATTAGGAACATTCTTAACAATGATTTCTTGATTTTTATTAACTTTTGCAAGTTCATTTATAACATTATCTTGTAATTTATTAAAAGCATTTGATGTATTGTTAATACTCTTTTCAGATGTTTCTAAATTTTTGTTAATATCAACCGTATAAGTTGTATATGAATTATAAACATATGCTAATAATAAAAATACTAAAACCATTAATAATAAAATAAATATACCCATAAATATTAATATAAAATCATTCATTTTATTCTATCATTTAATTATAAATTAATTATTTTAATTTCACTTTCAATATTATCACCTCCAATTTTAACTACTTTTATATTCTCATTACCTCCGTCAATTGCAGGTTTTTCTTGTTTTACATTATTTTCATTACTATCATGTTGAATTTCTTCTTCTTCATCAGTTTCACTTTCTTCCTCTTCTTCTTCCTCTTCTTCTTCCTCTTCCTCTTCTTCTTCCTCTTCTTCCTCTTCACTTCCACCTTCAAGTTCTTCCTCTTCACTTCCACCTTCAAGTTCGTCTTCATCACTATCTTCAAGTTCTCCATCTGAACCCCCATAAACTTCATCATTATAATCATTATAAGCATCATCGTTATAATCATCAACTTCAATATCTCCACCTCTTTTTTTAGGTATAGCTTTAGCTTTTGGTTTGGCTTTGGCTTTAGTTTTTGTTTTAGTTTTTATATCATCTTTTTTATTATCATTATCAATAATTTTATTATCATTATCAATAATTTCATCATTATTATTATCATCAATATAATAATTATCATCATCCAATATTTCAAGAGAATTATTTGGTAATTCTGTATAATCACAATTAAATCTCATTTGTAAATTCATAGCTTCTAATTCTTGATTTAAAAGTTTCATACAATAAGGGGTTTCAATAATACTACTTTCATTACCTTCGCATAGAGGACAAATACAAGAATTAATTTTCTTAGAATAATTTGGAATTATACCGCATTTTTTGCAAACTTGCCATCTGTATTTGTCTGAACGTTCCATCATACTTTCTTGAATAAATCCTGAAATTCCATGACTGATTAAACTATCCCTTTCCATTTCTCCGATACGTAATCCTCCTTCTTTTCGACGCCCTCCTGTTGGTTGTCTTGTTAATTGTGTCATTGGACCTTTTCCGCGTGCATTAATTTTTTCAGCAACCATATGTTTTAATCTAAAATAATAAGTTGGACCAATAAATATTTCTGTATGCATTTGGCGACCTGTGAAACCATTATATAAAATCTCATTTCCATGTTTATGATAATCATGTTTTTCTAAATTATCATAAATAGATTTATGGTCAATATCTATATAAATTGTTCCATCTCCTAAATAGCCTTCTAAACAACATAATTTAGAATATACACATTCAACAAGATGTCCAATTGTCATACGAGAAGGGATGGCATGAGGATTAACAATTAAATCAGGTTTTATGCCATCTTTAGTAAAAGGCATATTTTCTTCGGATAATATCATACCAATAACTCCTTTTTGTCCATGACGAGATGAATGTTTATCTCCAAATTCAGGTATTTTTATTTTTAAAAATTTAATTTTACAAATCATTGTATCAGAATCAATTCCTGTTTTATTATCATAATAAACATCATCAATATATCCATAATGACTATCATCACTTGTTATAGATATATCAGTATAAGTAGTTTCTTTTATTTGTTCAACAAAAAGACCATTCTTAACTTCTCTTAATGTTTCTTTTTCTAATATCATACCTATAACAACGGCTTTTTGACCTCTTGGAATATAAGAACCTTTAATGGCAAATCCTCGTTCATCTAATAAATCATAATTGGCGCGTTTAATACCTTGAACAGTAATTTTATTTTTTTTATTTATATCATCAATTTTATAAAAATTATTAGGATTTCCGAATATTATTCTTTCATAATCAGATACTTTTTTAGCAGTAGCCGTTATTGATTTATAATAAGATAAATGAAATAATCCTCTATTGATAGAATTTCTATTTATGATTAAACTATCTTCTTGATTATAACCTGTATAAGTCATGATGGCAACTATAAGATTTACACCATTAGCCATATAATCACTTCCTGTATATTGAGAATGTCTTGTATTTATAATTGGTCTTTGTGGATAATGTTGAATAAATCCGAATGTATCAAATCTTTTTTTAAAATTAGTTGCATATATTCCAATTGCTTGTTTTGTTTGTGCGGCATGGAAAACATTACGAGCTGCTGCATTATGATTACACATAGGAATATTACCTGTAACAACACTTACAATTGTTGATGGATGTATTTCAAGATGAGTATGAAAATTATTAATATCATTTTGATACATAGCAATTAATGATACGTCTGACTCTTGAGCATCAATATATTCAATAACTGCTTCATCTTTTTCTAAAATTTCAGTAATTTGGATAATATCTTTATTATTAAAAATAGGAAGGGTTAAAGGATTAATATAATAATTTTTATAATAAATTTGTTCATTTCTATCATCATTAGGATAATATTTACCTATAATCATATCAAACCAATTTGAATATTTATTTTTAAATATTTTTGTAATACCATTTTTAACTATTATTAATGGTCTTACTGCTCTTCCCGTTTCAGTAAATATTCTTATTTCATTATAAGCAATATGCCATGATATTGAAGTTAATATATTAATTAAAGCATTTCTACGATAAGCCTTTAATATACGATTAACATTAATCGGGTCATTTGTAATACCAAACCAAGTATTATTAATAAAAACTTTAGTAATATTTCTATCCATTGGTAAATTATAAAATTCTATTGGTATAACTCCAATATCAACTAAACATGATTTAATAAATTCGGCATTTGTTCCTGCTGCTACTTTTGATAAAAAAGCTAAGTTTTTTAGATAACCAACTGAAGCACCATCAGGAGTTTCAAAAGGACACATAATACCCCATTGTTGTGAATGTAATTTATGAGGACTAGTTATTTTTAAACTTCTATCAATAGGCATATTAACTCTTCTTAAATGTGATAAATAGCCAATATAGCTAATTCTTGATAAATCTTGGACACGACCTAATTCGGGGTCATCATCACTTGCTAGACCCCAACGACCTTTAAGAGATTTTGCAAAAGTTTCAGCAATAAGAACATTTCGAATTAAACGATAAATATTATCTTTATTAATAAAATTGCTAAAATTATTTGTATTTTTCCATGCACCATAATAATAAAATTGATCCATGGTATCTCGAATATCTTTACGTAATTTTGCATAAGCTTCTTGAAATAATTCTGCTAATAGGAAACCACTGATATTAATTCTTTTATAGAAATAATTATCTCTGTCAGTTTCTAATTTTATTTTTAAACATACATTAATAAATTCTTTTGTTAAATAACCTAAATATTTACTTTTATTTTTAAATAATTCAATATTTGGCAAAACATCTGCTGATAATATATATTTAACATGGTCAGTTGTTTTATATTTAACTCTGAATTTAATATAATTAAGTGCATCTTCTTGAGTATAAATATATTTCTTTACACCATCATTTAAATAATAATTATCAACTAATGATGGTCTAATAAAATTTGTAAAATAAGTTTCCTCAATTGGTGTATTATTAATTCCAAAAATAGCTTCATAAATTTCTTTATCACTTTCCAAACCAAGAGCTCTAAATACAATAAATAATGGTATTTTACCTTCAACCGTTGGCAAACTAACTAAAATGCAGCCTTTTTGATGAAAATGCTTTTCAGTAACATCATCATTATTTTTAACTAGATAGAATTCAACACTTCGAGGTTTTAATAATGATTCGCCACTATCAGCACTACAACGAATAAAACCTTTATAAATAAAATTATCATCATCTTTTAATTTATTTGTAAATAAACAATTAGTTGTTAAACTTTCTTGAGCTACAATAACTTTTTCTTTACCATCAATAATAAAATAACCTCCACAATCATAAATACATTCTCCCAATAATTGCAAAACTTTATTACCATTTCCATTTAAAACACAAATATCTGAATGCAACATAATAGGAATACTTCCGATTGCAACATTTTTTAAAGTAGTAGTTGTAATTTCATCATCACTATTAGTAACTTTAACAAGAACATTTGCATATATATGAGTTTCATATGTCAAATTTTTTAATCTTGCATCATTTGGAGTTAATATTTTATTTAATTTTCCATCAGCATTATAATCAGATATAATTGGATGGTCAATAAATATTTCATCTGTATTTTCACCGCCAATAAAAACATCAACTTGCATAATTTTTTTTGTTTTATCATTTTCATCATATTTAATCATAGTTATAGGATTATATGAACTTATAGTTTTTGGAATATAAGTTTTAATCAATTCTCTATAACTGTCTAAATGATGATTAGTAAAAGGATATTTATGATTTTTAAAATATAAATCTATTATTGCCCAATCGTCCATTTATATTTAATATATATAAAAAAAATTGATTTTTAATTATATATTATTATTTAAGAAATAAAAATGTCTTCTGATGATGAAATTGAATTATTGTCAAATGACTCAATTCAAATATTAGATGTTGATAATGATAATTCAATGTTAATGAAAATGGATTATGTATCATTAATTAGATATATCAAACATTGGTCATATAATAGACAAATTAATGAAGAATTCGTGAATGAATTATATGATAGTATTGTTAATAATAATAAAGTTATATGGACTTTAACAGCTATTAAGGAACGTTCAAATGATAATTTATATTTGATTGATGGACAACATAGATTTGAAGCCATTAAAAAAAGAATGACTGAGGATAATAATTTACAGTATAATAGTAATATTTATATTAATGTTTATTTGATAAATAATAAAGAAAATGATAGTCAATACATTATTGATTTATTTACTAAAATAAATAAAAATACTCCATTAGGAGAAAATGATTATCCAGATAATACAATCATTAATATTATTCAAAAAATTGTAGATGACCCGGTGTTGAAGAAAGGAATTAAAACTGATGAAAAAAGACATTCATCACATCAGCCATATATTCATAAGAAAACATTAAATGAATTATTTCAAAAAAATAAAGAATTTATAAAAACAATGGATATTGATTTAATTATTACTAATTTAAAAATCATTAATAATCGTTTAAGATTGAAAGCATTTGAAGATATTTATATTAATGATAATATTAAAAATAGAAATAAATGGCAAAGTGCAAAAAATATTGAATTCTTCCTAGGATTAAAAGAATGTAAAGCAATTTATAAAATCGAAAATATCATTAAGAATATTAGAACACCTGAGATATTATTTCATTATTAAATTTGTAAGTTTATCTATTTTTTTATTTAATAATATTAATTCTTCCAATATTTTCTCATTTATTTCTTTCTTAATTTCTTTTTTTTATTAATATTCTTTTTTAATAATTCTATATCTATATTATATTCTTTTGATATAATTTCATAATTTATATCATCATTATTATTATCATTATAATATAATGGATAAATGATATGAGATATAACTCTTAATATAATAGCATTTTTAGTTCTTTTATGATTTAATGCAATAATATCATAATTTTTATTATTATTTACTTCTTGTAATAATTGTTCATCTTCGGTAATTGTCCATTTTTTACCTATATTTGACAATAACTGATTATCTTCCATAATAATAAAAAAAATGATAATTCTTTATATATATAATTATATCTATATAAAAAATGGATAATATCTTTGATGATGTTGATACTGATTATACAATTTTGCATGAAAGTAGTAAGAATTCATATTTAATTAAAATTAATTTTACGAATTTATTAAAAATATCAAATTCATGGTATGGAAATAGAAAAATTAATAATGCAAAAGTTAATGAATTATATGAAAGTATGACTGATGATAATTATTATATATGGACATTGGTGGCAGTTAAAGAACTAACATCAAATGAATTATATATTATTGATGGACAACACAGATGCGAAGCGATAAGGCAAAAAATAACAATTAATCCATTATATGATAATTATGTTTATTGTAATGTATATACAATTCCTTCTATAAATGATACTGATTTTATTGTTGATTTATTTAAGAAAATTAATAATAATATTCTCTTAAATCCATGGGACATGCCGGTGATTCGCATCACAAAAATAGTTGAGACAATTGTTAAAGATGCTGCATTGAAAAAAGGTATTGAGACAAGTCCAAAACATCAAAAAGCAAATCAACCTCGATTTCATCAAAAACAGTTAAATGCTTTTCTAAATAAGAATAGTTTAAATATTGAAGATATGGATGCTCCTGAAATTATTCATAATCTAAAAATAATTAATAATACTTTGGCTAAAATGACATTTGCAGATATATTTACAAAATTTCAAACAATGCCAAATGAAAATGCTTATAATAAGGCAAAAGAACTTAATTTCTTTCTAGGATTAACAGGTAGTTTTAAATTCAATCCTAGCAAATGGATTGTTCATATTAAAAATCCTAGCAAATTATTTGAATGATTTTATTTTTTTGTTTATTTTTGAAAAAAATGAATTAATAATTAATAATTAAAATAATAATAAAATGGATAAAGGTATTGGTGCGGGTGGTGCAAATACTAATTATTATGGTAAGAGATTTGAAGAAAAAACAAATAATGAAATGCGATTATTAGAAAATGAATATACTAAAAATAATATTACACATAAAATAAAAAATATTTATGATTATTATTTATCAAAAACTTTTGAGAATAAAACAATAATATTTTTATTACAAAATGGATTAAAAACTTATATGAAAAATAAATATGATATACAATTGTTTAGATGTCCAGATGAAGCATATATTATTGAATATAATGATGGTAAAAAAATAATTAAGATATTAGAAAAAAAAGAGCAAAACGTTGAAGGGTCAGTTGAAACTAAATTATGGAGTGGTCCTGCATTAAAGCGAGAATATGAATTATTATTAAATGATTTATTTGAAGTTCATTATTGTTTCTGTGTTAATAATTTTCTAAAAAAAAAGATAACATCAACAAACCAAAAATATATATTATTAAATATAATATTGAAAGAAAATGAAATTCCAATATTATATGGAGAAGATGATGATTATTTTGATAATCTTGATAATTGGATTTATTCATAATTTTAATCATAATTTTTAATCATAACTTCTTTTGTTTTTGATTCAGGATTTTTTGAATTTATACTTCTTTTACATAAAATTGAAGTTATATTATATTGTTCATTTGTAAAATTATCACGTATTAAACTAACATCTGAATTATTTAATATCATTTTAATATTATTTTGTGTTAATCTATGAATTAATGTAAATAATTTATGATGATTATTTATATCAAAACCATTATCAGTATATTTAACAAATGATGTTGTTTTTTCAGGTGCATATGGTGGGTCTATATATATAAAATCATCTATTTCAAAATTATCTCTATTTAAGGAAACATTAAAATCAACACATTCAAAAATGACATTTTGGATTAATTGATTAATATAATCTAAATGATTTTTATTAATAATTTCAGGATTATTATAATGTCCATAAGGAACATTATAACCATTTGGACCAACTCTAAAAACTCCTCTAAAACATGTTTTATTTAGAAATATAAACATTGCAGATGCAATTATAGTTTTTTTATCATCAGAACTTAATTTATTATATTCTGACCTTATCCAATAATAATAATTTTCTTTATTTATCATAGCTTCTTCGATATCCTTAGGTTTTCTATTTATATTATCATTTATTGGACATGAATTAAAGATTGTTATAATTTTTACTAATTCATCATATAATTCATTATGATTTGATTGAATATTTTTATAAGTATAAATCAACGCTTCATTTAAGTCATATGCATAAATATTACCATGAATTTTAATAATATCATTTTTAATATAAGTTAATAAAGCTAATAATACACTTCCACCTCCTAAAAACATTTCATAATAATTATTTATTTCTTTAGGGAATTGGATAATTATTTTGTCGATAATCTGAGTTTTACCACCTACCCATTTTAAAATAGGTTTTGGAATTATTACTGACATTATTATAATTTTCTTATAAGAATTAAATTCATTTTTTATTTTTATATTACCTTATCTATATAAACGGCTTCATCTTGATATAATTTATCTTTATTAATAATATTTCTTCTATTAGCTGAATAATTTTTAATATTATAATATTCAGGATTATTTCCATAATTATTATATTCATTTATTTTATCATCAATATATTTAACAAAAGATTTATCGGTTGCATCTAAAAATCCATTTGCATAAACTCTTATTTTTCCTTCATCATTTAGATATAAATTAAATGGTTCTCTTAATTTATCACTTTTATTAATTAGTTTTATAGATGAGTCAAGCACATTTCTAGGTCTTTCATTACCTGAGACATCATCTTTAAAAGAAATTGAAATAGTTTCTGTGAAAGCCATTGATAAAGGTCTTGAAAATGGAAGTAAATTTAAATAATAAATAATTTGGTCATTGCTTTCTCTTTTAACATAAATATAACCTTTACTATTCATTTTTAAATAATATTGATTATTAAATGAATATTTTCTTTTAGAAGTAGGAATATTTTCATTATAAAAAATAACATGGTCATATGTTAAAAATAATGTTCCCCATGGTGGTTCAATAACATAATTGCTTCGACCAATATATTTGTATAATGGAAATACAATTTCTTGAATACCTGGATATGTATTTCTTAATAACATCAATTCTTTAATAATATTAATACTATAGTTTTTACTATAATGATTATATTTATTTTTATTTTTATCTTCTTTTTCATTAAAATCACTATTATAGAGTGCTCTTAATTGAAAAGATAAAGCATTATTAATAATATCAACAGGTGTTTGATTCAAATTAGGATTTTTATCCGCACTTTTATTGCAATAATTTATTTCACTTTGTGTTGCTGTTTTTTTATCTAAGTAATAACAATCTTCATTAATTTTATATTTTCTTAAATTACTTGTTAAATAATCAATAATAGGTTCTGATTTCATCAAATCATGTATTGGTGTATTATTTTTATCTGCATTTAGAATACCGCATTTATAACGAAATGTTTGAGCTAAACATTTATTAGGTAAAAACGGCGACATATTAGTAGCACTATTATCATTATCAGAATCAGTAGTAGCCAAAGACGGTAATAAAGTATTAAAATCTTCTCCTGATGATTCACTTAAACAGCCTCCTTCATTACATAAATACATTAAATCATCATTATATCTGAAATTTGTTTTATCAACTTCTTTTAATTTAGATGTAAAAAAATTAACAATATTATTAATTTCAGCAGGTGTTATTAATGGTCTATTATTTTTTTTATTAATTTCATTCATTTTTTCAATATTTCTTCTTATTTTATTTTCATTAAATGTATTAACATTTGGCAATCCATTAAAACTAGTTTCTAATAATGTGGTAACTAGCCAACTTGTGCTACTTATAATATCATTAAAATTAGTAATATATTTATATTCATTTGTCATAAATGGAAAATACATAATAACTTTAATTTTATTATTATTAAAATTATATATATTCATTGGTAAAGATTTATATTTTTTTTCCAATTTTTCATCAGGAGTTCTATTAAAAAAAGATGCAACTACGTCGGTTATAGCTAATCTATAAGTTCTATCTGGTTTCTGAATATCTATTTTTTTAATTGAAGGGTTATCAAATACACTTGATGAATATTCTAATTTTCTTGAAAATGCTATATAAATCGGACTTAAAACTTTAATATCAGATGTTCCAGTAATAGAATTCATTTTATCAAATACATTTTTAATATATAATTCAATATCATTTTCCAAATTAGCAATCGATGAATCAAACTCTAAAGTTAATGATGCTTTAGGTATATGAAGACGTGCATCATATGAGTCTTGACTAAAAAAAATACATCTCATATGTTTTAGAGATGAAAATTGTAATGGATTTTTAGGTGGTACTGGTTGTCCATTACAATTGAACTTATTCCATTCTATTTTTGTATTACTTCCTCCCATATTAATTAATTATAATATAATATAATTAATGCAATACCTATAATTGCTAAATAGATATATGTTAAAACATAATTAAAATAAACAAATAAACTATGTAATAAAATAATTATGAAAATCATGGAAATAAAAATATAATAATAAATATTTTTTTTATAATTTGCAATTAAAGTATTTAAATTTTTATAAAAATTAGGGGTGAATATATGTTTAGACCAAAATGATAATTTTTTATTATATTTAATATTAAGATGATTAATTAATTGTGATTTTTGTTTATCATATCTTTCCAATATTTCAAAATTAATATATTTAATATCTTTATCTTCTTTTATAATATAAGGTAAATTTTTATCAATAAAATTATTTTTATCAATATATAATTTATTGTAAAATCCTTTTGAAATATATTCATCTAAATCAAAATATTTCAAACGATCATCTGATGAATTATATAATTTATCAGCGTCTTCTCCATATAAATTTTCAATATTATTTATATTTAATAAAATAGTTTCTTTAATCGAATATAAATATTTAACATCCGCATTATAAAGAACATTAGGATTATCATTATACTTATTTAAGGCGTATTCCAAGTTTTCCTTAAATATAATATTAGTGAATTCATAGAATTTGCCATATTTAATTAAAGTTTCATTGGTTTCTATTGATTTAATGGATGTTATTAAATTATATGTAATAAAATAATAGCATATTAGTAATATTATATATAAAATGGTATAACCATTAAAATTTAATACTAAAATAATAGCAAAAACTGATAATATAAAAGTGATTAAATATGATACAAAAGTGATTAAATATATTATCGATAATAAATTTAAATGATATTCATCACTATCGACATTTATAAAATATTTATATAAATTATATCTAGTATTATAATATTCATTCATTCTAAATAATAAAAAAATAATAATTTTATAGAAATTGATTTATATTAAACATCCTTTTTCAAGTTGATATATATAATCAATCGTATATAAAATATTAAATAACATATATAATGAAATAGTAAGTAATATTATTGCTAATATAAATAGATAATATATCATTTCTTTTATCTATTAATAATATTATAAATCATTTTATAATAATATAAAATTTTATCGGCTAATGTATATATTGCATCAAAAAATATATTTTCTTCTTTAGTATCGGCAATAAATGAAAATATAACATATACACAAATTAAATTAAATATAAATATAATAATTATATATATGCTTGTAAATAAAAATGGATAAAATGTGCCAGAATATTTTATTATTGATTTATTAATATTTTTTAATATATCTCCAATATTTTCATTAATTATTTTATAATTCTCGAGTTTTTCATTTGGTATCTGATTATAAAATGGTAATTCTTCATGATATTGTTTTATTAATCTTCTTTCATTTGTATCTAAATATGAAATAAATGTTTTAGTTAATCTTTTTTCACCTGTAATTATTTCATTAAAATATTTATTTATTGAATCTCTATTTTTATCATCTAAATAAATATATTCTTCAAAATATACATAAATATCATATATTAATAAATATTTTCCCAAATCACTATCTCCTGTATCATTTAAATCTAAAACCATATTATTAAAAAATGTATCAACTTCATTTCTATTTGATATATCTTGTAATAACTTATAAAAATTGTCAAAATCTTTCAATTCTAGTTTTTTATTATTTGAGATTTCATTTCTAATTAAATTATCAATATTCGATTCGGATGATGATAATTGTTTAAATTTACTTAAACATATTGATTTGAAAAGAAATTTATATATTAATAAATGAATAAAACTACACATAAAAATTATTCCAATCACAGTTAATAATGTAAAACGCGGGTCAATATCTTTAATATCACCATGTAAATAATGTGTTTTTGCTAACATAGATGCATAAACAAAATGTAATATATAGATAATTATATATGCCAATAAAACATAAATAATATAAATAGTTGTATTAAATACGGATAAAGCGGTTAATTGTTCATTTAATACATTAAATATATCATCCGTATAATTATCTTTAGTACAATTAATTATTTTTTGTGTTGAATAACTTAAAGTATCATTATTTGTAATTATATTATTAAAATATAAATTTATAATACTACTTATTATTTTAAAAATTAGATTAAAAAAATTATATATTGAAATTAATAATACTACTATATATAATATAATACATATAATTGTTAATCCGAGTATAACTTGTCTAAATATTTTAGCAACTTTTGTAAAATTTAATATTATTTTTGTTGTATCGATAATATCTTCATCCTTAAAATTCTTATTTTGTTTATTTAATTTTTCCTTAACTTGATATATATATGCTAATGCTTTTTTTCTTTCCCCTTCGTCTTCTATCTGATTTATTGAATCCTCAAGATTATTAAAATCACGTAATTCTTGAACACCAATTGGTTTATTATTATCAAGTTTATCTAATGCACCTGTTAAAGTTTTTTTCAATCCATGTTTATCTAAAATGCCTGAAATTTCTTTATCTGGTTTTATATTAGCAAGGTCAATATGATTAATATTAGTTTTAATATCAGTTCCTAATTTTAAAATAATATTATTATAAATATTTTCAATATCAATTAATATTTTAATTATTCCATTAATCTCATTATATGTTTCATCATTAAATAAAATTATATTAAATGACTTTTTATATATTTCATCAATATCTTTTCTTGTTTGAGGAATATTATCATAAATTTTTTGACCTGTCCATGTAATTGGAGTTGCTACTTTTGATGCAACATAACCTATTCCTTTTGCAGCTTTAGTATTTCCAACTATTTTAATAGTGTTGCCAAATGCTCTAAAAACTGCCTTACTTTTTTTCCAATCTTTAATAGCTTTGCGAAATTTATCCATAAATGTTTCAAAATCATTTTCCATAAATATTTCTTCAAATGTAATTTTAAACTCAGGAACTTCTTTTATTGCTTCAATTTCTTTATCAAAATTATCTTTATTATAATTTTTTAAATAATCTTCTATTGCAGAAGAATTACCTATATCTAATTTCATATCATCATAAGTAATTTTTAATCCGGTATTTTCTTTTTTATTAGTAGTTTTAATAGCGTCTTCATAAACTGAAGATTTTAAATCAATTAAATCGTCTAAATTAAAAGCTTCATAATTATATATTTTTTTTAATTTTTTATTAATATAATAATACAACAAAAGTATATATTTTACATAATTATTTTTAGAATTATCTATAGCAGTATCTTCAAGATTAAAATTTATTTTAAAATAAATTTTAAAATCATTATTAATGAAAGCTCTAAATATTATTTTAAGTGATTTTCTTTCTGTTGCAAATGAATTATAATAATTTTCAAAATTATAAATAAATTTAGATAATAATAAAAATTTATTCATAAATTTAAATAAAATATTATATTCAATAATTTCATCTGCTTTAGTTTTTTGTTCATTTATTAATGATTTTTCTTTTTCTTCATCTAATTTTCTTAAATTATTAGTTGATGGTTCGAAATAACGTTTCTTAAAATCTATTATTTTATCATATAATTCTTTGTATAATGTAAAAAGAACAAAATAAATAGTTTTAAGTTTTTTATAATTTATTTTTTCTTTACCTTCATATTTAAATTCATTATCCTTTTTAATTTGTGTTTCAGTATATTTTAAAAATTTTGCATTAGCTAGTTTTTGTTTTTTCGTTTCTTCTGCAATTAATTCATTTATATATTTTTTCTTTTCATCTTCAGATATTATTTGTGAATATGGACGTTTAGTTGAAAATGGTTTATTTAATATATTTGTTTCAATATACGTATTATTAATAGTTATAGGATCATTATTAGTATTATAATATTTTTTATAATCTTTTTCTAACTTTTTCTGTTTAGCCTTAAATAATTCTTCAATTTCTTCATTTGTTTTTGGTTTAACTTCAGTTTTAACTAAACATGAATTTAAATCAATAAAAATTTTTTTATATATTGAAAGATTATAAATAGGTTCATTATAAAATTCATCTTTTAAAATTTCTATAACTTTAACATAATTATCTTTAATTGCATCATATGCTTCCTTTCTTTTATCATCCGCCATTATCTATTATAATAATTTTTAATAAAATAATATAATATGATACAAAACATTACAATTCCTATTAATAAATAATAATAATAGACACAAATCATTTTATATTTGCAAATATTATATATATCAACAATTATTTTTTGTATATTTGAATTAATATTATAAAAATCATTATATACAACATTATATATATCTTTATTATTATTAAAAGCACGTTTCATTTCATTCTCGAATGATAAATTGCCGGAATTAAATAAAATAGAATCATAATTTAAATTCAAAATTGGATTGATACGAGGTTTAAATCTCAATTTAATTAAATTATATGTTGAAAAGAATTCTTTGGCATCATCTAATAAATTATTATCAATATAATATTTCAATATTGTATATGTAAAAAATACATTTTTTAATTTATCTCTATACAAAATTCCTTTACTGTCTTTCATCGTCTTAAACATATCGACTGTAATATTATTTTGAGCACTATACATTTCATTAATTTGAAAAGTTATATAAGAATATAATTTTTTTTGATTAAAAAGATATTTTAAATCATTGCAATTGCCATAAACGAAATAATCATCAAATTTATCTTTTTTATATAAATAGTTGCATATTTTTTGGTCATTAATAAATTGCATATTAATATTGCTATAAATTAATTCAATTAAACTATTAGTTCTTCTAGCTAAAATATTTAGATTATTAAAATTATAAATAAAATAAATAATACCGCTAATTATAACAAAAGCAATGAATGGTATAAATAAATTAAATTCAAGATATAATTCTTTTAAATTAACGGTAAAATAGAAATAATATGCGATACATATAATAATCATAGAAATAATAATAAAATAAATAAAGTTTATATCAAATGAAAAATTATCAGTTATATAAATAATATTTCTTATTTGATTAAATTCGGGTATATCATTTAAACGTAATTGTGATTTAAATAAAGTACTAATATATGCATTACTAGAATAATAATTATATTGATAAATATCTTTAATAATCCAAAAGAAACATATGAAAAATATTAATAATAGCAAATAATAATAAATTTTATATATCCATGTACATTTCATCAGAGATAGTCCTGAACCATCTTCTGCCATTCCTGCTGCATGGTCTGATGATTTTGCATTAATAGCAGTTATGATATTATTAAGAAAATCTATTTTTTCTTTTAAATATTTATTAATAATTATATCATTTAATGGTTTAATTACATAATATAAATCTTGTAATTTCATTAATATCTAATTTATAATGATTTAATTATCCATAAAAATATAAATATTATAATTGGATAACTTATTCGAACGATAAATTCTTGAATAGATGATAATATATTATCGGATAAATATTGATTTATATAATGATTTCCAATTTTTTCTATAGATATACCTAAAACAATGACAAGTGATAATAATACTAATTTGAATACATCATTACGGGATAATGCCATTCTATCCCAAAATGAATATTCCGGATTTCTATTTTGTTGCATTTGTTGTTTTTTAATTATTTGTGGTTGTGATTGGTTCATATAATAATTATTATTATTCATTGGTTGTATTTGCATTTGTTGTTGTGGTTGCATTTGCATTTGTGGTTGTTGCTGTTGTTGCATTTGTGGTTGTTGCTGTTGTTGCATTTGAGGTTGCTGCTGTTGTTGCATTTGAGGTTGCTGCTGTTGTTGATATTCAATCATATCATCTGATTGTTTATCATCAATTATTTCATTTCCGTTATAAGAATAAGCAATATTTAATTCTGTCATTTCTATTCATTAAAAATATTTAATTTTTAATATCTTATAATTAAAAGAGAAAGGAAAAAATAATGGGATATTATCATAATATATTAAAATTATTTTCATTAGGATTAACAATTGCTATATTATTTATAGTTATTTATGGTTGTCAATTTAGAAAATATAGAAATATTGAACGATTTTCAAATGAAGAAGAAGAACCAACCGAAACAACATCATCACCTGAAAAATTTGAAACAAATAAAACTGAAACAGCAAAAGAAGCAATATTAGAAGGATTTGAAAGTAAAATATTAAATGGTTTAAATGATGGTTCGATAACAACTAAAGAAATGGAAAAATTAATTGAAAATGGAACTTTTACAAGAAAGAATTTAGAAAATATTATACAATATATTGATAATTTTAAGGAACATTTAAGATTATAATTTTTTTAATAATTATTAATAATTAAATTTTTGTTCCATTTTTTTATAAATATTAATATTATCACGTGAATAATTTTCATTAACATCATCTTCAATATCATCTTCATCATCGTCATCTTCATTAATTATTTCTTGTTCATCGTTAGTATATTTATAATTATTAAAATTAGTTGTATAATTTGGATTTAAGATAGAGTTAAATGTTTCAATTTGTTTAAAAGATGGTTCATAATAATAAACAGCTAATGTAATATTATGATTGACGCCTTTGAAATCATATAATAATCGATTTGCCGTTTCAAATCTTATACTTAATTGAGATAATTTTCCAATAGGATGAAATTCACGAATTGGAATTTTAGTAATATATAATTTTTCATCATTAAAACCTAAACTATTTGTTCGAAATTTAGCAATACCTAAATTATTATTAGTATATGCTAACGAACCAAATGAATGTTCTTCTATTTCTTTTGACCTCATTAAAATATATTTTTCACCAGTAAAACATACCATACCTGGACTAATAATATAATAAGGTTTATTTATGTTTAAAATATTATCATTTTTAAAGCTAAAATATAATTTATTAAATTTACTAACATAAGTATAATTAATATTATGTAATTCTTTTTTTGTTAATAAATTAAATCCTAATGTTTCTGCAATAGTGCTATCGCCCATATTTAATATAAATGGATGAGATGATATAAATTCCATTATATCTGTGATTTCTGTTGGGTCAGATAAACCTGCCGCTTCAAATGTTATAGTATTAGTAGTTTTATTTTCATAATAATCTTTAATAAATTTTTTAATAGTTTCATTAAATTCATCAATGAATAAAGGTAATGTATAATCACCAATAGTTAATTTTAATTCAATAAAAACATTATTATATGTCGGGTCTTTATTATTATTTTCATTATTATTTATAAATTCATTAATAAAATCATTAAAATCTTTATTTTTATCATAATGAATATAAATATAAAAACTATTATTATATTTATCAACTGAATACATTGTTCTAGGAATACTTGAATCAATAATATCAAATCCAATTACATTTTTAAAAGGAACATTAAAATTAACGACATAATCACTAGGGTCGGGATATATATTAAAATCTCTATTTCTACTATCAATTAAAATTACACAAGTTTGTTTAATACTATTATTTTTAAGATGATAAATATCTTCAATTGACATTTATTTTTTTATATTATTTATAAATAATAATTTTGTTTTATAATAATAAACTTATAATATCAGTGATAAAATATATATAAAATATTCACTCATCATTATCTGAAAATGTTGATAATTTTATTCAAAATCTTAATAAAAATGATTTAAGGAAACTTAAAAGAAATCCTTAAATAAAATTTAAGAATCACTATGAACCATAAAACATAAAGAATTAGATGGTCTATTTTTTTTAAGTTTTTTTTTTAAAATATTCAAAATATTTTTTTGTAATGATGATAAAAATCCTGAATGATTAATAAGAAAATCGGTGATAACATCATCATTATAGGGAAATGTATAGATTTTTTGAAATTCGCAAAAATTATACATAATAATAGTCTTAAATATTATATAACAAAATATATGACTTTCTTCATACCAAATACCATTTGGCATTTTTTTTTGCAAATTTAATAATTGTTGAGTTTTATATAAGGAGTATTTTAATTCGTCCTTAAATAGATTATAAAAATCAGCATTAGTTTCCAAACTAATTTGATATAGATGATAGATAGTTGCGCAAAATTCAACAATAGTTTCATTAGGGTCAATATTGGCTAAAGGTGAGATATTGAAGAATTGTTTTAATTTATCAATATTTGATTTTTTAAAATTTGAATGAATTAATGTAATATGATGTATAATCTCATGAATAATAACTTTTCCAAATTCTTCTTTTCTTACAATATATATATCAACGGATGGAACATCTACAGAACGATTTAAATATGTTAAACCTGAATTACAATTTTCTGCTTTTAAACTAGTAGAATTAAATGTTTTCTTTAGAGGTGATAACATTAAATGAATGTTAAAAGTTTTATTAATATGTTTAGTAATTTTATATGCTCGTTTAATAATAATATTAATATAATTTAAATCAATATCTTTATTAACATCTTTATTTTTGTCAATTAGAATATTAATATTAATATTCTTAAATGTAATAGTTTTGATATCATTTAATGTATCAAGATAATATTTTAATTTATCATATTTAAAATAATCATTAACTCTGGATTTTGTTTTCTCAATCATCTATTATATCATTAAAAAATTGTTTTAGTTCTTTAATAATATGTATTAAATATTTAGGGTCTTTAAGTTTATTTGCAATTTGTAATAAAATAGATGATTTAATTCTATAATCATTTGAAATATTTATATTAGGTTCGGCTATTGCTTTATCATCCCAATAATTACCTCTTATAATGAATGAATTAATAACATTTGAACGCAATTCATTTTTTAAATACGTTTGTTTATCATCAATAATGATAGTATTATTATTATTATATTTCCATATATTTTTACCGCAATAAGAAAATTTATTTTTTATTAATTCATAAATAACTTTTGAAACATCATAATGAGAACCATTGGAACAAATACATATATCTATGTATTCGCTCAATGAATTATTATTATTCATTTTTATATTTAAAAATATAAATATTTATAGTTTTAAATACAAAAATATGTTTGAAAATCCTTATAAAATTTTAAATATAGATGATAATGTATCTGTTGAAGAAGTTAAAAAAGCTTATAGAAAAATAGCTTTAAAATCGCATCCAGATAAATTAAATAATATTATAGATATTGAAGAAAAGAAAATTAAGATTAAAGAATTTACTGATGCAACAAATGCTTATAATCAGATATTAAATAATGAAGATATTGATATCAATGTTAATTATAATAATTGGGAAGAAACTTTTGATTATATAATAAATAGTCAATTGTTTAAAGAATTTATAAATGTAATGATGAAAAATAATAAGATTATTACTCATTCATTTAATTTAGATATTACTTATTCTGAATATTTCAGTAAAAATAAAAAAAAAATAAGAATATTTTTAAGAGATTGTATCGAACCTATTTTTATTGATTTAGATTGTAAAAAATATCCAAAAATAGTTATTACTCATATTGATGATAATGATAATGAACATGAAATTATATTTAATTTATCAATTATTAATAATAATAATAATTATTATCATATTATTAATAAAGACGGTAGTATTGATATTATTCATGATATGTTAATATCAACTCCTGAATATATAACAGGGAATATTAGAGAACATGTATATTTGAATAGAGATATATTATTAATTAAAATTGAACCATTTTCAAATAATTTTATTATAAATGATTTAGGCATTAATAAGGGTAAATTTATATGTAATTTTATTTATATTCCTATTACAAAAAAAGATTGGAATAAAATTAATGATGATGATAAAAATGCAATAATAAGAATTTTTAATTTAATTAAAAATTGATATAAAGATTTATTATTATATAGAAATATAAAATATAATGCCTCCTGTTGCAAAAAAAACTACATCAGAAACTGCAAAAAGTAGTGAAGCGCCAAAATCCGAAGTTGCTAGTGCCACCGCAAAACCGGCGACTGCATCTAAAACTGAAATTAAACCTAAGGTTGAAGCGCCTCCACCGGCTGAAGTTCCTGCTGAAGCTGCTGCCACACCTGCTAAAAAAACTCGTGCTAAATCAACTGCTACTCCTGTTGTAGTTGCAAAAGTTGATGAAAACGGGTCATCTCCACCTCCTCAATCAGATGAAGTAGTATCTGATGATAAAACTGTAGATGCGGAGAATGTAGTTCAGGTTCTAGCTGATAAGATTGTAAGTCTTGCTGCATTAGTCAAGGATATTCAAAGTTCATTAAAACCAGTTCTAAAAGAACATGATAAACTTCGTAAAATTGTTGAACGTATTCAAAAGAAACGTGATAATGCTCGTAAATCTCCATCTGGTTTTGCCAAACCAAATAAAATTTCAGATGAACTCTGTGATTTTATTGGCGTCCCTCATGGAACTGAAAAATCACGAACTGATATTACACGATATATCAATGCTTATGTTAAAGAACATAATCTAAATAAACCAACTAATCGTCGTATTATTCTACCTGATGACAAACTTAAGAATATTCTTAAAATTAATAATGATGAGGAAGTTACATTCTTCATTCTCCAACGTCTAATTTCTCATCATTTTCCGGTTGCAGGTTCTAAAGTAGTACCTGTTCCTGCTTCTTCCACTCCAGCTCCTTCTTCCGTTCCTGCTTAAAAATCTTTTCTTTCTTTTTCTTATTACTTATAATATTCATTGCGAATATTTATAAATAATATTAATTAATATTAGTTATGATATTTACTAATTCTGAATGTAATTTATGGAGAAATAATAAAAATATAAATCCTAAAACAAAAAGGACGATTAAAGAAACATCAGTTATTTATAAACAATTATTGAAAACATGTGAAAATAAAACTGATATTTATAAAATAGTAAATGATTTTTGTATTTCAAATAAACTAAAATCAGATTTAAAAATAAATAAAAAAGATAAAGAAATATATGATAAAATTAATGAATTATGTAAAATAAAAAAGAGAAACTTAAGTCCATTATTATCATCATCATCAGTTATAAGTTCTCATAAAAGTCCTATTATAAAAAAACAAAAATCAATATTAAAATCAAATTTAATATTAACGTCAAAATCAATATTAATAAATATTAATGATATTAATAAAAAAAATAAAATATTATTAAATTATTTTAGTAAGTTTAATAAAAATAATTGTTTAGAATTAACTGATAAATCTAATCAATATTTATTATCTAAAGATATTTTATTATATAGACAAATTGGTTCAAAAAGTGTTTTTGGAGTTGTTTATAAATCTAAGATTATTAATGATAAATTTAAAGATATTCCTAAATTTGTATCTAAAATACAATTATTAACTAAAGAATTTAAACAAGAATTAAGCATATTTGAAAAATTATCGAAATATGCAATTAAAAATAATATATGTCATTTTCCAATATTATATGCTAGTTCAATTTGTAATAATATTATAAGAAATAATAATTATCCTGAATTATTAGCAAAAGCCAAAAATAATTATAAAAATTATTCAATTATTTTATATGAATTAGCTAATGGAGATTTACAATCATTTATTTATAAATCTGAATTAACATCTAAAATATGGAAAAATATATATGAACAAATATTTATGTCCATTTTATTATTTCATAGTTTAAATTTATTTCATGGCGATTGTCATAATGGTAATTTCTTATATACAAAAATAAAATCGGGTGGATGTTTTCATTATAAAATCAATGGTATAAATTATTATATTGAAAACATTGGTTATAAATGGATGATATGGGATTATGGAAATACTCGTAAATTATCAGAATTAACAAAAATAACTTTTTTTAATGATTATAGATTTATTAATTTATTTTTTAGAAAATTTGATAAAGTTATGAATGAAAGTAAAGAATTTAAAAATAATGATTTTTATTCAGAAAAAAAAGCAGGATATTTAGATGAAAAAACTATTGTTCCAAGTGATATTAAAAAACTTCAAGATTATTTATGGCAACATTTAGGCGGTTTAAATGATAAATATTTAATTAATTTAATATTTAATCAAAATAAAACTGAATATGAATGGTTCAAATATTTTATAGATAATAATATCCTATTTTCAAAAGTTCCAATTGGAACTATTATATCAACAACTATTATTAATATTAAATAATTATCTCAATTATCTCAAAATAATATCTCTATTACCTTTATAAAATATGATATCCGTCTCAGTCCAATATTTCTTATAAAATTCATTATACATTATATCTGATTTATATTCTAGATGACCATTAATCATATTATTTGCAACATCATTATTTTCAACTAATTTAACAAAATCCGTATTTTTATAATAAGGAATTAAACATCCAATATTCCATTTATTTCTAATTACTAAATCAGACATAAATATTTCTTTTAACATTACAGTATCCCATAATGTTTTATAATGATTAGTTAAACTGAATATTTGCCATCTGATTAAATATTCTAATGTTTCTTTTTCTAAACTAAAAATAAATGATTGAACATGTGGATGAAAATCTTTATTTATAGAACTTCCAAATAATTTTACATTATCTTTTAAACCACTAATAAAAAAATCTGTCCATTTACCTTTATAATTTTCAGGTAAATATGGACCGGCTGCTGAAGAATTTATGCAAATATAATTATCATAATTTTTATAGAAATCATCAATTAAAAGTCCATAACTCCAGCCGCCAAAATCAAAACCTACATTTTCCCTATTTTTATAAATAACATAATCGGGCAAATTATCAATTTTATAATTCAAATCATTACATATAATCATAAAATCAATATTATCATCCTTGAAAATAGCTTTTTCGATAAAATCTTTAACTCTCTCATTGTATTTATGAAATACGTATAATACTAATGTTTTCATTAATATTAATAAAAATAATTATCTTTTTTTTATATATAAAATAATTATCTCAAAATAATATCTCGATTACCTTTATAAAATATGATATCCGTTTCAGTCCAATATTTCTTATAAAACTCATTACACATTAAATCTGATTTAAATTCTATATGACCATTAATCATATTATTTGCAACATCATCATTTTCAACTAATTTAACAAAATCCATATTTTTATAATAAGGAATTAAACATCCTATATTCCATTTATGTCTAATTATTAAATCTGACATAAATATTTCTTTTAACATTATTGTATCCCATGCTGTTTTATAATGATTTGTTAAACTGAATATTTTCCATGTTATTAAATATTCTAATGTTTCTTTTTCTAAACTAAATATATATGTTTGAATATGAGGATGGAAATGATAACATACAGTGCTACCAAATAATTTTACATTATCTTTTAAACCATTAATAAAAATATCAGTCCATTTACCTTTATAATTTTCCGGTAAATATGGACCAACAACTGAAGAATTAACGCAAATATAATTATCATAATTTTTATAGAAATCATCAATTAAAAGTCCATAACTCCAGCCGCCAAAATCAAAACCTACATTTTCTCTATTTTTATAGATAACATAATGAGGCAAATTTTCAATTTTATAATTCAAATCATTACATACAATCATAAAATCAATATTATCATCTTTAAAAATAGCTTTTTCAATAAAAGCTTTAACTCTCTCATTATATTCATGAAATACGTATAATACTAATGTTTTCATTAATATTAATAAAAATAAGTATCTTTTTTTTATATATGATTATTTTTTCATAATAAACCATCTATTAATTCCTTGTGTTTCATGATAAATATACTCCGAATTAAAATATTTAGAAATTTCTAATAATAAATCATCACTATAAACATAATGATGAAGACATCTATTATTAACATTATCTAAACTTCTTTTTGTAAATTGTTCAAAATTTCCTGCAAGTGGATCAAATCTTAAATCATGATTTCTTAAAATTTCGGCTAATGTTGATAAATCATCTTCACCAACATTTTTTTCATATTGAGATACTAATGTTTCAAATTTAGTGTATTCTCTTTTATGGTCAAAACAACATGATTTTTCAGGAACAACAATAATAACATAACCATCTTTTTTAGTAATTCTTAACCATTCTTTAATTGCTTTTAAAGGATTTGCAATATGTTCTAAAGTATGAGATGAAAATACAAAATCATATTGATTATCATTAACATCTGAAATATTAACTGCATCATTTATAATAACTTTACCAATTTTATTTTGATAATATCTGTATTCACTTGTTTCATGATTAGACCAAATTGTATTTTTTGAAAAAATTATATTATCAATAATATTAGCATTTTTATATATTGTTTGTGCAGTATCCGATGGTCCTCCAATCTCAACACCATTTTTATTTCCAATTATTTCTTCCAAAACTTTATCAAGCATTTTTTTAAATAATAATATTAGATAACCTTTAAATCTAATAAAAATTAGTGTCAATACCAATGCCATTTCCGTTACCATTGCCTGGCATTACAGCACCTGCAACTGCACCTACACCTGATGCAGCAGCAACAGGTTTAAATAATAATGTCATAATGAGCCAACCCCAAGATGATAATAATAGAATTATACATACAATTATTATTACCCAACCAATAATATTAGTATAACTATTAGAAACAAAATTATTTGGATTTTTCGGGTCATAATATATATCAATATTTTGTCCTTTATTAACAAGTCCTGTTGAACTAGAAACCGAATATTCAATATCATTAACTTTATATGTAATTGTTGCAACACATGATTTATCTTTTTTTGTTTTAGTGCAGTCAGCTTCTTTAACTGTTCCAATTGTTTTTGCAGTTTTACTAGCATCCAGATTTTTAACCCAAAAACCTACATATATACCAATAGAACATATAATTGTAGCCATCACAGTTGAAAATATTGAATATGCTATTCCAATTGACGCTGTTGCATCATATACAGGTTGCATAGTTTTCATAGTATCTCCAATCATCCCTGTATAATTTGTTTGCTGTTGCTGTTGTTGTGGTTGTGGTTGCATTTGCTGTTGATATTGTTGATATTGATATGGTTGTTGTTGATATTGATATGGTTGTTGTTGATATGGTTGTTGTGCTTGATATTGTTGTTGTATAAAATTACCTCCTTTACTTTTTCTAGCCATTATAATAATTATAAATATTTAAATTATATAGATAAATAAATTGATTTTATTAATAAAAAAATCCAAAATGAATTTCCAATATAGCACCACATACTTCCCCATGTTTTATATTTATAATAATAATAAAATGAAATTGTTAATGTTATTATTATAAATAATGTTGATATATAATTTTTATTTCTGATTGGTGGATATATCCATAATAATAATCCGCTTATCAATAATGGAATAGGTAAATCAGCCCATAACCATTTCAAATGTCCATTTTCTCCTTTTTCCATATGAAATTTTTTATTTTCAAAATTATGATTAAATGCAATAATTGTTAATATAAATATAAATATATATGAAAATAACTGTTCTTTATTTTTGAGATTATTATTTGAAATCAATAATACTTATAATAATAATATGAAAGCTCCTGTTATACTTAAATAATGAACTAATTCATTATTATTAATATTTTTCCATGTAAAATATTCCATCAATTGTATCAATGAAACAGTATATACTAATAATATTGATCTAATTGGAATTTTGTTTAATGATAAAACAATTATTGCAGCAATTGTTCCATATATAAAAGTATTGAGAGAAACTTCCGCATTCCAACACATCTTATATATATAATAATAACAAAAAGTTATTTAAGAAACCATAATACATTTCATATTATAAATTCTTAGTAAATATTCAGTTCCATAAGAACTTGTTAAGAAGTCTACAATAAATTTAATATCAAATCTACAATTATAATTATATTTCATAATATTTATAATTTCAATACAATGTGCATAAATACATTCTTTTGGCACTTCTTGCAGATAAAACTCAATAAACTTTTTATGTAATTCATCAAATGTTATATTTGGATTTTCAAATGAATAAATAATAATAAATAATTCACTTATACTTTCATACATTTTATTATTTCTTAAAGATAATTTTGAAAAATCAAGCATAAGTTCCATTTTTGATGAAAAAATAAATAAATATTCATAATCATTTTTTTATAATGACAAAAATATTTTATTGTCATATATCTCAAGTTGATTTTCAAACCATGATGCAATTCATATTATAAACTTCCTGCAAATATTCAGTTCCGTGCTTGCTAAGTATGAATTCAATAATAAGTCGTTCGTCAAATTCATTGCTATTGTCATAATGATTTCGGTTTGTTATATCAAGTATCAAATACCAATATGACTCGTGAAACATATCATAGATTGCATCTAAATGTCTTTGAATTAAATCATTTGTCGCATCTTGAAAATAGAACTCAATCAATTTTTGCTGCAATTCCTCAAAAGTAATATTTGAGGTTGCGTTGAAATAAAGATAAAGAAATAAATCTTTAATCGTTTCGCATTCTGAAATAGTATTTGTTGAATTTTGAATAATTTCTGGCATTGCTGGAACTTCAGGAATAATCAAATCATTCAATGATAGCAAAGAAAAATCAGGCATTATCATTTTTAGAAAAAGATAATAAAAAATTATTATCTTAATATCATTTTTTATAATAATTACTTTTATTTTTTACACATTTATAAAACGTTGATAAATGTCTTTCAAATAGTCATTGCCAATTGAAATGAATTTAATAAGTGCTTTTAAATTGAATTCATCAATATCCGAATACCTGAAACCATGGTGAATGTAATCAATAACTGATTCATGTAAATCGTCATAAATTGCATCTAAATGTCTTGAAATTAAATCATTTGTCGCATCTTGTAAATAAAACTCAATCAATTTTTGCTGCAATTCTTCAAAAGTAATATTTGAATTTGAATAAAGATAAAGAAATAAATCTTTAATCGTTTCGCATTCTGAAATAGTATTTGTCGAATTTTGAATAATTTCTGGCATTTCTGGAACTTCTGGAATAATCAAATCATTCAATGATAGCAACGAAAAATCAGGCATTATCATTTTTATAGAAAAAGATGAAAATCTATAATTATTATTAAATCATTTTTTATTATTTTTACTATAATTCATTATAATATATTTAAAGATAATTTATGACTTTCTTTAAATCCTTTTTAATTTAAAATTAAAGGAATATTATAAAATAAGAAAATCCATAATAATATTAAAATAATTACATATATGATTATTTTGATTAGTGTTTGATTTTTAGTTATATCAAAAATATCAATATTTTCAGGAGTAGCTTTATTATAATATACTTTAACTTTTTTACCTATTTTATAATGAATTGTTAAAATTTTAGCATTATATTTTATACCATCTATAAAATATTCGACATTACTATAACATAAATTATTTTTAGTTTTTTCATTAGAATCCATATCATAACAATCATCTTGACTTTTTATTGTTCCGATTGTGTAATCTTCATAATCTTCATATTTATATAAATTATTATAATTATCAAAGATATTTATATAACATCTATATGAAATAATTAAAGTTATAAGAATAGCATAAATTAAAAATATATATTTATTATAATTACTTGAAAATAAAATAACAATTAATAAAAATATCCATAATAATATTATGAAAATAATTAATAAACTTATATATATGTATGCATAAATATGTATATTTCCATAAGCAAATGCATCATTTAGATTATCAGGATTATATCTAACTTTTATTTTATCACCTATTTTTAAATTATTTGGTATTTTGTTTAATGCTAAATATTTAGTATTATTAACTGTATATTCTATATCTGCATCACATTCAGTATCATAACAATTAATAGTTTTAATTGTTCCAATTGTTTCTATTCTATAATTATAAATTCTTATAATTGTCAATTCTGAATAAATATACATAATACAAAAAAATGTTCCATAACCTACAGCCAATAATGCATATATATATGATATTATTTTACTATAATTCATTATAATATATTTAAAGATAATTTATGACTTTCCTTAAATCATTTTAATTTAATAATGTTCCATAATTCTAAGCATATTATTAATATTTGTTCGCATATCTCTAAGTACTGATATTATTTCATTATCAATAGTTCTTTTAAAATTTAAATTTACTTCTATTTCGGGTGGCATATCCATTTCAGTTAACGCTAATATTGAAAAATCATCCATTATTATTTTTAATAATTATAATAAAAATTGATTTAATAATTATATATTTATGATTACTTAAATACGAATGAATTCTTTAATTATTGCTGATATTCTAAATAATTATAATCATAAACCATATTATAATACAGATAATTATTATATATCTATAAATGATGATAGGATTGGTAGAATTGTATCATTTAAATTATATGAAAAAGATGATGAAATATTTGCAGATTTTAATGAAGCTAATAAAATACAACCATTAAATACAAAAAAACATAAAACTAAAGTTATTACATCATTTGAAGATTTCAAAAACAAATGGAAAGAATATTATAATTATAATTATTAAAAAATTGATTATTTTTTATTTTTATTATAATCAAACTAAAAATGATTAATACCATATTACTTATTATAATATTGGTGGTTGTTTGTCTTTCATATAATCATCAACTAAGAAAAGATAAATTAAAAAAAAATAAAAATCAAACAGAAATAAATAATAAATATCAAAAAGCATATAATCAATATATTCCATATCATACAAACGGTTCTTTCAATTCCGATGAAGATAAAAAAGTTGAATTATTAAGAATTCTAAATATTGATAAAAATTATGATTTAATTGATGAACTTATGGGTGGCATATGGTATTCAACATTATTAAAAGAGGTTGATAATATCCTTAAAAAAGATATTTAAAGATTATTTATGAATGTCCTTAAATATCTTTTTTGGTTTTTAGAGATTAGCAATAATAGTTTTACAATTATTATATTTAGTAATTTCCTCTTTTAGAGTTATTCTTTTCAATTTCCATTCATCATTCTCAATCAATAGTTTTTTATCAGTAATTTCAAATAATTCTAAATTTTTTAAAATATATCTCTTAAAATTAAATTCGCATTTTTGTTCAAAATTACTTAATTCTATTTTAGATAAATTATATTTTAAATCATCAATTGATTTTTGAAACCATATATCAATATGTTGTAATTCGTTATTAATAATATTGATATATTCACCAATGATATATATACGAAATACATTAAATCTTTCTAATTTTAAAATATTATCTTTTTTAAAGATATTATCTATTTTTTCAGAAATGCTAGTTCTAATAATTCTTTTATGGTTAGTATAATTATCAATAACTTTTTTAATAGCTTTATCACAATTTGCATAATCATGCAAATATTCAGAATCATGTAATTTTTTATAATTAGTTAATTCAGTTAAATTAAGATTAAATTTAATATGTCTATAAACATCTGTTATTTCTAAATCTTCTTTTCCTAATTCTTCATATTCTTTTTGAAGTTTTAAGATTTTATTATCAGCTGTTGTAATAGCTTTACCTTTCCAATTAAGTTTAATGAAAGTATCATACATAACATCAACTGATTTTAACAAATTATCAATAGTAATTTTAGAGATAATTTCATCTTCAATTGTTTTATCGTTAATATATTTGAGTATATTATCAGCAAACCATTTATTCTCATCAATTTTCTTATTATTACTTAATCCAATTATATTATGAATATTTAAGTTATTGATTTCATCACTTTTCATTATAATTCTATTTATGAATGTTTCCATATCATCATCATGCAATAAATCAACCATTGATAATGCTATAATACAATCTTTCGTTTTCTTTGCATCAATAATAAGTCCTAATGCCTGATTAGAAGTTAATCGAGGAGTACTTGCAGGAATAACACAAATAATTAATGTATTTGCTTGAATTATATATTTATTAACAATTGCTTTACTTTTTTGGCGCAATTCATCAGGATATTCAATAATTCCTGGTAAATCATAATAGGTGCTTGTGATAACATTAGAATTTGAAAATAATATATGTAATTCATCTTCAATAATATCATCAATATTAGTCATAATTTTTATTACATTATCAAGAATATCTTCTTTATTTGTAATAGTAATAATAGAACCTTTAAAAGTTATTTGATATTTTTCTGTTTGAGAATTAACTAATTGTATTTTAATTGGGCATTTTGTGCATCGTTTCTTATTTATAGGAAATATATCACATTTTAGAATATTTGAAATAAGTGATGATTTACCACTACTTTCATTACCAATAATAGTAATAATAGGTAGTCTAAAATCATCCATAGGAATATCCATTTTTTTAATATTATTATGAAAAACACCAAATGTTGAATTATTCATTTTATCAAAAATATTAGAGCCTTTAAAGAATTCATAATTCTTTGCCGCATCCATAGTTTTCTTGAAAAATTGCATTAATAATAATTTAATAATAATAATATTAATATGAACAAATCATTTTTTTATAAAATGAAAAAACAAAAATAAATACTATTTTCTATCACTTGTTAATGTAGTTCTTTTATCTTTTGAACCATCTTTATTAACAAATTGAGGCATTGAATATCTATTATCAACTGTGCCATCTTTTTTAGTGGGCATTTTCAAATCGGTTGTTCTTCTTAAAGTAGTTTTCTGAGGCATTTTTAATAATAATTTAATTATTAACATTTATATCATTTTTTTTATAAAATGAAAAAATAAATAAAATAGAAATGAATAGAAAAGTAATTAAAAATTGATAATATTTATATTATCAAACTTTTCAAAAAGACATCATGGATTATAGACATTTGAACCCGTTTTTTAGTGAAAATGATGTTATTGATGGTAATAGAGAAAAATATTTAAACACGATTGATGATTATACAGGAAATATTAAGAAATCTATGAATATTTATGATTATCTAATTGAAAATGAAAAAGACATTACAAAACAAAAAGAATATTTGAAATATAAAAATATATTATCTGATTTATATTTGGATATGCAATTTAGAGAATTCTATAAAAATCATAAAAATTATGGCAGCTTATGCTAAAAAACTATTTAAAGACATCCATAAATAATCTTTAAATATCTTTAATGTTATATCAGCTTTATATTTGGATATCAGTTAGAACAGGAATAATTATAATAAAAATTTATTTTTTATTTTTAATTTATAATATTTTACCTATTATTGATATAACACCAGTGAAAATAGTTTCATTTATATTATTAGTTTCAATAACTCTTCTTTTCTGATATAATCAAAAAGATATTTAAAGATTATTTATGAATGTCTTTAAATATCTTTTATTTGTTTCGCAATTAAAAAATGATTATTTTTAATATATTAAAATTAAAATGATTAATATTTTTCTTATTATTATTATTATTATTATAATAACATTAGTTTATTATTATTATAAATTAGAAAATATAAAAACCCAAAAAGAAATTGAATATAATAAATTATATAATAAATATATTCCTTATCATATAAATGGTTCTTTTAATTCAAATGAAGATAAAAAAGTAGAATTATTTAGAGTTTTAAATGAAAATATGAAAATTTATGATTATTTATATAATAATGAAAAAGACATTACAAAACAAAAAGAATATTTGAAATATAAAAATATATTATCTGATTTATATTTGGATATGCAATTTAGAGAATTATATAAAAATCCTAAAAATTATGACAGCTTATGCTAAAAAAGCTATTTAAAGACATCCATAAATAATCTTTAAATATCTTTTAAATATTATATCATCTTTATATTTGGATATCAGTTAGAACAGGAATAATTATAATAAAAATTTATTTTTTTATTTATAATATATATTATCTATTATCGATATAACACCAGTGAAAATAGTTTCATTTATATTATTAGTTTCAATAACTCTTCTTTTCTGATATTTAAATATCTTTTTAAATATTAATGAGTATTATTGCAAATATTAGTAGAAATAATAATGATTATTTAGATGAAGATAATACATATTTAATAATTTATATATTTTTATTAAATTTTGTTTATTATATTATGTATTATTAAAAAAAATATATTTAAGACAATTACAAAATAATCTTTATATATGATTAGAAGATTATTAATAAATACTTTTTTATTATTTAATAGTTATTATTCAGTTGTAACACCATTACCAATAAATAAATATAAACCTATTCGAAATTCTTCATTAAATCTCATTCATAATAATAATAATACTTGTAGAGATTTATTTAATCATAATAGAAATAGTAAAATATCTATTATGCTTAGAAAAAATAATGATTATAATATCAATGTTATGAATTTAATAAATTTAATAAATTTTTATATTTGTATTATAAAAGTTCTGAAATTTATTAATTTATTTTAATTGTTTTTCTGCTATAAACCAATATGGATTTAGCAAACATTTATTTTCTGTAATGTTAAATCCTAAATCTTTGAATTCTTCATTATATCTTTCCAAATTACTATGAATATCTATAATAATTTTATTTATATTTTTTTTTATTCCCCAATTTTCAACAAATTTTATTAAACTCATCCTAACCATTTTAACTTCATCATTAGTTAATAAACTATTTGATTTATAATAATAATTATATTTCCTATTATAAAAATCATTATTAATATCTAGATAATCAATCTTTATAAAACTATCATTATTATCATTATTATTATCATTATTAATAGTAAAATCTAATTTAAATATCCGATTATTATCATCTTCATCTTCAATATGATAATTTAATATACAATTAGACTTCCAACATTTTATATTATGATATTCAACAGAATTGCGAAATTTTATATTATAATCACTATGTTTCAATACAAAATTATTTGAAAATATAACAAATGGTAATATGAATTTATTTATATTAGTGCTTATTCTTAATAAAGATGTCATATCCACTAATGAATTAAATAATTGTATTGTCATGTTTTATTATAAAAAATTATTTATCTTTATTATTTATTATTAAACTATTATTTTTATATATAATTTTCTCTGCTTGTATCCATGCAGGATTTGAATAACATTTATTATCATAATTAGGAACAAAACCTTCACTTTCCAATTCACAATTATATCTTCTCAAATCACTATTAATATCAATAGCAACTTTATTTATATTTTTTTCAATAGCTGTATCATATATAAAATCAAAAACAAATCGTTTAACCTCATTTGATTCTTCTTGTGTTAATAATACTTTATTTTTATCATAATCATATAAATTTTGATGATAAGTAATCGATGTTTTATCATTATAATCATTATTTATAGATAAATGTTTAATTTTTAAAATATCTTTAGTAATATTGAAATCCAATGTAAATATCTTTCGATTATATGAATATTCATTAAAATATAAATGACGTAAACATTTAGATTTCCAACATAAAAAATTATATTTATAATTATCAAAAACTGTTCGTTTAATTAAATATTTATCTGCGTAAATCTGATTTATCGTATTCATCTGATGTGGTAAAGTTTTTAATATTCTTATTGATGTTGTCATTTAATTATCTATAGTTCTTTATCATTCCTTTATATTAATATCGATTTTAATTTCATTTAAAGAATTAAATAAAACCCTTAAATCATCTTTATAAGCTTCTAAATTTCTTTTATTTGTATTTAAATTATCTTGAATAGTTTTTTCAGAAATATTATTAACATCTTTCAAATTATTTATCATAATATTATTTAATTCTTTAACTTTCATTTGTATCAATTCTCTCTGAATTTTTATTAATAAATCTTTCCTGTCATTATCATTCTTATAATCATTATCATTCCTATCATCATTATCATTCGAAATAATATTATTTATTTTTTCATTTATAATATCAATATTATTATCATTATTATAAATATATTCAATTAAACTTTTTATTAAATATTCATTTAATCTTTCTTTATTTGAAATCTTATATTTTCTATAATTCATTAAATCTTTTTCTATATCAATTTCAATATTATTTTCATTATTATCCCGGTTCATTAATATTATTTTTATAAATACACCAAATGCCATTAATATCAATATTGAACCAATTATATATCCAATAGGAGAATGTGTTAATATAATAATAAAACTTCCAATTATTATCTTGAAAATAAATAATAATATAAATCCTGAACCATAATATTTATCTCTATTACAACACATATTATTATAAATTCATTTTACAATTAACAAAAATATCAATTTTTATTTAAAGAAATCTTTATTAAATCCTTAAATATATTTAATTGTTGTTTATAAGTTTGTAAATTTTCTTTAATGTTTTCTTTAGTAACATTAATAATAATGCTATAATATAATTCTTCTTCTTTCTTTCTTATTAAATCTTTTTCAAGTTTTATTATTAACATTTCACGATTTAAATTATTATTTATCTTCAATAATTCATTTATTTTCTCATTTACAATATCAATATTATGCAAATTATTATAAATATAATCAATTATTTTTTCTTGTTCTTCTTTTATATAATATTTTTTAATTTTGATAATAATAATAAATAAAATAAATAATATCATTTATAATTTTTCAAAATTAACAAAAATATCAATTTTTATTTTTTTAAGTCTAATAATATTATTGTAGCTTTTAATTCATATTTATAATCTTCAAGTATTTGTTTCTGATTAATTATTATTATTTTTAATTCTTCCCTTGTAATATTATTATTCTTTTTCAAATTATTCATCATAATATTTTTTAATTCTTTTTCTTTCATTTGTATCAATTTATCTTCGATTTTTATTAATAATTTTTTACGATTTATATTTATATTTATCTTTAATAATTCATTTATTTTTTCATTTATATTATCATTATTGTGTTTTTTATAAATATAATCAATTAATTCTTTTTCCTTCTTTTGAAATAAATTATCCTTATTTCTTTGTATAGATGAAATAACTGATATTATTAATAATGAAATATTTATAAAAATAAAAATATTAATAATATTTTCAAACAAATATTTATTATTTGCAATTAAAGCTATTGAAAATAATATCCATGTTCCAATAAATAAAATGAAGAAATTTATTTTATTATCCATCTCTTTCCATTAATCCTTCTCCATCTTTAACAATCAATTTTTTATTTAATGGGGTATCAATGAAACCCTTAAATAAATTATGGTTATTATTAAAGATATTACTATTGACATAAAATCAATAACTATTTTCATTTAAAGATTTCATTTATATATCCTTAAATCAATTTTTTTTAATATCTGATAATTATAATAGTAGATATAAAACTTTTATTTTATATTATTAATATGTCTTCATCAACTTATATTAATGATGTTTGGTCTCTCTATTTTCATGATCCGTATGATATGAATTGGGATGCCAATAGTTATAAATTTATTACTACAATAAGTAGTGTTGAAGATTTTGTTAATATTTATAAAGCGTTTGAAGATTTATGGCTAAGAGGTATGTTCTTTATTATGAGAGAACATATCATGCCAAGATGGGAAGATGAAAATAATATTAATGGTGGTTGTCTATCTTTTAAAGTTAATAAACAAGATTTTAATGAAAAATTATTTGAAATTTCTTCCTTAATCTTAGGCGAAACAATGGGAAAAACTGATATTACATCTATGAGTATCAATGGATTGTCTATTAGCCCTAAAAAGAATTATCATATTATTCGCATTTGGCTAAAAAATAATGATAGAGTTAATAAAAATTTCTTTAATCTTCATGTTCATCCATATTCGGTTGTTATGTATAAACCTCACAATGAATCAATTTAAGTTTTTTTTATAATTATATAAATATTATTATAATTATATTATAATATGTCTATTATTAATTTTGAAGATTTTATTCGAGGTGAAGAATATAATAAAGTTATGTATGAAGAATATAATTTTATTGAAATATCTAAAAATGATAACAAAAGAATTCTAAAAAGAAATAATTATAAATTACACAAATTAAAAAATATTGATTTTCCTTTCGTATTATTAAAATTAGTTGAAGATTTATTAGATAATATTAATCTTGAAATAACTATTAATGAAACATATACTCATAATAATGTTAATTATTATTGTAGTCTTAAAAGCGATTTAGAACATTATAAATTTATCGAAGATATTTATTATAATCTTGATTTAAAATGCGATGATAATAATAATATTACTGTTGAAACATCTATCGATAAAAAATATAATGAAAATAATATTAATGAAATTGATAAATTTATTTTAAATATATTATTATTTTTTATTGAAAATACTTATACATCATATGTTAAACATGAAATATTTAAAAAAAAATTGAATAGAATTAATCTTCACTCTTTTGTGCTAAACATAACTTAACACTCCCCATTGATGCTATACTATATTGCAATATTATCGGATATGAATTTTTTAAATAAATTTCTACCGTCGAACATAAATTTGTGCATTTTGTAAATATACTCAAATATTTCAAACTAAATATTCCCTGAATTATTTCTTGTGTATTCTCATTACTTTTTATCTGGATATTTTGTGTTTCAGTTGCTAATATAGTCTCCTGACAACAAAATTCACCCTGACAACTTAATATCAGTTTTCCACCAATATTTTTAATCTCAATATATTCTGCCAAATTATGCATATCTCTTATTATCTTCTGCAAATATGCGGATGGCATCGTTATTATTGTATTAAAATCAGCAGGTGGTATATCAACATTCACAACATCTATATCCAACATCGATAATTTATAAGTCGTTTTTACATTCTTCTCATTATTCTCTATTGTAATTCCTAATATATTTGGATCATCTTTATGAATAAATAATGATAATATATCCCCGTTTTGAATTGTTTTTATTAACATATGAAATTTTAACATATTTATTCCAACATATAATTTCTTCATACAATAATAACTCTCGAATTTATCAGCATGCAATTTTAAATGAATTAATACAATATGTGTATTATCCAATGCTACTATTTTCATGCCATTCTCGTCAAATTCTAAATTAACATCCATTAAAATCTCCTTCATTGCATCTATTACAGATTTTATTGTTGATGCCTGTATGGTTTTTATTTCTAATATATAATTATTCTCTGACATTATTTACATAGTAATTAAATTAAAGTCCTTATATATTAAAAAAAAATAATTAAACTAATATTTATCTATATATATTGCTGGTGCATCATCTCCTGCATTTTTATTATTTTTATTATCTTTACTATTTGTTATCATTTTATTTGCAATAACTTGTAAATATTGACCCGTATCCGAATATCCCTTACCATATTTTATTGACTCCTCTAAAAACCAATTTTTACTTTCCTTTTTTTGTGCATATTGTTTTTCTATTATTTCATTCATCTGTGTATAATTATAACTCATTTTCTATTATTATTATTTATTTTTTAACTCTTTTCATTACTTTTTGCATTTCAAAATCATATGCATCACATTTTGTTTTTTGTATTATCAGCAATATCTCATAATTCTGCTAATGTATTTATAATATTCTTTTCATTTTTATTATAAACATCTTCTATTTCATATGCCATCTTTTCAAATGGATGTTCATTCTTATTTGGTATTACATCATTTATACCATTTGGCATTGATGATTTATATATATATATCATCTCTTTTCCATCTTTATCTTTATAAATATAATCATCTAAATCAGGATTAGCTCTTATGAGAACTTCACTATCTCTACGACGTGATACAGTATATTTATTATCCTTCAAATATTTATTTATTTCTTTTTTATTATATCTCTGATATATATGAATACTCTCGTGAATTAATATTCTTATTAAATCATCATCTGGATAATTTATTATTTTTGGTGATAAAAAAATAATATCCATTCTTGTATGTGGAAAACCCTCCTCATATACATGTTCAATTAATGCAAATTTCCATATAAATTTATTATCAAAAAAATTACGTGCTATTTTTGAACAATTATTTAATTTTATTACCTGTTTTTCTGTGAAATTTAAACATCCCTCAATTATTTTATATATATATTCTTCCGATGTTGATACATCTCTTGCATATAAATCATATTTACTCAAATTTCTAATATAATTATCACTATCGGTTTTAATTATATTTGCCGATTCTTCTTTTGATAAATATACATTTGAATTATAATCAATATATTTTTCATTTGATGTATTTGATAATATTATTATTATTATTATTGTCGATGCTTGAATTGTTTTAATTTCTAATATATAATTATTATTAGAACCTTTCTTTTTGTGCATATTGTTTTTCTATTATTTCATTCATCTGTGTATAATTTTAACTCATTTTCTATTATTAATATTTATTTTTTTACTCTTTTCATTACTTTTTGCATTTCAAAATCATATGCATCACATGTTTCCCTTATATCATCCCATTTTGTTTTTGGCTGTTCGATAGTATTATCAATAATTCCCCATAATTCCTCCAATGTTTTTATCATATCATTATTATTTTTATTATATACCATCTCAATTTCATCGATTGTTAAATTAGAAGGTGCTTGTTGTATTAATACATCCATTATAAATATCTATATATCTATATAATTATATATTTTTATATTTAGATATTTTAAATTTACCATATTCTTCTGATATTTCATATGCCATCTTTTCAAAAGGATGTTCATTATCATTCGGAATTACATCATTTATTCCATGCGGCATAGAAGATTTATATATATATATCATCTCTTTTCCATCCCTATCTTTATAAATATATTCATCCAAATCAGGATTAGCACGAATTAATGGCTCACTATCTCTCCTACGTGATACAGAATATCCCTTTTCTCTCAAATAATCATTTATTTCTTTCTTATTATATCTTTGATATATATGAATACTTTCATGAATTAATATCTTTATCAAATTATCATCCGTATAATTTACTATTTTAGGTGATATAAAAACAATATCCATTCTTGTATGTGGAAATCCATCCTCATATATTTCATCAATTAATGCAAATTTCCATCTATATTTATTATCAAAAAAATCTCTTGCTATTTTTGAACATTTATTTAATTTATCAATTTGATTTTCAGTGAAATTTAAACAACCATCTATTATCTTATATATATATTCACTCGAATTTGATACATCTCTTGCATATAAATCAGCAGGACTTAACGATTTAATATAATTATCACTATCGTTTTTAATTATTGTTGCCGTTTCCTCACGAGTTAAATATATATTTGAATTTGCAAAATTTTCTACTTGTCTTGATAATATTACTATTATTATTATTGTTAATATAAATATAAATAATCCAGCTATATATATATATCTAATTTTCATTATTTTACTTATAAATATAAAGATAAATTAATTAAGTTTTCTTCACGTTTCATTATAATATATTTATTTATAAATTCTCTTGTTATTGTAAACGGAAATGTTATCAATTTATCATCCATTTTTATATATCTATGCATATTAATATACGAATAAATATTATTTATATTTCTCTGTAAATTTCTTACTCCTTCCTCCTCCGTTGTCCGATTTATTACATATTCTATATCCTCATCTTTTATTATTATATCATCCATTTTAATATTATATGATATACATATCTCCTTTATTAAAAAATTCTTACACAATTTTATCTTATCACTTAATGAATATTTATCTACCTTTATTATTATCATCCTATCACGCAATATAGGATTAACATTTTCTATATTATTAAATGTGAAAAACATTAATGATTTTGACAAATCTAAACTTATCTCTTCCAAATATTTATCCGAAAAACTATCATTCTGTGTATTATCCGTTATATGTATCAATGTATTAACTATCTCCTCACCATATCTACTTGATGATATTTTATCCAATTCATCGAAAAAAAAGATTGGGTTCATCACTTTTGCCTTTATTATCTCATCAACAATCTTACCATAAGTTGAACCCTCATATGTATATAAATGACCTTTCAAATAACTCGAATCAGATATTCCTCCTAATGGTATAAATGCAAATGGATATTTTAATACCTTTGCAATTCCATCCTTAATCAATTTAGTTTTACCAACTCCCATCGAACCCTGAATACCAATCGCATAGCCTCGTGCATTCGGATTAGCTATAAATTGAGCTAATATTCTTATTATCTGGTCCTTCGTTTCATTATGACCATATATTTTATCATCCAATTCTTTCTTTATATTTGTCAAATAATCTGATATATAATCTTTCCTTATATTAATATTCCTATATAATCCAAGTGGCAATTTAGAAACCGTATTTACATATTTATATAATTTTGAATATTCACTCGAATGTGATGATAATTTATTTAATTCATTTAATTTATTTATAATTACTCTCTTATTGTCATTTGTTGTATTTGATAACAAAAATTTAAATCTCATTGGAACAATTTCATTTGATATATTATCAATGTTTTTTTCAATATTAATAATATTTTCTTGCGTATCAGGCAATAATTTATTAAAATATGTTATTTCATCTCTACTATAATTATCTAAAATTTTGGTGTGATTATCTCTTTTTTTATTTCTACTCATTATAATTATTATTATTATAATTAATTCTTTTCTTAAATACAACATCTATAATAATATGACTTTCCACTATTTTCATTATATCTAATGATTTCAACAATATCACCTTGTTTTAATCCATGCCATTTTGCAATTACATCAGTCTTTAATATTAACGGCATCTGTAATTTACTTTTAATTAAATATCTATTCATTATTATTGTCGCTTCTTCCTGATTTAGTTTTCTATGTGGTGGAACTAATTGATGTTTAGTCGGATTGAATTGTAAGTCATTTAATTGAAAATATTGCAACATTCCCTTCTTTTTCTGTAATACTTTATCAATTAAATTTAATTGAGTTATTGTTGGTGTTGTTAATATATCATTTCCAAATATTAATATTATATTATATTTTCCAAAATATTTATTATCAGTTTTATCATCTTGTACCAATACATCAATATCTATTTTGTTTTTCTTTAATTCTTCAATAATATCCTGTCTTAATTTTTTAGTTAATGCAAATATTATTGCAGTTTTATCTGTATGGAAATAAATAGGTCTTGTTTCATTATAAAACTCTTGCCTATCAATGTCAATTTCATGTTCATTAAATTCATCAATATCCTCATTCCTTAATTCTGATAACATATCTTTTAAATTTTCAATTGCTCTATCAATCTCCATTTTCTTAATATTTATTTCTATCTGTTTATATATCATTTTTTATTTATTTATTTATATCTTATCTATCTTTTTTTGCAATAAGTTCAATAAAAATTCTTTAGATTTATTTTTTATAAATTTATCAGTATATCCTAAATTTTTAATTATACTTTCTAAGTTAGATAAAGTTATGTTTTTTATATCATAAAAAGAATTCTTCATTTCTTGTTTTTTTGATATCGAATAATAACCATGACTATTTATATCATTAGTATCATTATTACTATCATTATTATCATTAGTATCATCTGATTTAACATAGATGCAAGCAATTTTTTTATTATAAAATGAGAATACCTGATGCTTTTCCTCTATTTTTTCGATATTTTTCTCAGTTACTTTTCTTATCTTACATTTATCATAATCAAAATAGAATTTAGTATCATCATTAATATTCCAATTGAATTTATAAAATCCACATGGTTTCTTTAAATTTTTATTTGAATTTAAAGAATTATAAATATATCTTTTATTATTACATGTAAAGCCTAGAATAACATGATTAACATATTTATCATTGTAATTAACTAAAATACATGCTTCTAATTTATATTTATAGCCTTTATATTCAATATAATCAGATGAATTAAACTTAATGTTAAAATCTTTAGTAATATATTTATATAAATTACTATCTTGAATATTTTTACTGTAAATATTTGATGGTTGAATTACTATAACTTCGGGAATTTTACTTAAATTTGGCTCTTTTATTTTATCTTTAATTTCAAATTTTATACTTCTAAATTCATATTTTATATGATCAATTTTAAATGAATAATCTTTTTGTTTTAAAGTATCTATTATTAAATTTAATTTTATATTTTTATCAAAATCAACTAAATATTCATTATTATCTAATATTATTACATCAAGACATTTAACACCAATTTTTCTAAAAAAAGTAATTATATAATTAATATTATAATAAACTACTAATGATATATGATTATTATAATAATGTATCATTAATCTCATTATTTTTTTTAAAGGTTTATCAAAATAATCTAAATATTTAAATAATAAATATTCAGGTTTTTGTTTAATAAACATTTTTCTAATTTTATTATCAGTCGAATATGAATATTTAAGAATAGTTTTTAAGTATTTAAAGAAACTATTCGATTTATCCCATTTTTTACTTTTTTTTATCATTAGTTTCTTGAGGTTTTCTGAATAACAACATGCAGTTATTATTGTATTAAACCAACAAGTTCCACCAAATTGTGGAATAACAGGATAATTATCGCACATTTATATTTAAATAACTATTTTATACTAATATTTAAAAAAATTGATTTTTGTTTTTATTATTATTATTATAAAAACAGATGAGTTTAAATAAGCCTATTTGGAAATTGAGAGATTGGATTGATATTGACAATCTTGAAATGGAAGTATTAGCAATAAATAAAAATGCTATTGAATTACTTAAACAAAATTTAGAAAAAATTAATTGGTATAATTTATCATTTAATAAAAATGCAATAAAAATACTTGAAAAAAATTTAGAAAAAAATCAATGGCAATTCTTATCTTTAAATAAAAATGCTATTAAACTTTTAGAAAAAAAACCACATAAAATAAATTGGAATAATTTATCAAAAAATAAAAATGCTATTAAACTTCTTGAAAATAATCCTAATAAAATTAATTGGAAGAATTTATCCTTAAATCCAAATGCTATTCATCTTCTTGAAAAAAATATTAATAAAATTGATTGGAGTAATTTATCTGAAAATGAAAATGCTATTAAACTTCTTGAAAATAATCCTGATAAAATAAATTGGAAATATTTATCAAAAAATAAAAATGCTATTCATCTTCTTGAAAAAAATAAAGATAAAATTAATTGGCAATTATTATCCTTAAATCCTAACGCTATTCATCTTCTTGAAAAAAATCAAGATAAAATTGATTGGTTTTCATTATCAAAAAATAAAAATGCTATTAAGCTTCTTAAAGAAAATACAGATAAAATTAATTGGAAGAATTTATCAAGAAATAAGAATGCAATTTCTCTACTTAAAGAAAATCAAGATAAAATTGATTGGTATTATTTATCATCAAATCCTTCAATATTTGAATTGGACTATGAGAAGATGATAGAAAATAATCAGGAGATGTATGAAGATTTAATTAAAGAGGTTATGAAACCATCAAGAGTATTTAAAAATCCTGATTATGATTATTTGGAAGTATTGTTTGGTGATTAATAAAAATGATTTTTTGTTTATAAAGTTTATTATTATTAAAAAAGATGAGTTTAAATAAACTTATTGATTGAGAATTATTATCATCTAATCCAAATGCTATTGAACTTCATAATATTAATTGGAAATTATTTTCAGCAAATCCATCAATATTTGAATTAGATTATAATAAAATGAAATAAAAAAATGATTTTTGTATATTATTAATAAATCATATTCATATGAATAGACCTGTTTATAAACTTCTTGATTGGATTGATGAAAGTAAGCTTGACTGGCAATTATTATCATCTAATAAAAATGCAATAGACCTTTTAAAAGAAAATCAATATAAGATTGATTGGTCTTTACTTTCAAATAATCCTAATGCTATTGAACTTTTAAAAGAAAATCAAAATAAGATTAATTGGTATCGTTTATCATCTAATCCAAATGCAATTGAACTTTTAAAAGAAAATCAAGATAAAATAGATTGGTATTGGTTATCATCTAATTCAAATGCGATAGACCTTTTAAAAGAAAATCAAGATAAAATAGATTGGTATATATTGTCAAAAAATGAGAATGCGATTGAACTTTTAAAAGAAAATCAAGATAAAATAGATTGGTATTATTTATCAGAACATTCAAAATATATAGAACTTTTAAAAGCAAATTATAATAAGATTAATTGGCGTTTATTATCATCTAATGAAAATGCAATTGAACTTTTAACAGAAAATCAGGATAAAATACATTGGGATTTACTTTCAGGTAATTCAAAAGCAACAGAACTATTAAAAGAAAATCAAGATAAAATTAATTGGTGTTATTTATCATTTAATTATAACGCTATTGAACTATTAAAAGAAAATCCAAATAAGATTGATTGGTGTTATTTATCATTAAATCCAAATGCAATAGAAGTTTTAAAAGAAAATCAAGATAAAATTAATTGGAAAAGGTTTTCAGAAAATCCAGCAATATTTGAATTATATTATGAAAAGATGAAAGAAAATAATCAAGATATGTATGAAGAATTAATTAAAGAAGTTATGAAACCATCACGAGTATTTAAAAACCCTGATTATGATTATTTGGAAGAATTATTTGGAGATTAATTATTATTATTATTAAAAAATGATTTTTGTTTTTTTGATTTAAATTATTATTAATCATGAGTTTAAATAAGCCTATTTGGAAATTGAGAGATTGGGTTGATATTAATGACCTTGATTGGGATATGTTATCATTAAATAAGAATGCTATTTCTATAATTGAAGAAAATCCTGAAGAAATTAGTTGTGTGTTTTTATCAGAAAATAAGAATGCTATTAAATTACTTGAAGAAAATCCTAATAATATTGATTGGGAAAGTTTATCATTAAATCCTAATGCTATTAAACTTCTTAAAAATAATCCCGATTATATAGATTGGGAAAAGTTATCAAATAATAAAAATGCAATTAAAATCTTAGAAGAAAATCCTGATAAAATTGTTTGGAAATATTTATCATTTAATAAAAATGCTATTTCTTTACTTGAAAAAAATCCTGAAAAAATTGATTGGAGTAATTTATCTGAAAATAAGAATGCTATTTCTTTACTTGAAAAAAATCTTGATAAAATTGATTGGAAATATTTGTCATTTAATAAAAATGCTATTTCTTTACTTGAAAAAAATCCTGAAAAAATTGATTGGCAATTCTTATCAAGAAATGAGAATGCTATTCATCTTCTTGAAAAAAATCCTGAAAAAATTAATTGGTTTTCATTATCAAAAAATAAAAATGCTATTAAGCTACTTAAAGAAAATCCTGATAAAATTAATTGGGATAATTTATCAAAAAATCCAAATGCTATTGAGCTACTTAAAGAAAATCCTGATAAAATAGATTGGTATAATTTATCATCAAATCCAGCAATATTTGAATTGGACTATAAGAAAATGAAAGAAAATAATCAAGAAATGTATGATGAATTAATTAAAGAAGTTATGAAACCATCAAGAGTATTCAAAAATCCTGATTATGATTATTTGGAAGAATTGTTTGGTGATTAATAAAAAATGATTTTTGTCGTTTTGATTGTTATTATTAAACATGAGTTTAAATAGACCTATATTAAAATTGAGAGATTGGATTGATAAAAGTAAGATTGATTTGAAAATGTTATCATTAAATAAAAATGCTATTGAACTTTTAAAAGAAAATCCTGATAAAATTAATTGGGCTTATTTATCATATAATAAAAATGCAATTGAACTTTTAAAAGAAAATCCTGATAATATAGATTGGGTCTATTTATCTGAAAATTCTAATGCCCTTGATGTATTATTAAAAAGTCCTAATAAGATTAATTGGTATTATTTATCAAGAAATAAAAATGCTATTCAACTTTTAAAAACAAATTTTAAAAAGATTGGTTGGCATCATTTATCAGAAAATTCAAATGCTATTGAACTTTTGAAAAAAAATCCTCGTAAAATTAATTGGAAATATTTATCATTAAATCCAAATGCAATTGAGCTACTTAAACGAAATCCAGAAAAGATTAATTGGGATAGTTTATCATTAAATCCAAATGCCATTGAGCTACTTGAACAAAATCTTTATGAGGGACGAGATAATATTAATTGGGAATATTTATCATTAAATAAAAATGCTATTCATCTTCTTGAAAAAAATCCAGATAAAATAGATTGGAAAAATTTATCGAGAAATAAGAATGCTATTCATCTTCTTGAAAAAAATCCTGATAAAATAGATTGGTATAATTTATCTAGAAATCCAGCAATATTTGAATTGGATTATGTAAAAATGAAAGAAAATAATCAAGATATGAATGATGATTTAATTAAAGAAGTTATGAAACCATCACGAGTATTCAAAAATCCTGATTATGATTATTTGGAAGAATTGTTTGGTGATTAAATTCTTTTTTTGTATTTAAGGAGATTACTAAGAATTCTTTAAATATAAAAATTGATTTTTGTTTTTATTATTATTCATAAAATAAGAATAAATTCTAATGGTTTCATTAACTAATGATATTTGTGAAATTATCGCAAGTTATATTCAAAAACCAAGATATGAATTATTAGATTGGATTGATATTAAAGATTTAGATTTTGAAAATCTATCATCAAATCCAAACGCAATTGAACTTATTAAAGAAAATCTTTTAAATGGACAACATAAAATTAATTGGGACTTATTATCCGCAAATACAAATGCTATTGAAATTTTGGAAGAAAATCCTGATAAAATTAATTGGATGGTATTATCAACAAATACATCTGCAATAGAATTATTAAAGAAAAATAAAGATAAAATTGATTGGGATAGTTTATCAAAAAATCCTGCTGCAATTCAACTATTACAAGAAAATCTTTTAAATGATAAAATAAATTGGGAATTATTATCAACTAATGAAAAAGCTATTGAACTTCTAAAACAAAATCCAGATAAGATTTATTGGAAATGGTTATCAAAAAATAAAAACGCAATTCAACTTCTTTTAGCTAATCCAGATAAAATAAATTGGGAGTTATTATCATTTAATGAAAGTGCAATTGAAATTTTAAAAGAAAATAAAGATAAGATTGATTGGAAATGGTTAACATTAAATCCTAATGCAATTAAACTTATAAGAGAAAATCCTGATAAAATTAATTGGACTTTATTATCTTTAAATGAACAAGCTATTGAATTATTAAAAGAAAATCAAGATAAAATTAATTGGTCTTGGTTATCATCTAATCCATCAATATTTAAGAAAGTTTATAATAATGATGATAAAAAAATAATTCAAAAAACATTAGAAATAATATTATTATAATTTTAAATTTTTAAAAAATTGATTTTTGTTTTTTATTATAAATCTAATAAAAAGAAAAAAATGTCTAATTATAATATCAATGCTATGACCATCAATAATATCATTGATTTTATCAGAGATAAATCATATACCAATGATAATAATTATACATTTAAATGTAATAGTTATGAATATAATAATATTGGTAATATTTACATTGATATTTTCAAAGATAAATTTAATAATGTTATAACTATAAATGATAATGAAGTTTTATTTAATTATAATCATAATACATTTGATATTACTATTATAAATGATAATAATGATATTTACTGGAATATTAATATATCATCAATTAATATTTAAAAATTATTTATTATTATTATTTATTATTTTAATAAATGTCTATTCATGAAATAATTGATAATATTAAATATAAAGAACTAATTAACAATAATTATTTTTTTGGCAATTATGGCGATTATCTTCGCTGTGGTAATAGTTATATTAAATTATTAAGTGAAGCTTTCCCTTCTCATTCTGATATCACTGATAATTCTATTATTATTTATATCAATTATAATAATAATAATAATAATAATAATAATAATAATAATGATAATAATAATGATAATAATAATAATAATAATGATAATAATAATGATAAAAAAAAATATAAAATTAATTATATAATAAAATCAAATGAAGTTCATTGGACAATTTCAAGAATATAATTAAGCAACTGGTTTGAATTTAAATCCTTTCCATCCATCTTTCTGAGTATAAATTCCATAAATCTTTTCGATATATGAACGCAATTGTGTGCGGTCTGGTTGTTTTTTACCCTTAGAAACATTTTCAACACTCCAAATTCTGAAATCATTAAATACTTCCATAAATCCTATCTTTTCTTTTGATGTTGAATCAGATACAATTCTATCATTAACATATTGTCCAATAATATCATTATTATCCTTATATTTCTGTGTCGCATTAATAACTTCTCTTGGTTCAATAATCTTATTTGGATTAATATTTTTATGTCTTTCAATTAACATTGAAAGAAAATAATCAGAATATCTTTCAAATTTTTCAGATAATTCTAAATCCATTGCAAATTCATTCGGTTTTGCTGGATCTGGATTTTCACAAAACCGAGAAGAAAATTCAATTACTCTTAAACGTCTCCAAACTCCACCATCATTTGATGGAATTTCTGGCAATTCATTACATGCTAAAATCATCTTGAATTGCGGTTTAAACTCATAAGGTTCTTTATATAAACCTCTTGTTAAAATTCTATCATTACCCGATAATTCCTTCATATATCCAACATTAATTTTATCATTTTCATTTGGTTCTTGCAATACTGCAAAACGTCGTCCTTTTGTTCTTTCAATTTCTCCTTGTGCTGAATTAGATGCTGCGCGTTTTTGCGTTAATAATGCAATAGGCAATGTAGCATAATAATCTCCTACCGTTTTTTGTATTAAATCTAATAATCTACTTTTACCATTACTACCTTGACCCGTAAATATATAAAATCTTTCTTGTGCAATTGAACCATCAATAACACACGCAAGAATATCAAGAACGTAATTTCGAAGATTTACATTTGTAAATACTTTCTCAAAAAAATCATTAATATCTACAATTTCCGGAATATCATCAGAATATGGAACATAATTTTTATTTGTTGATAATGAGATATAATCATCTGGCATTCCATCCCGGAATATATGCATTTTCATATCATATACTCCATTCTTAAATCCAATTAAATGTGCTCTACAATCTAATAATTCTTCAAATTTCTCATCTATAAATAAACATTTACATTCCTTCATAATACTATCTTTATATGCCGATTGTTTTAATTTTAATCCAATCTTCATTGCATCCGTTCCTTTTTTCCCAAGTATAGCTTGTTGTCCTTGGTCATATGCAGCATTATTTGAATTCGTGTTATAATACATTGCCCTATCTAAGAATTTACGACATATTTCCTCACTTAATGCCCGTCGCAAATTTAAACCCTCCCTCGTTTTTATCCAACAATGACATTCTTTATCATATTTATACCATGTATCCTTATTAACAGCTTTATATTCGCCTTTATATATAACCTGAATTAATTTTGCAACATCATAATGTGCGCCTTCTGAACCAATAGCAATATCAATTAAAGGAATTACCGAATTATCAATAATTTCTTTATATCGCTGTGGATTATCACTTTTAGCCCACCATCTTAATGTTCCCATTCCTAAATGGTCTTTTCGCATTCTATCCCATAAATTTTGACATTGTCCTTCTACATAATTACTTCCAATTTTTGAGAATTCAATCCATTGTGCTAATAATCTATAATCAATATTTCGTAATACCCAACCTAAATTTATCCAATCTGTATATCTTTCTGCGCGAGTTGATGATAAACATTCAGTTATTAATTCTCGTGCTAAAATATAGTCATCATCATTTGTATGATTTTTAATTAAATTAATTTCTTTTTTTAATAGAATATTACTTTCCAATTTTTCTTTCAATTTTTTATCAATAGCAGGTAAAATATGTCTTACATATTCCTCAACTTCTCCAATAAAATTTTCATTAATTTTTGTTTTTTCTCTTGTGATATATCTCATAGAAAATAATCTAATATATGATATTTCATCAGTAGCATTTGGTTTATAATCAATATCTTTAATTTCATCATCTTTATAATTATAAATCTTTGTTACTCTGTAAGCTTCCGAATCAGGTTTTTTACTCCCATACATTTGCCAACAATTAGCATTAATAATTGCCTTGTCAATTACATCCTCGTATTCATTACATAAATATAAATCAGTGAAAATTTCCGATGCAATATCTAAAATCTTCTTTCTAATAAAATGTTGCGTATTATTATCAATTATAATATAAGGAAAAATTATATGTAAGCCATCTTTAATTTTATTTCTAAATTCAGTTGGATATGGTTTTTCCATAACATATCCAACATTATCACTTTCACTAACATCCAAATAAGTATTTATTATCTTAAAATAATTATTCATAATTTTTGTTATGTGATTATCAGTATATATACGTTGCAAATAAGTTTCTCCACTTTCATTAATTAACATTGAAAAACGAAAATCTAAATCAATACGCAATGGACTTGGTTCAATTGGCTTTTCAGTATAATGTAATATTGAACCACTCGTAATTGCTAATGAATATATATCCAGAAATTCGTCATATTCATCATTGCCAATAAAGAGGGATATTTTAGGATTGCCTATACTTGTATTTGTGTATGGTTTGCCTTTTTCAACTTTATGTTTTAAAATGAAACTTTTAAATTTTTCTTGTGCCATATATATTATTATTTATTTATATTTTTAAATTATAAATATTCAATCATCATTTTTTTATTATACTTATTATTTAGAACTTCATGTCATTTTGTAGTCCAACAGCTGAGAATAAAAAGTTTTGTTATAGTTTTGACTCATTATTAAAAGTTGCATTAGCATGGAACTATTTAAAACCAAATGATAAGATTATTATTATAAAAAATAATGATAGTCTAAAATTATATGATAAAATTAAAGAAAAATTATGTAAATTTACTAAAACTAATGATGATAATTATTGGGCATGGATTGATATTATTAAAATGCTAAATAATAATAAAAATCCTAAAATTACAAGTGTTATGAAAAGTATTGAAAAAAAAGAATTAAGACCTGCACAACCGATTGAATGGATTACAAATAAAACTGAATGGTTATCCAATTTTGATATTGATAATGTATTAACTCAATATGAAGCCAATAAAGAATTATTTTATAAATTTCATGGCGTTTTTACTATCGATTTTAGATTAAAAACTTCTACAGGTGTTTGCAAATATTATGATAATTGTGATATTAATATGAAAAATATTATTAATTCTAATAATAAATATTTTGGTTTTGTTACTAATTTATGTAAATATGATGAACCTGGAACACATTGGACTTCTAGTTTCTTTGTATTAGACCCTTCTCTTAATTCATATGGTGCATATTATTATGATAGTGTTAAACGACCTATACCAAAAATGCTTAAACCCGTTTTTATTGATATACAAAAACAAATGAATTCTATATATCCTCATAAAAAATTTAATATTCATACAAGTAATATTGCACATCAACATAGTAATACAGAATGTGGAGTTTTTTCTATAGCATTTCAAACACGATGGTTATCTTTATTAACTATTGATGCAAAGAAAGCTTCTTTTAAAACTGTTATCGAATTTAATAAAATGAATGATGATGTTATGAAATTATTAAGATTTAGATTTTTTAGACCTAATTCTAATACAATACTTAAAAAATAATTTTATATTAATAATCATAATCTTATTTTGAAATCATGAATAATGAAAAAAAATTATATGATATTTGTCTAAAAATGATTAAAGATAAACATCAACTTAATGAATATTCTATTGATAAATTTAATACATTCTATTTTCAAGTATTTAATAATTCATCTGATACTGATAATATTAATGATTTAAATAAAGCAGTTCTTAAAAAAATTAATGAAGATATCATTTATAATTCCTCAAAAAATGATACCGTTCAAACAAAAATAATCGAATTACAAAATATTAGAGCTAATATGAATAATCCTAATAATCCTAATAATCCTAATAATCCTAATAATCCTAATAATACTAATAATACTAATAATACTAATAATCCTAATAATCCTAATAATACTAATAATACTAATAATCCTAATAATATTTATAATGATTTTAATGATATTAATGATATTAATGATTTGAAGATATCATCAACAACTAATATAAAATATATTAAAGTTGATAATTTATCAAATAATAATGGACGTTCGTTTATTATCAATACTATTAAAAATAATTTTAATATTACTAATAAATTTACAAATTATAAAATATATCCATCTTATTTATGCATCCCATCAATTATTAAAAAATATACTCCTTATATAATTATTGGTATAATGGATGACCATTCAAATATAACTTATACATTTATTCTTGATAAAATAGGTTCTACATGGGATATATGGAAACCTGTCAATGATAATTATATGAATACTAATATTAATTCTTCACAATGGAATATGTCATTATATGATTATACAAATAATTATCTTGATTTAAAACAATATTATGTAAATACACTTGAAATTTTAGAAATAAATAATTCATATAAACTTAAAGTTTCAAATCCTAATCTATTTGAAATCAATGATAATATTAAAATTATTTTTAATAATAATATTAATGTTGATAATACTATTATAAATAAAGATAATGAAAATAATATTTTTATTTATATTAATAATATTAAAATTGACCAATTTATTAATAGTAAAATATATAATATGAAATATCAATTATCAATTATTTTTAAAATTTTTCCAATCTAAATTATAAATATTAATATACAAATAAATATATATATTATCATTGTTAATATATCTAATTTATATTTTAATTTCATTTTTTCACGATCTCCCAATTCTGTTGGAGGTTTTTCATCAGCTAATATATTAATAATTAATAAATATATTAAATATATGAAACTACCCATTAATATTATATGCATCCATATATTTGTAGTATTTACATGCAAATTCATATAATTTACTAAAATTCGCATTTTAAATGTATCAAAATTTATTATAATTAATATTAATGCAAATAATGCACAATATGATATGAAATAATAAAATAGCGATTTATTAATATCTGTAATCATATTACTATCAATTAATTTATAACATAATAATAATGCTCCAAAACGAATACAATATATTAATACAATAAATATTAATTTATCATTTAATGTTATAGCTAATTCTTCCTCAGGATCTAAATTATTATTTTTAACCTTATTATAAAATAAATTCTTTGTTATTTGTTCCGGTATTTTCTTATCATTTATATCTTTGTCATATGTTTCCAATAATCTATCAAAAATATTGTAACCATCTTTATCTATAAAATTTACTGTAGCCAATTTTTTCTCAACATTTTTATCAACTATTCTATTTGATTTTAATTTTTTAATATTTTTCATAATATCATTCATTCCTTGTGATTTAGTTTTTTTTAACTTGTTAATTTCTTCTTTTAATGTATCAAGTGAAGTTTCGCCTCCTTTCATTATTTTATTAGGCATTTTTTTAATTTTACCTCCTTTTCTAGGTTTATTTGTCTCTATTATTTTGTCTAATGTATCAGTCAATTCTTTTATTCTTGAAGTAATTTCGTCTATATTAGAAGAAATTAATTTATAGAATTCTGTATATTTTTTAAATGGTAATAATAGTTCATCACTTATAACATCGTTTTCATCATTATTTTTAATGAATTTATTATATATATCTTTTATATTTGGATAAGTATGAAATTCTGCTGTATTTTTAATTTTATCTATAATAAGTTTAAATGTATTATTATATAAAGAAAGTAATTCTTTTTGTTTAGCATCAACATCAAGTTGCAGTTTATTTATTTTAACTTTAAATCGTTCCAGCTCTTTCATTTCACCTTCAAATAATGCCTTATATTTTAAACTTTCACCTAAATGTTTAAAATCAGTATAGTGCTTTGAACAATACTCTATTATTTGACCTATTAAATCACTAAATTTATTTGACATATAAAAATCATAAGTACTTATATCAACAGGAACTTCATATCCACTAACTGCTTTATTTTCAATAGTTTCTACATATTCTCTATATGTTTTCTCTATATCAGGTAAACTATCAATTATTGCATTTATTTGGTCATATTCTTTACTTGACGCATTTATTACTACGTCGGGTAATACATCATTTATAAAATCACTGGTATTTTTATAAACGGGTAATTCATCTTTCGTTCCTTCTTTTGTTCCTTCTTTTGCTTCATCAGTACCAATACCACCATACATTAAAGTCTTTTCACTTATTATTATATTTTTACATAATAAATCTTGAATATTATATTGTAATTTATTGTCATTCTCATAAAATTTATATAAATATGGAATAACTAATTCCATATTATCATTAATATAATTTAAAAAATTTATTGATTTTAATATTTCAAATATATTTATATTTCTATCTTCCGGATTTATAAATTTTGTTATTTCTATTAAATCAATATTAAATTCTGATAATTCATTTATTAATATTCTCTGAATATCTATTTTATTTATTCTCTTATTCATAATAAATATTAACTGATAAGTTAAATCATTTAATCTTTTATTATTTTTTGTTATAAAATAATGTTTTACCAATTTTGCATAAATATCCATAGAAATCTCATCATCATCCTTATATATATATGATGCTAATAATAATATATTATATATTATATTTTTAGTTTCTTTTGTTTCCTTAAGTCCTTTTAAATCCCTTAAATCATAATGAGTATTTAATGTATATAAATCCATAATTGGCATTGTTTTATAATTTTTAAATATTTCATCACCACCAAAAATATTTAAATAATCAAAAATTTCACAATTTAATATAAAATTACATTCCGTTGATATTTTTTTAATATCAGAAATATATAAATATCTTTCTGATAATTGTTTTATTAATAAAGACCGGTCCTTCATTAATTTAGAACATTTTTTTTCTTGACATGATGACATTTCAATTTTAAATGGCATTTTTAAATTGGAAAAGTTATATAAATTAAATGTAGGTAAATTATTTAAATTATATGTTGTTGAATTAATCTTTATTGTATTATTCAATTTATTTAAAATATTTAAATAAATAAATGTTAAAAATGAGTCATAACCTTTTATTATATTATCCTCATTTTTTGAATATTTATATATAAATAATAATAAATATTCTGTATCTTTAGTTTTTTCTGGATGTCTTAATGTTTCTGGTATTTTCAAATATTTTTTAAAAAATATTAATAGTTTTTGTATAATATCTACGTTTTTTAATAACTTATCTATTTTTAGATAAATATCCCTATAATTTTCTTTTGTTTTTATTTTTCCAATAGTTATTATAATATCTTTATTTGGTAATTTTAATAATGATTTATAATTATCATAAATATAATTTAAAAATATATAATATATAATTTCATCCTCATTATAATAATATGATAATAATATATCATTCTTATAAAATTTTATTAACATTTCATTATAATCATTAAAAAATTCTGTAAGTGATGTATTTATTATTAATAAAAAATAAATAACATTCTCACTTGTTTTTAAAATTTTCAATAATTCTAATATTAATTTTTCAGGATTTTGTGAATAATATAACTCATATATTCTTTTAATATCTATATTATTCTTTTTTCCTCCTGTTGTAGTTGATTGTTCTGGTGCTAATATTACACCTGATTTTGATATTAAATTTTGGATTTCTTCTCTTAAATATTTTACATTTATTTTTTCACTAGATAATATAGTTTCTATTGGACTTACCAAACTTTGATAAAATGTATCATCAAATTTTAATCCCTTACGATATAATTTAACTATTAAATCATTTATTTTTTTAGCTATTTCATAATCAAGTTCAGCTTTTTTAAATAATATATAAGCATCTTTAAATTCTACCATTGTTCTATTATTATTTTTTTGCAGTTCTGCTAATTCTTTTTTCAAATTTTCCAAATTTTTCATTAATATAAGTAAATGCTCATCTTGATTAAAATACTTATATAAATTCTGGCTTAAATTAACATTATCTTCTGTTAAATAAATCATTGTAAGTAAGTTATTAATTTCTGTTTGAATAATACTAATTTCATCTGCAGTTTTACTTGCAATATTTGTCGTTAACTCTAGTAAATATTCTTTAAATTTGTTAAACCTATCTAATAATTTTTTTGCATTCGTTTTAAATAATTCTTTAAATTTAGTTTCTCTATCAGATATTTTATTATAAGATATAAATTCATCTATAATACTATCAGTAGATACTATATGATAAAAATGTATAGAATTTTTATAAATTTCATCAAGAGCTTTAGCAGCAGTAGCATCAGCAGCATCTTTATCAGCAATATAAGCTTCGAATAATTTAATTTTAATATCTACCTCATCAATTATTGTTTTTAAATCACTGTCTATTTTTATATTATGGTCTCTAAAATCCTTTTTTTTTTTTTCTATAGCTTCCATTTTTTCTTTAATTTGAAAATTAAGACCATCTAATTTTGTTTTGGATTTTGTAGTTTCTAATTTCTTTTTATTTTCGGCTGTTTCTTTTTCAGTTAATTCTTTTTTTAATTTTTTTTCTTCATATTCTATTATTATTTCATATAATTCATTTGAAAACTTATCAGTTTCAATTTTTGAGTTTGATTTTGATTTTGAGTTTGATTTTGATTTTGATTTCTCTAAATAATCTTTCAATATTTGTAATTCAACTTTAAATTTTTCTTTATCAAATATGTCGTTATCTTCATCTTGAAATTGAGCATTAGCGCTAATAATAGCAGTAATTATAGAATCAATTTTTTCATTTTCAATTGCAACTATAGCATTTATATATGCCCTTATTTTATCATATGCAGCATTTTGCTTAACGATTAAATCTTTAGAATTTAGTTTTTTTGCCTCTTCTTTTGCTTCTTTTAATGCAATTATTTTATCTTCTAATAATTTAGTAATTTCATCTTTAATAGCCTTTACGTTATTTAATGGTGGTATATTTGTATATTTATCTCTTATAGTAGCTATTTCTAATATTATCTCTTCATCTAATTTTTTTTCTACATCGAATAATATAGAAATCAATTTTAAATTTTCAGCTACAATATTATCTAATTCTTTTTTCATTGTGTATTCTTTTTCTTCTGTTTCATTGCTTTTTGTAGTAGGTTTTTTTTTTGCTAATTTTTGCTTTGGAGTAGCATCTAATTTTTTTTTATCGTCTTTTAATTTTGATAATTTTTCGTTTTCATTAATTATTTTAATATTAATATCTAATATTTTTTGAATATCAGCTAATATTAATTTAACATTTCCTTCTTTTATTAAATCAATTCTTTGAAATATTTCTGCAAGAGTGTCTTTAGTTAATGAAGAAGTACCACTATTAAAACCAGATGTACCCCTAGAGGTTTCAATTACTTTACTTACTTGATTTGTTATTTCTTTACTTAATTCCGTATTTATTTTCAATATTAATTCTTCACTCTTTTTTTTTTCATCTAATATTTTTAATTCTTTTTCACTAAGTTCTATTTGTTCAGCTATTCTTGTTTTTTCTGATTCATTTTTACTTGCTAATAATTGGATTTCTGCATATTCATCATCATTTTCATCATCATTAATTTTATTTAATTCAAGTAATTGTGCTTTTTTTTCTTCCATATTTTTTTCATTTTCAGTTTTCTTTTTAATTGTTGTAATAAGATTATTTAATAATTTTTTAATTTTATCTGTCTCTTTTTCATCACTTTCCTCTTTTTTTGCTTCTTTTTCCTTTTCCTTTGCTTTTTCTTTTTCTATCTTTTCCTTTTCCTTTACTATTTCCATTTGTTTTCCTTTTTCAATATTTTTTAACATTTCATCGTTTTTTTTTATAAAATCATTATATTCTTTATTGAATTCATCATATAATAATAATAACTCTTTTGATATATCAGTATTTTCAGCATTTGATTTAATTTCTGAAATTTTTTGTTGAAGAGGATTAATATATACAGTATATAATCTAATATATGCTAACAATGAATCATATACCATTCTTTCATATTCATCATAATCATCATCATCATCATCATAATCAACATTAAAATTTTGTATTATATTGTTTAATGTTGATATACTTTCATGTGGTTTATTTCCACCAACTTTTTTATCATCTTTTGTCAGCAAATATTTTAATTTTTCAATAAATTTTTCAATAATAGGTTTAGCAAAATTTAAAAAATATACTTTCTTAAAATTATACATATTTTGATATATCGCAAATGCTTGTTTTAAACGTTTTTCATAATCTTCTAATTTAAATTTGCTTTTTTCTTCTTCAGTTGCTTTTTCTTGGTTTTTTTCTTTGTCAATAATTTCTTTAATCATATCATTAAATTCTTTAATATCAGCTGCAGAATTATTTTTAGCATCTAATTTAAATCTATCATAAATAGTAGTTTTCCCATCATCAACAGCATCTTCTTCTTCATCATTTTTAAGTTGTTCTAATATTTTTTTAATATTCTTCAATTTTTCATTATTATAATCATTTTCTTTTCCTTTTAAATCGAACTCAGAAAATTTTATTTCACTAGATTTTGATAAGTAATCATTAATGCCCCCCAAAACCTTCTCATAACTGGTTTTTTTAGTATTAATATCAAAAGGTGTTTTCTTTGCATAACTATCAGTAAATTTATCAGCATTTTTAGTTGCCTCTTCTTTTGATTTTCGAGGTTCTTTATTTTTTGATAATAAATAAATGCTTTTTTCATATATTTTACTTTTTATGATAATATCAATCTTAGCTATTTTTAATTTAATATCTTCCTCCATTTTAGCAATTTTTTCTTTAAATACTAATTTATTTTCAGTTGCTTGTTTAGCTGTATTTTCAGCTTTTAATTTATTTATTGCTTTCTGCTTTTCATCCTTTAATTGTTGTTCTTTTTCTAGAGTTTGCTTTTTTGCTGTTGAAATAGCTTGCTTATCTTCCTCTTCTTTAAGTTTTAAATTGGTAATTCTTGCTTTTTTAGCATCTAATTCTACATCTTTTTTAGTTTTATAAGCATCTATGTTAGCTTTTGAATATTCATTTTTAATTATGTCTCTTTCTATAGTAGCGCTGCCTTGGGTTGATTCTATACCTGTATTACCAATAATACCAGGTAATATTAACTCATTTAGATATTTATTAAATGATTCATCAGGCATTTTTTCGGATAATAAAGATGTTAAATTAACAACAATATCTTTAACATTGCCGTCATGTTCATCAATCATTTTTTTAATATTATAAATAGTTGATAAATATGAAGAAACTAAATTATTACCATCACCAGAACTGCTACCATCACTATTACCATAAAAATATCTATTTAATGTTTCCAATTCTTCATCGTCATCAGGAGTAAAAAAAGTACTATCGTCTATAGTTGATTTAAGATTTTCAGAAGTTTCTTTTTTTAATAATAAATCTTTATATTTAACATATTTTTTAATGATTTCATTATCACTATATATATTTTGATATGATGATTGTAGATAATTTATAATTTGCTCAGATATAAACAAATTTCTATTATTTATATCCATTACCCTATTATACTAATTTACAATAATAAAAATAATTAAAATTTAATTGCAATAATGCTTGTGAACCCCCATACTCCTAATGAAAAATATGATATTGAATTTAATATTTTATCTTTTTGTTTATAATCAAAACTAATATTCATATCTTTTTGTTCTTCAGTTCTTTTATCCATTGATAAAATAAATGGAATAACTGATAAAATTAATATTATACATAAATGTAATATTAATCTATTATAACCATTAATATGAACATAGAAATAATATAATAAACTTGGCATACTCGATAAAGAAATATTTGAAAATAATTCAAATATTGGATAATAATACATAACATTTACGAGTGCAATTATAAATATGAAAAATAATATATAAATAGCGCTATAATAAATAAATGCCGTTGTAAAATTATTTATTAAATTAGCATTTAATCCCCAGTAGATTAATGCTAATGCAATTATTCGTATTACTAACGTTGTTAATATAAATATAGCTCTATCAATTATTGTTATTTCTAATCTATCAGGACTAAAGCTCGGGATATTTTTATATTTCTCATATATTCCCTTAATCACAGGCAATTGTTCCTTTACATTAGTTTTTATTGCTTGTGGTTGATTGCCTTCTGAATTAATTATAAGTTCATTAATATTTGAAGGCGGAACACTTCCAAGTAATGGTGCAACATTTCCAATTTCTGTTAATAATGATTTCATTGGCATTGGATTTTTTTTAATATAATAGTTATCATTACCTCCAGTTACTTTTTCTAATGCATTAAATAATTCATCATATTTATCATCAACATTAGAAGCTGTAGAAGGTTTTAATGTGGTTTTTAAACTATCAATAACTTTTCTTCTATCAGTCTGAGTTAATTGTTTTAATGATTTATTTATAACGTCTAATTTATTTTGCATTTCTGTATGATAAATTTTACTATCTTTTGTTGTATATAAAAATTTATATAAATTAGCAGGGTCAGATAAACCATTTACAAATTTGACATAAAAATTATATCTTTTAGGATTGAATTTTCTAACAAAACTATCTGTTAAAACTAAAGAACTTATATCTAATATAGGTGTATTTGGTTTTGATACATTTAATAAATCTTTAAATCCAAATAATAATTCAGCCATTCTTCTATTATAATGTTTGATTATTTATGTATAAAAACCATATACTCCCGAATATTATTAATATTAATATTATAAATATTAATAAATAACTATATACATGATATAAACTAACATATAAAAATCGTAATAATATAACAAAAATACTTATTACTATTATTATTACAAAAATTAATAATGGATATATATTAAAATTATTATATCCATTTTTATTATTATTTAATTTATTTATAATATTTATGAAATCTTGATTTTCACTATGAGGATTTACTGTCATATAATAACTTAGTAATATATTATTCATTGGTATATAATTAGTATCAAAATATTTAAATATATTCTCCTGTTTTATATCCTCCTCATTACCTATGAAATAATAATTTATTGTATTATCTTCGCAATTTCCTGAAGTAGTCATATTAATTATATATTAAGATTTTATAAATGCAGGTTCTCCCAATACTATTAAAAATATTACCATTAATATTGGAAAATTATAGGATACATTATCCGCATTTATTTTAAAATATGATAATTGTTTTGTATCAAGTTTATTATATTTACTTCCATAATCACAATTGATAATTAATTGTTTCCTTATTGGTTCTTTTATTATTTCTTCTTTATTATAAAAATTATAATTTGATGTAATTGTTGCAATTGTAGATGAATTATTATCCAATTTTAAATTATCTAATAAAAATTTTACAATATTATTAAAAAATATATAATGTTCATTAATTGCTTTTATTGATTTTGCATCTGAATCAGAAGCAACCAAAGTAGCTTTTGTAACTGAAACTTTATATAAATCTCCAACTGCAAAATTTGCATCACGTACATTTGTTGGTGTGTATGTCGATGGATTATTACAATATATATCATAAATTTTTGTTTCTATATCTGATAATGTAGTTTTAGCAGGTAAACATAATTTACTTTCATTCTTACCTATTTCTGCTTTAATAGTTAATAATAAATTTTCATATAATTGTATTATAATACTAATTATATAATAATTATTATTGTATAATTTAATACATTCATCATCTATTATTTTTGGTTTAGATGTTATAGGTTTAATATTTACTAATATTTTATCACTTACAATTTTATCTAAATACAGAGTAGTTGTTGAAATAGTACTATCAAAATATTTTTTATTATTATAAATTAAATAATTTATTTTATTAGCAAGTTCTGTTTTAATATCAACTGCCGCTGCTTTATATGCATTATATAATAAGATAATATAACTAATTATTTCTGTTGGTGTTGATGCTGGTGTAATATTAAGTAATTTATTATTTACATCTAATGTATCTGCTTCATAATTTAATTGTTGTAAACTAATCACTGTAGGATTAAAATAATTATGATATTTAAAGTCGTTATCTAACACATCAGGATTACCTAAATTTTTAATTTTTTTACGTCCTATTGACTTTAATAACCTTGAATTTGTAAATACAGGTTCAACATTGCATAAATTATTTAATAATACAGACCTAATAATTTCTTTAAATATATTATTTGTATTATTTTTATATTTATAAAGATTAAAAGGTAATGCATATATTTTTGTAACATCTAAATTACATTGATAATATTTTCCACTCTTTGTTTCCAATGATAAAAATGCTCGATTTGAATATTCAGAAATTAATTTATAATTAGCTTTATCATCAATAAAATCATCGTTTACATATACTGTAATTGTATTTTTAATTAACTTAATATATAATTCATTATTATCACTATCAGAAATTTTATTTGGTAATTTATTATAACCATCGATAGCGCTATTAGTGATTATATCATTTGTTATAGATATAGATAATGCATTTGCAATTGTATAAGTTGTTCTGCCTGGACCTCCTCCTTGTAATGCTAACAAATTAACATCACTATTTACTATATTACCACTATCGTACTTATAACCTTCTATGTTAATTGGTAATTTTAATTTACCAATATCAATTTTATCTTTAATAAAATTTTCTTTTAATTTTTCTATTAGATTTATTAAAGATTTATATATAGTTTCGTTTATAGTATCATTATTTGCAGGTAAAGAAGTAATTATTGTATCAGTATCTGTATCAATACTTTTAAATACGTCTTCGTGAGTTGCATTACTATTGTCTCTATAACCTTCAAAAGTTTTAATTAATAAATTTAATTCATCAGTATATTTTAAATAATCTAGATAATGATTTTGTTCGACATATTTAATGAACCTTATATTAAATTTTTCTAAAAGTTTTTTATATTGATATAATTTATAATATACATATCTATAATATCCTGTCATTTTTAATTTTACATTAACATTAAAACCATTAAAATTAAACATTAAAGTTTTTTCAGGTTCTATTTTAATATCATTTTTTGAAACTGTATTTATTGATGATACACAATTAGTTAATAAATATATTATTGATTTATGTTCAACAGTGCTAGAAGATAATGGAATAGTTGTTTTATAATATATATTAGCATCTATTTTCTGGATAGTATTATCAGATGATATATTTCTGAATTCATTTTGATTTAAATTTGTAATAGCAGTATTAATGTTTCTTGTATTTTCTATTTTATAATTTTTTAAAGTTAATAATGTTTTAATTTCTGCAAATATTTGTTTTGCATTTTTACCACTTGTTGTACTTTTTATATTTGCATTATTAACTAATTTATTATAAAAACCAATTCCTGTTTGTGCATCTAATTCTAAATTTAATGCAGTATTAGCATTCGTTATATCATTTTTATAATGTGCCATTGGTTCATAAATAATATATTTATTAACATATGTATTATAATATAATATTGAATTCATAATTGTAATTGAAATTAAAATTGTTAATAAATAAATGAAACAAATATATGATGTATCATCTTTATAAATACTATAAATAATATATGCAATTATTGTAAGAATTATTATATATATATGCATATTATTATTAAATCCAAGGATATTAATGGCTATATCTAAATAATCGGTTTTATCACTGAAAGTAGTTGAATTTAATGAAGAACTTGTATAAGCATTAAATCTTTGATTATAATGTTTCATATCATTATCAAAATTTTTAATATCTTTGTAATATTTATCAACAATTGATTTTTTATTTATATATTCAGGGTCAGTATTTGTATCATCATATTTAAATAATGATAATAAATCAATACCATTAAATGTTGGTTTTTGAATTGGTGTTGGTTTTATTGGCGGTGCTTGTTTATAAATATCATACATAGTTGAAATATCATGTGAAGTATTAAGATTAATATTATTATATTTCGATATAATATATTTGTATATATATCCGGATGATATAAATAAAATTGTAAAAAAGAAATAAATAATTAAATCTTTATATTTATTATCCGTTTTTATATTATATAAACTAAATGAAAAATAGAATAACAATAATATAAATACACATAAATACATGAAACTAAATAAATAATTATCAGTATTAGGAGTAATATTAATATTTAAAAATACTTTTAAAATATATGATAATGGAATTATTATTATTAATATGAAAACTATTAAATAATTACCCGTGCAATTTGGTATAATCTTATGACATTCATCACATAAACATTTTAAAATTTGTTTAGGTAAGGATAAATCAGTTTCAATTTCAAAGGAACATAATTCTGGTTGTTCAATAATAAATCTAAAATAAAAATATACACCATATGCAATACTAAATAAAATAGTTATTATAATTATAACAATCGTTATTAAATAATTGAAATACGATTTATTATAAATGTCCTTAAATAGAAATTTTATATTATTATAAACGTTATAACGGTTAGTTTCGTATTCTATTGTTTGATTTGTATTAAACTTAGACATAAATGAACCATAATTATAGAAATATGTATAATTAAAAGTGAAAAATCCTACATTATATAATTCATCAATGATTAAAATAATACTAAATAAAAAAGTAATACCAATACAAATATTAGTTATTATAATCATATAATAATTTAAGTCCATTTTCTATATAATAAATATACATTATAATAATTATATTTATTATTTATGTCATTATGGATTAAATTTAAAAATAATTTTAGAAATATTATTGGTGAAATTCCAGAATTTAATATTGTATTTGAAAAATATACATATTATGAATATAATTTATTATTATATTCATATTTAGGTTATCCGATTGATTTATTTATTGACGAATTGATAAAAATGAAATTTAATATACAAAATTTAAATAAAAAAGAATTGATATGGAATAAAAATGTTCCATATTATGAAAATCAATATTTTTTTGAAATAGATTTAAATAATCCAAATATTCCAAATGATTATTCATTTTTAACTGAAATGATATTATTTATTATTAAAAATAAACCGGTAATAAGTAATAAACATTTGATTATATTAAAAAATATTGATAAATTGGGGGATTATGCATTTGCATTTAGAATAATATTGGAAAAATTTTATAATAATGTTTATTTTATTTGTACTACTCATAAAATATCTAAAATTGAATCACCAATTAAAAGTCGTTTTTCATTAATTCGTTTAAGATTATTTACTGAAAATGAAATTAATAAAATATTTAATAAATATTTAGAAACTTCATTAATTATTTCAAATAATAGAAATATTATTTTTTGTATATTTATATCTCAAGTTAAAATTAATGAACCACAGTTAATTACTAATGATTTTTGCGAATTCAATTATCCACTTATTAAAAAATTTTTAGATTCTAAATATGATTTATATGACATCAGACAATTTTCATATAAATTATCACAATATAATTTAAGTATTATGGATATTACTAGAGATTTTATGAAAATATATAAAAATGATAATGAAAAATTAATTCAGTTAATTAATATTGCGGCAGATGTTGATTATATTTTAACTATATCAAATAAAGGTAGAGAACCAATTTATATTGAAAACTTTTTATGCCAGATTTTAATATAAAAAAAATGATGATATTAATTAAATATAAAACATTATAATGAATTTTTGCGAGGTATGTTCGAATATGAAGTATATGAAAACAAATGATAATAAAAAATTAGTATATTATTGTAAACATTGTTCATTTGAGAAAGATGAAGAAAGTTCATCTGCAGTTAAAATTTCAGAAACTATTTATACCGAAGATGAATTATTATATAATCAACATATTAATAATTATTTACGTTTTGACCCGACATTAAGAAGAATTAAAGATGATAATATCAAATGTACTAATTGTGATATTCCTGATGATAAAAGACAAATTATTCCAATTAAATATCATCCATCCAATATGAAATATTTCTATGTTTGTGATAATTGTGGATTTACATGGAGAGAAAATAAAAAATGATTAATTATATAAGAAGATATAATTAATTAATTTTATTATGACTACAAGTGATTGCAAACAACCATTTGATGAATGTACAAAAGTTTTTGCTTCTCTTAATAATAATAAAATCAGTAAATTAATTATGACTAAATATGAGTTTAATGTCGTAATAAGTCAAAGAACCGTTCAATTATCTCAAGGACATTATCCTTTCGTTAAATTTGATAAATCCATTAAATCTAATATGGATTTAAGAAAAGTTGCTTTACAAGAATTAAAGGAAGGTAAAATACCTTTTATTATTAAACGTCCTCTTCCTAATGATAAATATGAATTCGTTCGTATTAAAGATTTAGATTTGAGTGCTGTTAAATATATGATTGATTTATAATATATAAGATTATTTTGATATCAGATATATAAATGTTATATTCAATAATTTTGGCATGTACTTTTGAGGGTGGAATTGGATATAATAATCATATTCCATGGGATATCAAAAGTGAATTATATTTATTTAAACAAATTACCGGAAATAAGGACGAATATAAACAAAATGCAATTATTATGGGTAGAAAAACATGGGACTCATTACCTTATAAGCCATTAAAAAATAGATTAAATATAATTATAACAAGTGATAATAATTTTAATAATTATGATAATATTATTAGTTTTTCAAATATTGATAGTGCGCTTGAATATTGTGAAAGAAGTATTGAAATTAATAAAGTATTTGTAATTGGTGGTAAATCTATTTATGATTTATGTTTAAATAATGAAAAATATTTAAATAATATTGAAAATATTTATATTTCTATTATTTATAAATATTATACTTGTAATGTTTTTATCAATTTAAAAACAATTCTTAATAATTTTAAATGCGAACATGAAACAATAATATTTCATCCACAATTTCTACATATGAAAATGACAAAAAAACTAATATAAACCTTTTTTATTAAAACATTCTTTAATATCATCTTGATAAAATTGATAAACATTTATACAATTATTTATTATTTCATTATATTGTATCATATATCCTTCATTTTTTTTAAAATTAATCACTGCTAATTTTAATATATCAACCGCTTCTTTATATTTCTTATTTTTATAATATAAAATACCGAGCATATGTTGAAAATCAGGATTATCTTTTCCAAATTCCATATAATGTTTATATGCTTTATTTAAATCTTGTTCATTATTATTTATCATATTAGCCAATGTTATATAACTATTATTTTGTAATAAATAGTTGTTTGTATTTACAGTTGTTGGAAATATGCCAAGTTTTGAACCTTCTAAAAATGTATGTTTGTTAATTAAATATGATTTTAATTTATTATCAAAAATAAATTTAGATAATGATAATTTCATCGGAAAACGTATAACATTCATATAATCATATATTTTTTCAGCGGTTGATGGTGTTATGAAATATGAATTTTTTGTTAGTAATATTTTAAATTGATTATTAACCGGAATAAAATTAATTTTATTTTCTGTATCATGCATTGACAAACATGTTAATATTATATCATAATCAACCGTTTTTAATAATTTCAAAAAATCATTAAAATTATTTTTATATTCATCTAATAATATTATATCATCCTCTATAATAAAATTATGTTTTGTCTTACTTATTTTTATCTTTTCATAAGCACACATATGTTTATGCAAATTTGATAATTGTGCTAAATTAAATTTAACTTGAGCTGTTTTAAAATCAGGGTCTGTAATATCATCATTATTTAAATTTATTTTTTTATCATAATCTGATATATTTTTTTCAATATCTTCAATTGTCGGGTTCATTATATTAATGACATTAACATTGTATTCATTCTTTTTCATCATATCAATTATAATATTTAAAGTTGTCATTAACATTTTATTTCTCAATGTTAAATGTTCAGATTTTATAACATAAATATCTATATCAATCATTATATGTTAATATAAAAATAATAAACTCTTAAATCATTAATTAGAATTTATACTTGTTACCGCTAATTCTAATGCTGATAATCGCTGACTTAATTCAGGTCGAGCTTCTACTGTCGCTAATCTAGATGAAACATCATTTAAATCAACAACCGGACGAGCTTCAACCGCCTCTAATCTAGATGAAACATCATTTAAATCAACAACCGGTCGAGCTTCAACCGCCGCTAATCTAGATGAAACATCATTTAAATCAACAACCGGACGAGCTTCTACCGCATCTAATCTAGATGAAACATCATTTAAATCAACAACCGGACGAGCTTCAACCGCCGCTAATCTAGATGAAACATCATTTAAATCAACAACCGGACGAGCTT